GGCTTTACAAATGCGTCAGTTAAGTCGTCAAAGTCTTGACTTTCAAAAAACACACCAATATTGTCTTCATATTCTATTTCTTCGTGCCGCTTTTCAAATTTTGCAAAAGCACTGTTGAGCTTCTCAACATGCCCCGCCAATTCGTCAAGTTCCTGTTTTAGTTTGTCACGGTATTCAGTTAAATCCTCAGATACATGTTTCTGTATTGTCACTGAATCTTTAAGCCCCTTATTCTCCCGCTCCAACTGCTCGATTCGGTCGGCAGAATCATTCAATGCTTCAACCGCTTCATGATGCCTAGTTTCATATGCATAATCTACACACTTCCTTAGTTTTTCTGGTAAATCACTCATTATCACAACCTCCAAACTTTTCTTTTAATCTTTCATACTCACGTCTCTCTAAGGCTTCCATTTCCTTTTTCTCTTTAATCTTTTTCTCTTTAATTTTTTCTTGTTTCTCACGCTCTTTTTCTTCGAGTTCATCTTTTACGTTTTGTATTTTAGCCTGCATCGCTTCTTCAGAAAGAAGATGCTCGATATCGAAGGTCATTGTCATGTCACTACCGTCGCACCAAGGCTCAGAAAATTCCGCTCCAAACTCATATTCATCTGATTCAAAGTCTATCTCTGCGCAAGCATAATCTAAACCCATGTGTTTACAAGCGGGATAAAGAAGGGCAATGCTCTCTGCTAATCTCTTCCCTCTATCAGATAAAACAGAAAGAATGTCAATAACTTCTTGTATATCTAAATCACTCATTTTCTCAACTCCTATGATAGTTGCCTGATTTTTGAGAAAAGTTTTCTTCATTGAGAATGAAAGTAACTTTCCCGTGCTTGGCAGTCTGCCCTGTGAAATCAGCTTCTTCTTTGCTCGGTAGTCTGCCACTAATCCATCCATTATTCATTATAATATCCCCGGAATTATTTCGTTTGCTTTATAGTCATTAATTGAAGCGTCATTATGTGGGTCAGGTGCAACCATTTTATATTGGTCGTAAAGTTCAGCGCTCCAATTTTCAGCAAGCGTATACATTTTGGTTTTATAACCAAAAATAACAGTATGACCTACAAAGCGCAAAAACCTTGGTGCGTTACCATCTTTATGAAGATAACGGAAAATGTTAATACCGTTCCCTCTAAATTGTAATTCACCTGTTTTCTTATCAAGAGCCTTGATTAATTGCACTTTGCCTGTAATATCACAAACAATGTCACCCAAAACTAAAATTTCTTTATCCATAATATAAAATCCTCTCAACGTGAATATGGGTTCATTATACTAAGAATCAAGAAAATTACTAATAACGATTAGTTATAAGGATATAACCGTTTTTGAAAACTTAATACTTACAAAAAATAATTGTACTAGGTAATACAGAACTGTAAAGTACACAATATGTACAAATATCCACCAAAGTTTACTATCTTCAAAAATTTCGAGGGTTGGCGAAAAGATATTAAAAGTCATGTATATTAAACCAGTGGCGTATAGGAACGTGTATAACAAAAACAATAAAACAATTAACATAATAAACCTATTTTACATAAAAGACGTCTTTCTTATCAGGGGAAACGCCTTTCGTTATATTAACGACAAGTAAAACACAATTTTCAGACAACACGTCAAAAGCATGTTTCTTGCTATCATTAAACGTTGTATAAAACCCTTCTGATAAATGAACTGGGCGTTGTTCTTTCCAAAGGATACCAGAACCCTTTCCACAATACAAAAAACAATGACCGTACCCATCAATGTGAGAGTCTACAGGTTTAGATAAATTAATCCAACCGCTTAATTGGTCGTGGTCTTTATGACCTTCATCCTTTAAATGGATCCCTAAATGCTCCCTAAGCAAGTTAATTTCACCTTGACTGATACTTCTACCGATAGAAGGCATATTATCCGTATCGGGTATTAGAGGAGCTTCTAGAGGAAGCATTAACTCCCTCATACCATTAAAAGTATCTGAATAAGGATTAAAGTCGTCACCAATTTTATTTCTATTTGAATTAAACAATTCCATATTAATCTACCCAACTATGTGCATATACTTCTGGTGGATTATCTAAAGCACTAGAAATAAACCAGTTCTTTAGAACATCAACAACCAATTCTGCTCGATGAGCGTAGTATCCAATGTATTGAGTTGGAACTGCCACTCCCGCATTTCGATTATATTCCAGAACATACATTTTCTTTCCACAATATTCCCATTCCGAACCAAGCATTCCAGCTTCATCAAATAGTTGCTTTAGTTTTTTCTTACGACCGAACCCTATAAGAACGACCGCCGATCCACAACAACCAAAGTCAGGGTTGTCTTTATACTGCCTCATAAATGATTTGTTATATGAGGCAACACATTGATTAATTTGCCCTTTAAGACTTTGTAAATTACTCATTTATTAAGTTCCTGTTCAATTGCTTCGATGTAGCATTCTAATTGGCTAATTTTAGCCTTAAAAAATTCTAACTTTTTGGATTTGTCTTCAAGTTCTTGTCTGAGTAGTTGATTCTTTGATTCCCAAATTAACTTGTTTTCATTAATTTGTCCAGTTTTAGTTGGAAATTCATCATCTTTAGTATAAAAATATAATAAATTTGGGTTACTTCGAATGTCGTAAACTTCAATGATGCTGTGTGAAATATATCTACCAACGGGTTCGCCGTGCTTATCCCAACGATTAGGTAGATTCCAGCCAGTTGACTTTAATTCATGAAGGTTAGTTCCTTCAAAGTACATAATTCCGTTTTCTAAAACTAAACCTTTTCTACCATCATCAAACACAACCATATGGCGTCCTGGTACTAAATTCGGCATACTCATGTTATAGATTCCTCCCAAATGATATTAATTAACTAACTCAACATAACCTATTATACGTTCTTCCACACAAAAGCATAATAACGATTAGTTATAAACATATAACCAAATTCTACCAACAACACTTCTTAAATTTTTTACCACTCCCACAAATAGGGCAAGGTATATTTCTAACTTTATTTTTGCGTTTTTCTATATCCTTACCTCTAGTACTCATATCATTAGGTGTGTCATAATATACCTTTTCTTCCAGTTCTTCTATTATTTCACTAGATAAAATGGGGTTACATAAAATACTCACAATAACATCCCGATTTTCCATTATCCTTCCTTATCGAAAGTAACAGATATACTACCTGTTTCATAATCAATAGAAACTTTTGAGTCTTCACGTTCTAATGCTTTTCTAAATTTATCCATCATAAATTTTTGTTCGTATTGTTGTTCAAATTCGGACGGACTTATTTCCCTAGGGTTATCAGGTATGAATGTTCCGTCTGATAACCGATGACCCCATTTACCTGTTACATTGTTTTGGCAACGACCCACTAAAAAAGAACCGCAATTCATACAACATTTTTTCAGTGGAGGGTTATAAGTTAAACATATATTACATCTCATAATAAACCTCAATAACAATTCTCCGAAAATAATTCTCTTGGATGAAAATCAGTATCACGTATGAACCGACCATTGGCTTTAACGACCGCTAACGCTTCTTCACGATCCATGAAATTGCCCCATTGATCAACAAAACCTTGAATCATATCCATTTGAGTCGGTTTGATTCCTAATGCTTTAATATTCTGACGCATTAAAGGACAAAAATGTCTTACACCTAAAACGATTGTTCCACAAGGGTAAAGGTTAGCGGCACAAACAACTTGTCGCTCAATTCCTTTGACTTTGGTAATATCTTCTTTGTCAGGAACGAAACTTTCATTATTCATAAGTAAACGTACTCCCCGTCATTACCTATAACTTCTTGTATTTTTGTAAACTGTTCACTAGACAATTCCCGTTCAAGCCACTGGTTAACTACGACAATGATTCCATTAAATGGGAACTCGACATGTTTACAATCCGTAGATTTAGCAATATCGACCGCATCATGGTAAATATTTTTTATCGTACCTGATTGCATCTTTAAAACAATCTTTTCAACTTTACCTTTCATATTTCTCTCGCATTTAATCTTTACCTGACTTAGTGATAGCTAAGAATATCAAACCAACAGGGATTATCATAAGTATAACTTCACTATGAAACGTTTTCACATTCTCAGCATAAACCAAGCTAAACAAAAAACAGAAAATTAGAAAAACCATTGCTTCATATAAACGTTTCATGGATTATTTCCTTCTAACTCTTCTAATACTTCATCACCGTTGTAGAACCAAAAAATGTAGGCGGTCATACCTGTTTTACGGGCTTCAATAGAACGCTTGGCGTCTAAAATTTCAATGCGACGTTCACGAATATTATTTTCAGCTTCATGAATATTCTGAACCAAAGAAGCAACCGGAGTATCACCATTTAATAAAGCTGAGTCAAACTCAGGCAAATCATTAAATTTTGCGTTAAGTGATTTAAGGTATTCTTTCTCAATTTCCAAGTATTGAGTTTCATGAGCGACCTTTTGGACATCTGAATTTAACGAAACATAAGGTATAATAAATCCAAAAATAGATGTTACCGCAAAAATAATTAACCCTGCCCCTAAAACACCTTCATCAGCGTTCAATATTAAAAATATTGAAAACAAAAATAAAACCAATACAAATAAAAATAAAATAACAGTCATAGTAATTCCTATTTTAAAAATTTAAGCCACACAACCGCGTTTTTGAAACCATTCTAAGGCTTCAACAATTTGTTCATCATCCCACCAATTGCTATATACTAACATACAATTTTTGTCATGGAAAAATTCCGGTCCACAATAACGATGCCATGTCATGTAGATATATCTTCCATCAGATAATCGCAACCTATACGTTGGTGAGAATGACATATGAATAATATTCAATTTCATTTTCTTAAACTTATCCAATCAGTTTTTAAATTAATCAACCCTTTTTTGTAAAGGTGGTTGATTGCTTCCTGAAAATCTTGGTCAGAAATACCCCCAATGGATATTAAAACTTCATATTGTCGACACTGACCGTTTCTTTTTGATTTAAGAAATCGAATGATTTTTTCTTCATTATTTTTCTTTCTTGTAATATATTCATTTACAGTATAAAAAAAGAAAAATATCATAGATCCTAAAACAAATGAAATTAATAAATCCATGATTAATAAACCTCTTTAGGTTCTTCATCAAATGAATGACTCCATACGATTTCACCTTCTAAGTTCTTAATATAAAGACGCTCAAGTTCAGATTGTTTTTCTAAAAATTGAACCACAATGTCAAGCCCGGAATGAATTGCCAATTCCATAGTTCCGTGTTTATAACAAGTTTCTTTTCCATTAATTAATGAAACTAGAATATACATATTATTCTCCAACAAATGCCTTGAAATGTTCAAGTTCAGAACTGACACCAATACCAAATTCTAATAACGGTTTTGCGTCAACCAAGAACATCATTTTCGGGCGATTATCGTGCGGGTTATAAAAATTAGTTAATTCTAGTCCGTCAGTAATAACAGCAGCGGCAGTAAAAAAGCCGTTGTTAACTAATACAACTGGGAACTTGGTTTTATAATCAGGTGGCGTATTAACAACTTCATCGAACGTAGTTTGTTCACCGTACTTAGCCAAGAATTCTTCTTTTTCCATACCGTTGGTTGGATTCACATAAATACCCATAATATAAATTCCTATTTTTGTTAAAGTTACTCTATACAGTTACTATTAAGAAAGTAACCGTGATTAGTTACTTTCAGGCAAAACAATCCATTCTCCGCCTTCATCACTAACGTATTCATTTAAAGCATTTAAAAACCGTTTACGAAAAACTTCTTTTGAAACATCTTCGCCAAAAAATTGGTCGTGTATACCTTGTAATCGAAAAAGGATTTGCAATTCTTTCTCTGACAATTCAAAACCGAAATAATCTTTAGAATCTAGTTCACTATCTTTATGAAATAAATCAATAACTCCTGAATCAGCAGAAAGATCTAATTTTTCATCGTATTTTTCATCAGGGATCATCCAACCGACGATACATTTATTCCCTGATTTACCCCGATAAGCACAACGGGCATCACCGCTTTGTGTTATTAATTCTGAGCTTTCGCCTTGAATATAAAGGTTTTTGATTGCTTCATTTACGCTTTTCTTGAATTCATTTGAAATTGTGCTTGTACTCATTATAAATATCCTTTTTCTTCTAAATTTTTAAACCATAAGAATTCTTCTGCATCACGACGTCGCATCTGAATTTCTTTTTGTTTCTTTTTCATGAACCTTTTATAAGCCTTTTGGATTCTACGATGCCTCGCAGCTTTTTGTTTCATAGTCATTAAATTTCCCCAATTTAACAATATTTTCACAATCTTCAGCGGTTTCTATTAGAAACCGAAGGGAATCTTCTAAGACATGAGCTTCAGTTTCAGGTCTATATGAAAACTCGATAAATTTTTCAGTTACGTGATTGAATGACTCTACCAGATAAGAACCGTCATCATCGTTAACGTAAATTGAAAGGGTTAATTCTGGAGTAGGGAAATGATGACATTTAACTTCTGGTTCAGGCTCCATAACATGAACACGAAAACAACCTCCACGTTCAAACTCATCATCAATAGACAATTTGAATTTTTTAGTTAGACCATAAACAATGCTTTTTGCAATTTCACGGTTTTTCATAATATAGGTTTCCTTAGTTAACAGTTCGTTTAACTCAACAGCCCCTATTATAACGGAATAAAGAAAAAAGTATAATAACGATTAGTTATAAGGATATTACATTTTGAAATATAAGGATTCTTCAATACCTTCCCCATCATTAAAGTAAGCGTTGATAACGATATCAAGTTCTTTTTGCATTGATTCTATTTGGAACTTGACGACATCAGAACTTGAAGATTCATGATTACCGATGATTAAACAACCCTGAGTTGCTTTAATACCTTTCATTTCATGAAGTGCTCTAGCATACCCACATATTTGAATCATGTACTTGAAAAGTTTCTTTCTGTTCCAAGGAAGGTTTATATTAATATCTTTGCGGGTATTCTTATGGTCAAGTATAGTGATTTGGTCATCTATCATACAAATACAGTCAACCCGACCTGCGTATTTATGTTTATCAGACCATAAAGGCACCTCAGTGGCTATTACAAGCTGTATTTTATCAAGGTGGCGCTTAACCCTATTGAACAAAATTTTGGCTTGTCCTCGGAGCTCTGAGCGCTTCAATCGATTCTGTAAATATTTCTCATTATAATCGTGAAGAGCGTTTCCACGGTTAATGGCTTCTTCAGAAATTCTTTTGGCTTCTTCCTTGCCTACCCGTTTAACCCAATCATCTATACTTCCATCATCAAAGACAGAAAGTAATGAAGTCATAGAAGGGTATTTTCCATGTGGTGTGACGTAAAGTCGAGGTGAACCTTCAATCACCTCAACCTCGTCAAATTGGATATCAGTTTGCCATTGAAACTCTTTGAACTTTAACAAATTATTATTCCGTAAACTGTAAAAATTTAAGAGGGAATAAACAATTACAATCGTTAGGGCGAAACATCAAATCGCTTGTTTTAGTCCCAACAATTTCTTTACCCTCAAATAACATAGAAGCAATATAAGTAAAATCAGCGATAGATAATTCTTTATTATCGTATCGGTCGGTCAATGCCAAATACATTGCTAAATTAGAAGGCGTAAATTCTGGAGAAAGGCGAACTCGGTATTCTTGACCAAATTCCATTGATTCGATAGCTGTTTTCATGATAAATTCCTCACTGGCTCATAATATAAAGGGTTGATGATTTAACTCAACAACCCATATTATAATGGTTTTTTCTAAAAAGTAAAGTAAATTACTCAGCTCTTTCAATTAGCTGTAACATATCTTTACAAAGCGGTGAACGAACACAGTCTTTAATACCAAACTGAATTATTTCAATGGTGGTATGTTGACGTCTTGCTTCACGAATTAACCATTGTAACCCATTTTCTTTAACCCGTAAATCATTTTGGTCAGATTCATCACCTGTAATAAATATTTTTGAGTTCGTCCCAACCCGAGTCAAAAACATCTTCATTTCTTCTATGGTTGTGTTTTGCGCTTCATCTAATAACATTATAGCGTTATCAAATGTTTTCCCTCTCATGTAACATAACGGAGTTGGTATGATATTTTTATAAAGGTCGTTGTTGTACTTATTAGCACCCAATTCATCTTTAAGACCTTTTTCAAAGGGTTCTAAGTATGGCGCGTATTTTTCACTAATCTCTCCGGGAAGATAACCCATACCTTTACCAACCTCAACATTCGGTCTGGTTAGAATAAGACGTTCAGTAAATTTATGATCACGGAAAAATTCAGCGGCAACTCTTGATGATATGTAAGTTTTACCCGTACCAGCACGACCAGCACCTACTACCATTTCATCATGCCTTAGGACGGATATATAATCTTGTTGGAGGGGAGTTATAGCTTCGAGTTGTTTATTTTTACGTTCAAATTGGGCAACGTTGGAGGGCTTCATATCACAATCAGTATATTTCTTGGCTTCACGCTTCAGTCTACTGTTTTTAGACATAGAAGAATTTCCTTTTTGTAATTAAAAATACAGGCAGAGGATTTAAAAATCGTGCCTGTATTTTATTTATTACTCCATGGAATTAGATTAAGCCATGCTCATGTAATATTTTTCAAAATCTTTAGCAGCATCAACAAAAGGACCAACTTCTTCAGGTGGAATTTCTACAACTTTACCTTTTATACTGATAAAGAATTTTTCGGCGTTTGGGCCAATTCCTTCAAAAATAGTAATATTTCCTCTAGAAGTTTTGAATCTAGATTCATTTACTGATCCACAATTAAACTCTTTAAATGACTTCATTTTAATTTCCTCTTTTATTGGTAACTTTTAATAAAATAAACAAGTTCGTTAAATTTGCTCATACCCATCTAGTTAGTCTATAAACTTGATTGATCCTACTCTAGAAGTATCAAGTTCCGTCGGTTTCAATACTTTTTTAATTTTGTATGGTGCATATAACTTACCATTAGAAAATGCATCGTATCCAGGTCTTTCATTATTTACAACAAAAATTTCTTGACCGACTTTTAAATCAGTTCCTTTTGCTGCAATTAAACTGATTCCATAATCTTCTAGTTCATATAATTCGTAACTAGAATCATCAAATTCTTCATAAAAATTATAATTAAAACCAGTATTACCAGTTCTTTTATTGACATTCGGTATTTTTATAACATAAACTTTCGGTATGCCTTCTCCGGAAAATTTCTTTTGGATTTCCACCAATCCTTCATAAATTTCTTTTTCGTTAACGTCAATTAACGCATTAAAAAATGAATAAGGATCGTCGACATAACTACTTGTGTTCATTCTTGGTTTAAATTCAGTTGTAAATTCTGAATGTAAATCACCAACTATGATATTGTCATGGTATCCTAACCTTATTTTGTATATATTTTTTGAACTATCTTTTAAAAACAGCATATTTGATCTACTTATACCATAAGGTTTTATTCCAAGCCGTTTAAAATTGTAACCTTTTTTTATTTCATCAAATAATTTTCTGTCGAAAGAACCTTTACCATAAGCACCTTCATATTTTTTAGGTCCCCAAACATTATAAGGTACTGTACTTTCTTTTATGAATTCTTTAAATGATTTCATTTTTTATCCTGTTTTATTGGTAACTTTTAATAAAATCAACAAGCTCGTAAAATTTACTTATTCCCAAGTATTTCTTAACTAACCTTTTAATTCTATCTAAACTATCTAATGCAAGCTCAGGATCTTCTTCATCAGGATCCGATAAGAAGTCAATAACTTCCATCATATAACCTGATTCATTATCAGACATAGAAACGTCATAATAAATTTCTTGAAGTTCATCGAGTAAATCGTTTGATTCTACTCTTTTTTCTTTTAGAAATTGTTTAAATGGTTTCATTAATCTTCTTCCTTTTCAGATTCCCAATTAGCGTCTACATAGTCATAAAATTCTTTTTCTTTTTCGCCTTCAAGTTCATCCGGTTCTTCAACACCAAATTTCTTAAGCGCTTTTTTGAAGAATTTCTGATATTCAGTAGATTCTTCTTTCTTTTCTTCGTTTACAAACTCTTGAAATGATTTCATATTAGTCTATTTTTACTTTTATTCCCATTTTCTTAAGTTCTTTTTGAACTTTAGAATAACCAGAAGAACCTGAAGCCATACCAATTTCTAATTCTAACTCACCTATTTTTTCTAATAGGTCATTTACAGTTTTGGTGAACTTTTTATAGTGGCGTTCATCTTTGAATCTTCCTGAACTAAATTTTAAAGAAGGTTTCGTTAGACTTGGTTTGCTGCTATCATAATTAAAATCTAATTCGATATTTGGCATATCTGCATCAGATTTCATTACGAGAGTAAATTCTAAACTTTTTATTTCGTTAGAATTTGAATCAATTTCCATCCAGCCATTTCCTCTAGAAGTTGCTTCTTCTAGTTGTTCTACAGGTTCCCCGTTTAAAAATTCTTGAAATGTTTTATCCATTTTTCTAATCCTTTAATTTGAATAGGATAAATTATCCTATGTTACGGTTAATATTTAGCCTATTATAATTTTTAAATTACTTTTTCTAATTTTACATTAGGGTCTATTATCATATAAAACGTTTCACCCGTTTGTTGTTTTTGGTAAGTGCCTTTGTATTTTATTGTTTTTAACCAACCTTTCACAAAATCTTCAACAGAAGTGTTATCGACTAAAGTTTGTTGCATATGCCTTATTTGTTCTTTCCCAGCAATTTTATATAGTTCATACAAATGACTTTCTTCTACATCTTCTGGATTAAAAACTTCCATACCATAATCAGTTACCAAATACCAAATTCCTTCAGGTTCAATTTTATACAAATATTTTAATAGATTAAAAAATGACTTACCTAATTTTTCTATAAAAGATCTAGATTCAATAAAATCGGAAGGGTTAATTTCTGCTTTTACTACATGTTCACCGTACATTTTAGAAGTATTAAATTCATCCGTAAAATAAATCCCAACTCCATGTTCGTTTATACTGGAATCCATGTGTTTCGGATTTATTTTGGATGTACCGTATTTATTGCCGTGGTAAACAGTAACGGTTTTAGATTCATTTAAAAATTCTTGAAACTTTTTCATTCAATTTACCTTATTGAATCCGAAAACGTGTTTCCCTTACCAGCTTTACTTTTCATTTCTTTTAATCTAGAATTGAAATTGTCTGTTGTTTTAAGGCTTGGAGCAATTGAATATCCAACAACAGGGGCTGATGTTATAATTTTTGTAATTTCACCTTTCTTTTCACACTCCGGACAAGGTTCACTTAATGGAGCTTCCATTTCAGATATTTTCTTTCTTTGTGAAAACTGATTTCCACAAGAACCGCAACGGTAATCGTAAATTGGCATAATAAAATTTCCTAATTGATTTATTCTTAGCAATAAATTTTCTTTTTATTCTTTTAACATTATTGCTCAGATCGAAAAAATTCAGGGTAAATCTTTTTCCAAACGGTTTTAGAAATCCCCCGTGTTTTCTTACCAGCCATAACATCAATCAATAGTTCAGCTTCTTCTTTAGGTAATTCTTGTAATACAAGCGTCATTAGATCATTGTATTTTGCTTCATTACCTTTATCATAAACTCGGAAAGCACTTTCCATTCTATTAATTGAATTATGGATTGTCGCATAACAAATACCAGCATCTCGATGGTTGTATTCAAACTTAGGTATAGGGTACTTACTTAAATCCCTTGTATACATTGCTTGTACAACCCATTTCATTGATCTGGATTTAAGTTTTTGTAGTATTTTAATTTTTTCATCATTGTTTGAAGCTTCTTTTGTTACAAACTCAAATGCTTCGGAAACTGTTTTGTTTTTGTTGATAAAAGTTTTCATTGTTACCCTTTGGTTTAAATCAAATCTATTTAAAGGTTATTTATTATTCAATAATTTTGACATTTCATTGATGTCAATCAATTTGATACCAGCACTGTAAGCATAATTACGCATTTGTTCAATATCTTCTTTTGTATAACGGTGATACAATTCACCAAAAACAATTGCATCAACTTTCACATAGTTGTTTTGGAGTGCTAAAATGTGTTTTAAGCAGTTTTTACATGGTGAGAGGGAAGTGTAGAGGGTAATGCGGTTTGGTTTAATACTGGATCTTGCAAGGCGTATAATTGCGTTCATTTCAGCATGAACTTCATACTTTTCCGAATATTCAATATGGTCATCACGTTTTTCAAAATGGTTGTCGCAACAGTTTTGTAAACCAGCAATTGTTCCATTAACCCCAGTAGAGATAATTCCTCCGTCTTGGTCAACAATAACTGAAGCAACTTTTGTAAAGGTACATTTTGAAAGGTTTGTTAAGGAATTACAAATATCAATGAAGGTTTTATGGTTCAAATATTCTTTTTCAATCGCATCATTGTACATAAAATAAAATGCCTATTTTTGTAGTTAGAAAATAATTTAAGAAAATTTGTTTAACAAACTTCCTCGCGCGCGGAATATTCATTTATGAATTGTTTAAAGTATTTATTTAATGTTACTATAAATTACTTATACTTTAAATATAAAAAAAATATTCCATTGGTTCTTAAGAATCTTTACCTCTGAGAAGTTCATCTTCGAAGAGTGTAAAGTTCTAAGAACATAATTTCCCTACTCGTTATTCTTTGTTTATACAAAGTATATATCAGTTTGATGAATTTAAAATTCGGCAAATTCGTTCATTTTTTAATCAATTGATGTATATTTTTTGGAAATAGTGGAAATAAATATAAATTATAATGAGCTAAAAGACTGTAACCATGAGCATTCGAGAGCAATTAAAAAAAGATAAGAAAAAAGGTAAAAAATTATTACACCATGGCAGGTTTATACCAAAATTCCCTGAAAAATATCTAGGTGACACATCAAAAATTACCTATCGTTCTTCATGGGAAAGGAAGTGTATGAACAACTTTGACCTAGACCCAAAAATACTTGCTTGGAACAGTGAAGAGCTTGTCATACCGTATTTGTCACCAAAAGATGGAAGGATACATAGATATTTTGTTGACTTCGTTATAGTGACAAAAGACAAAGAAGGTAAGAAACAAGTTACCGCTATTGAGGTTAAACCTGAAAAGGAAAAGTTTCCACCAAAGAAACAAGGCAAAAAGAAATCAAGGTTTTTACAAGAATGTATGACCTTTGAAATAAACCAAGCAAAATGGAAACATGCTGAGTCCTATTGTAATAAAAAAGGATGGAACTTTATTATCATGACGGAGAAGCATATATTTGGTAAATAAATAATCACTATAAGTTTAAGAAATAATAAAAGAGATACGATCATAATGCCTACTAAAGCAGAATTGTTGAATAATAAATTAACTCAAAACAAGAGGGGTCAAAACAGGCTCAAGTTTCCTCTTGATTTAGATACACAAGGCAACCAATCAATTATTCGTATTTTGATTAATGTTCCTTCTGGTTCACGTTACTTGGGTTCGGAAGGTCAACAAAAAGTAACTGATGCTGAGGGTAATGACGTCACTTCTAATTTTAGAAGTGAACAGAATAAGAGTGGTATATCTAAACGATTTTCTGAAAATTATAAGCGCATTAACACGTTTATTGATTTGTTTATGCCACCTGAAATCACCTCTCAATACCAATCAGATTGGTCAACCGAGGAACTTGGTTCTTTAGGGTCTTCCGTTGATGCTATCGGTGGACTGTCTTCAGTTAATTCCTGGAAAGATGCTTCTAATTCATGGCAAGCGGTTAAGAATACGTTATCTGAGTCCGGTTTAAGAACGTTATCAACGGCAGCTTCAGCATTAACACCACTAAACTTTGAAGCACTAAGAAAATCTTATACTTCTACGGTTGCTAACCCGTATATGGAAGTGGTATTCAACGGAGTAGAAAATAGAACGTTCTCATTTACGTTTAAAATGATTCCTCGCTCTGCGGATGAACAAGACGAGATTAAGCGTATTGTTGACACATTAAAGTTCCATAGAGCACCGGAAGTTAAATTTGAAGAGAATACGAACTATTGGATATTTCCAGCGGAATTTGATTTGCAGTTTTTACACAAATCAAAAGAAAATCCTTGGTTGTTTAAAATATCTACTTGTGCTATGACCAATTTAACGGTAAACCATAGTCCCGATGGACAATATTCAAACTTTAAAGACGGTTCTCCATCAGCAACTGAATTAACGCTTGAGTTCACTGAAATGGAAGTTCTTACAAAAAATAGAATAGAACAAGGATATTAATCATGGGATACTTTTCAAAATTTCCGATCATATATCCTTACAAGTTCAATAACCTTAAAATGCCTTGTATTGATATTACGAAAAGGTCATCTATTGTTGAAAAATACAAAAGACGTGATAGCAATCATATTGAATACACTATCAGGGACGGCGATACACCATTAACGATAGCAGACAAAATTTATGATGACGCTGATTTGTTTTGGGTTATTCCGTTCTATAATAACATTATGGATTTGGATGATGATTGGCCATTAAAGGTTAATGAATTGAGAGGCTATATTTCTGACGAATATGGAAACTCTGAAGGCGTTCATCATTATGAATCTATGTTTGATGGTAGAACGGTAGAAAGTGATCATCCAGAATATGATAGAATCACGATAACCAACTACGAATACGAATATAGAAAGAATGAAAATAAAAGATCTATCTTAGTACCGATACCTGAAATTGCTAGAGCAATTAAAAATGAACATGATAGGCTTATGCGCTCATGAAATATAAAAGCAATGGCGATTACGCTATAAACAAATTGGTTTTACGATACAAACCTTCTGATTCCGAAACGAAAGAATTGGATTTATCAGTTGCGTTTGTATCGGTGGATATATTTGAATCATTGTTTGATCAAACAATGTCTGGATCTATTTCTATTATTGATTCATTAAATTTACCAGATACAGCTAATCTTTACGGTGGTGAAGAAATAGATATCAGTTTCAATACGCTTGGAACTGAAGACCTTTTTGAATATAAAGCAATTGTTTATAAGATTTCTGAAAACCATAGAATATCTGAACACGCTTCTGGTTATACAATTTATTTCATTAGTCCAGAAGCATTAAAATCAACAAGGTTATCGACTAATATTTCTGGTAAGAAACAAATATCTAGTTTTGTAGAAAGCATTTTTAATAAAAGATTAAAAGAAGATAAGCCATTAGTTGCCGAACAAACAGAAGGGATATTTTCTTATGTGTTTGGTGTCCATAAACCGTTTAACGCCATTAACATTCTTAGAAATGCGGCTTATGGGGATGACTTAGGTTATTTGTTTTATGAAGATAATCGACAATTTAATTTTGTTCCGGTTGAAAAACTAAAACAACAAGAACCTGTTAAAGATTATTTCTACCGAAACAGGGGCGTGTTTAAAGAAATTGACCAGAAAGAAGTTGAATCATTTAACTCTATCCAAGAACTGGAAGTATTAGAAGAAAATTCCTTATTAGATAGAACCATGGAAGGGATTCATGGTAAGACTTCAGTTCAATTTGATTTATTCAGTAAAGAAGCAACTAAAGTTGAATATGATAAAGAAGGTTCATGGAATAGTGAAAAATCGCTATCTGAGGTTCCTCATAAGAACGAAGTAGATGTATCTTATGAATCTAGGGTTAGGCTAGGGGTTAATAATAATTCCTCTTTAAATCAGCGAAAAGCGGTTTCTTCTGTAATGAAGTTAATCGAGTTATCGACTATCAGAGTTAAGATTGTTGTATTTGGTGATTCAACGATTAGAGTAGGTCAAGCGTGTAATGTTACTTTACCGAACTGGAATCAGGAACAACAAGAAGTCAAAAATAAAATAGACGGTAAATACTTAATTGGGCAAATACACCATAATCTTTCTAATACTAAGATGACACAAACAATGATGTTGTTTAAAGACGGGTATTCAAAATAATGTTAATACAAGATTCGTTTCAACCTTTTTTTGGGGTTGTCGAAAATATAAAAGATCCGGAAGAAGTTGGTAGAGTCCAAGTTCGCTGTTATGGGTACCATACAGAAAACAAGGAATTTTTACCGACAGAACATTTGTTATGGTTTTCCACGGTAAATTCTAACCAAGCTGGCGTTTCAGGTATTGGTGAATCTCCTACAGGTTATGTTCAAGGTTCTACTGTATTTGGTTATTTTTTAAGTCAAGATTTACAAGATGGAATTGTACTTGGTTCAATTTCAGGTAAACCGACTAAATCGGCAATGTCAAATTTAGGTTTTAATGACCCTGATGGCGTTTACCCGATCTATACAGATGAAAGCGATGTCAATAAACTAGCTAGAGGGGATAGTTCCCATGAATTGTTTAAGATTAGGAATCAAAACCGAAGAATTGGTGTACCTACTGCTGGTGGAGGCAATTGGGACGAACCTGAATACCGAAACAATGCTACATACCCGGATAATGACGTTAAAGAAACGAAATCAGGTCATGTAAAAGAATACGATAACACCGAAGGTAATGAAAGAATCCAAGAATTTCATAAATCTGGAACGTTTTATGAAGTTGATAAAGACGGTAATAAGATAGTCAAGATAGTTGGCGACGGTTATGAAATTATTGCGGGTTCTAAGTTTGCTAACGTCAGGGGTGATGTTAATTTAACAGTAGAGGGTGACGTCAAGCATTACGTTCAGGGCAACTATATACTAAACATTGACGGTGAAACAAAAGAAGAATACGGTGGTTCTGTAACAAGGGATTATTCTGACGTTACGGAAAATTATGGTAGTCACACTACTAAAGCAGGTTCAAGAACTCATATAGGTTCTGTTACGGTAAACGGAACATTTACTTGTAACGGTGCGGTATTTTGTACAAGTTTAATAGAAGGATAAGAAGATGAGGAAAGATATAGATTTGAATTTTAATCCTCATCCTTTAACGGGGGATATAAATACAAAAAAAGGGGTTATGGCTATTGAGCAATCAATGAAGAACCTCATCCTAACAAATTACTATGAAAGAGGGTTCAATATAGAAGTTTATTCTGATATTGGAGCTTCTTTATTTGAAAACGATGACCCGTTACTTAAAGAAACAATAAAAACCAATATAGAACGGGTTTTAAAAGTTTTTGAAAAAGACGTTGAAGTTGTTAGGATTGATGTAACAACTTCAAGACAATATGAAAATACGCTTGATATTTTCATTTATTACAATATCTTTAATGATCCAGAAGAAAGATCATTTAGAATCGAATTAGAAAGGTTAAGATAAGATGACAGAACTAGACTTAACAAAATTAGACCATCAAGACATTAAACAAAACCTTATTGATTTCTTATCATCAACAGGTAAGTTTGGTGATTTTGATTTTGAAGGTTCTGGTATTAATACGCTTGTAGACCTTTTAGTAAGAAATAATATGTATGATTCATATCTAGCCCATATGATGGCTAATGAATCATTTATACAGACGGCACAAGTTCGTGGAAACGTTTCCTCACAAGCACAAAAACTTTCTTACTTGCCTAGATCAACAAATTGTTCTAAAGCAAAAGTTGATTTAACGGTCGTTCCTGAAGTAACAACTTCTTTACCGAGTTCTATTGTTGCACCAAAGGGTACAAAGTTCGTATCAATGTATGATGGTGAAACTTATACGTTCACCACAATGCAACCATACACATTAGCACTTAATGGTTCTAATCAATATGTTGTTAATGATGTTGAATTGTTTCAAGGAACATTGACTGTAACGCGCTCAACGCACCTTAAAGGCGATAAAATTTATATCCCTAATAACCTAGCTGATATAGATACGTTAAACGTTGTAGCGGACTCCTCAGGAAGCGTTACGTCATATACCAGAGCAAGTTCAATAAAAGATATTGTTAATAATTCTAATTTGTACTTTATTTCTGAAGATTCTTCTGGAAAATATTATATTGAGTTTGGTAAAGATAGATTAGGAAATGAACCGACTGATTCTTCAGTTGTAACGCTAGAGTATATTGTTTGTGAAGACAATTTTGCTAACGGTGCTAATAGTTTTTCTTTGATTTCTACAATAGAAGGGTATTCTAACGCCATAGTTAATGTTTCAGAAAAAGCGAGTGGCGGTCAAGATAAAGAATCTATAGAAGAAATACGTTTTAACGCGCCTAGAGCTTATGAAGCACAGGAAAGATCATTGTCAATTTCTGATTATTCCTTATTGTTAAAACAATCGGGATATGCGATTAAATCTTCTAAGTTTTGGTCTGGTAATGGAAGAGTGTATTATAGTGCAATCCTGAAGAATGACGAAATCATTACTAGATCCATAGAAGAAAATATCAATAGTTTCTTTGAAGATTATTATGTTGGTTCAGTTGACCTTAAATTTGTTGAACCTAAAAAGATTTCTATTGAGTTAGAAAACAAAATAAAAGTTGATTACTCAAGCACAAACAAAACATTTAACCAAATATGGGCTGATGTTCAGTCTATTATTAACAACTATAACGAAAAAGAATTAAATAATTTTTCCGGATATTTCAATGATTCAGAATTAACTGCTAGAGCTAAATCAATTCAAGGATTAGAATATATTGAAATATATCCCAAGGTGCTAATTGATATAGAAGTTAATAGATCAAACGGTGCTTTTTATAAAATTGATTTTAATAACCCGATTAAAAGCGGTTCCGTTATAATGGAAAACTTTATTGTTAATTCTAACGCAACGGAACATATGTTATACGATGTTGACGGTGATATTTTATTAGAATATATAGAAAATAATGTTTCTGTGAATAAACAAGTTGGTAGCGTTGATTACCAACAAGGCGTTGTTCAATTTTCAATGAACATGATTCAAGATGCTCCAGTTATAGAAATTGAAGCTAAACCGGAAAATGAAAATATATACGCTAACAATAATTTCTATATAGATATTGTTGGTTCGACAGTAGAAGAGGTTTAATCAATGATCTCTACTAAAAATAAAATTATTTCGCAAATCCCGAAACATATTTTAAGGAATAATCCTAGGTTCGTGGATTTTTTGGTTGCTTATTATGAATGGTGTTCCCAACCGGATAATGCACAATACAATATTAAGCGTCACACAAAAAGATTATCTTTTGAAGAACCGCTTGATAAGTACGTAGAATTAATGGAGCGAGAATATCTGGGGTCTTTACCTAAACAAGACACAACTGATATTAAAGAATTATTAATTAAGTTATCTAAGAAGTTTAACGCTTCTAGAGGTTCTAGACTTTCTTATCAATTTTTGATAAAGGCACTAATTGGGGATAATGATCTAGAATTCTATAACCCGAAAGATGATATATTTTCTTTATCGGAATCCCGTTATGTAAATGATGAATACCTTGTGGTTGTAGATTATGAAGGCGTATTGCCTGATGAACAAATAATGAATAATGGAGAAGCCTACTTAGATCGTTATAATTTTGTAAGTGATGTAACTCCAGGAAATGAAACAATAGAGTTAATATTCGTTAAACCAAAAACAACTTACAGTATTGGGGATACGATACAAATCGGTGATAATACGTTTAATGTTATACAAAATTCAGAAAAAACGCAAGGGTTTTATATAACAGAAAAAAGTCACCTGTCAAACAATTCATTATTACAAGATAGTTATTATTACTCAGTATATTCTTTTGTGGTTAGAACAAATCAACAAATAAATGACTACGCTGAATACATTAGAAATAATTTAGCTCCAGCAGGGTTTAAACTTTTTATTGAGTAATATAAATATCTTAAATATAATGCTTTTTAAGTAAAAATTTAGGGTAAAAATGGCTCAGTTAAAAGATACTCAAATTAAAGGTACGCTTGCCGCCGACGGTAAAATGTTTGCTGAAGGTGGTAATGAAGTTTATCACGAAGGAAACTTTAACCTTTCCAATTCAGAAATAGCTTCTCAACTTAACGATGCGATTCAATATGAAATTTCGCAATACGTTGATGATTTAAATTATGACATTTCCGAAATTAATAGCTTAATTGATTACACGATTCAAGACGTTGACGACCGATTTTCATTGTTTAATAATGAAATTGAACGTATAGAAACAGAAGCTAACGACAAAGTCAATGAAGTTAATGATAGAGTTGAAAGTTTTTCTATGACTATTGATGATATTATTGACAACCAAAACTATTTCCAAGGGGAAATTGATTACGTACAATCTAATCTAGAAGCACAAATTATCGACGGTGATAATTATGTGTTAGCTGGATTAGAAAACCTTGCTGTTTCTGTCGCTGATAATGAGTTTGCCATTACTCAAACCAGAGAAGAATTAACGGCTGAATTAAATGATGAAGCTTCTTATCGCCAAGCTGAAATTTCTAACATACAAACTACCCTAGTTTATCAAGATGAAGCGATAGCACAAACACGCACTGATTTAGAATCACAAATTGATGACGAACAATACCAAAGAAACGCGGCAATATCTGAATTAGATACAGCCATAACAGGTCCTGGTGGGGCAATTGCTCAATCAGAAGATAATCTATTATCTTTTGTTGCCGAAGAATATGCTTCTATAGCAAGCGTTGATACAGTAGAAAGAACTGTTTCTGATTTAAATAGTTCCTTAGCACAACAAACAACTACCCTTACCTCAACACAAACAAGAATATCTAATAATGAAGATAGAATCCTTAGTAAAGAGATTCAGCAAGCTCTGACTGAGATTGATGTCGGATTATATAGATTAGGTGCAGTGGAAGAAGGAACTCAGCTTGCATTGGCAGTTCAGGACTTAGTAACATTAACAGGTCCTAATGGCGCTATTGCAAAATCTATAACTGAATTGGATACAGTTTTTGCTACCGAAAATTATATTATCACTTCAGAATTAGATTCTTTACAAATTACCGTTTCAAATAACTACCAAGCGTTGGCTTCTGATATAACACAATTAGACGCTGAAATTGGTTACGCTAGAGCTGATGCAACTGATGAGTTAAATTCTAGAGTCGGTTATTGTCAAATTGATGGTTCACCTACTTCAGCGGAAACACCTGACGAATGCTCTTTACAAGGCGGTGAATGGGTCGGTTCCCCATTATCTACAGCTGTCAGAAAGGTTGGGGTTACTACCGCTGATGGACAAACAGCTAGAGTGTCACAAATCGCAGAAGCATTTGAAAGTACTCAAGACGGCGGGGTAATAGCACGCGGAGCGGTATTAACTGATGTTGATGGATATGTATCAGGGTTTATTAATACGAACGATGGTTCAACTTCTGATTTTTCAGTGATTGCCGATACATTCAGTGTTAATTATTATGACAACAGCGATAATTTAATCAATGCTTTATATCTTAATACCAACGAAAGAAGAATGGTATTTGACGGTGATTTAGCCGTTGGGAGTTCTATTTCATCACCTAATATTCTGGGTGGTACAGTTACAGGTGGTACAGTTGTTGGTTCAACTATCACGACTGAATCTGATCCTGGAGTAAGAGTCGTTATTGGTGATGATAATTTCCCTTATTGGTACGGTGATGATTCTCTATCAGGTGGAATTAACCAAGCGAACTCAGTATTTTATGTTGATAAGTTTGGTAATGCCGTTGCGAATAAAGGGTTTAAAGTTACTGTACAAAATAGTGACCGTTTGTATTATGACGAAGCGGAAGATACACTAGTCATAAAAGGTAAATTACGTCTACAAAATGACGGATATGAAGTAGGCGGTGAAAATGACATTCGTGCATTAGACGGTAATTACGTTGAATTCAGATATAAAGCTTCTGAAACACAACCAGCCACACCTACTGCATTAGAACCTAATGGGTGGAGCTTAACACCACCGAATACAGTTGGTAAAGTTTGGGTTATTACTTCAACAAAAATTGCTGATGGTACACAATTCGCGGCTGGTTCTACTTGGTCATCACCTTCTAACTTTAAATCACCGGATAGCCAAAGTACGTTTAAATCTATTGCATTTTTACGTTCTAATGTTACGCCAGCCACCCCAACAGGCGGTTCATACTCTGATCCTTTACCAAACGGTTGGTCAGACGGTATTCCTACAGGCGAAGCTAAGTTGTGGCAAACAACCCGTATCTTTACTGATGACGGTGAATCACCGCAACAATCAAGCTGGACTACACCTAGAGAAATTGCTACAACTGAAAACAATATTTTTAAATACAGTGAAATTTCACAAAGTAGTAATCCTGGTAACCCAGATGATAATCCTACTAATTGGTTGGATAATGCAACTAATTCTACAAATTGGTTAGCACAAAGAAAAATTGAAAACGGTGAACCTAAACCTTGGAACGTTTCATTAATTAAAGGTGAAAAAGGTGATAATGCTAAATCATTAAAACTGGTTGCTAGTGCCCAAGCGTTTAGATATAATGGAGACGGCGAACCTGACCCTACAGGTCAACAAATTGCCTTATACACACAATCTTCTAATCTAAATGGTTCACCGTCATTTTCTACTGACCCAGGAATTACATATTTTAATGATTCAACAAATCAAATTAATATCCCTGTTTCTTCTTTTGGGTCTAATAATTATGTGACAGTGACTGTTACTCAAGATGGGCTTTCTGATGAAATAACAATCGTTAGATTAGAAGATGGTTCAGAAGTTATAACAGGTTTCTTATCAAATGAGAGCCACAATATCAGTGCTACTCCGAACGGTACACCTATAAGTTTTTCTGGTGCTTCGGGACAATTTAGAATATTTAAAGGTTCTGAAGAAGTTACTTCATCGGCTTCATTTAGTGGTGACGCAACCAAAAATGGATTAGTATTGAACGTTGGTTCTGATGGTTCATATTCTGTCAGCGGAAGTTCATGGTCTACTGAATCTGAAGTTTTTGATATATCAGCTTCTTATGAAGGAACCACGATCACTAAGCAATTCTCTTTATCTAAGTCTAAAGAAGGGCAGAAAGGAGAAAACGCTAAGGTTTTAAAACTTAGTTCAGATTCACAATCTTTCCATTTTGATGGGGATAATAATGCCGACCCAAGTAACCAATTAATAACGTTTACTGTCCAAGAATCTAATTTAGACGGGTCATTATCTTTTTATAATAATAGGTCGTTAACGTTCGGTACTGATACCAATGGAAACAAAACATTAGACGTAAATGAATTCGGCAACAACCAATCAGTTACTGTTACTGCTTCTAAAGATGGTTTATCTGATGAAATAACGGTTGTAAGATTAGTTGATGGTTCTAAAAATATAATTGGATACCTTTCTAATGAAAGTCATATTGTATCAGCGAATAGTTCAGGTGATTCATATTCCCTTGCTAGTTCAGGTGGTACTTTTGAAATATTCAAAGGATCTAATAAAGTAACATCAGGTGTTAGTTATAGCGGATCAACAACTAAAAACGGTCTATCCATTTCTATAGATACGAGCGGTAATTATACGTTATCCGGTTCTTCATGGAGTTCTGATTCTGAAACGTTTGAATTATCTGCAACGTTTGAAGGGACAACAATAACAAAAAGTTACACCATCTCAAAATCTAAGCAAGGTGTAACGGGTAACGTTGGACAAAGTTCGTTTAAATCCATTGTGTTTAAACGTGCTACCTCTAAGCCTTCTGTCCCTAGTGGTGGTTCTTATTCATCACCTGTACCAAGTGGTTGGAGTGACGGAGTCCCTTCAGGTCAAAATCCTTTATGGCAATCAACTAGAATTTTCACTGATGATGGTCAATCACCACAAGAAAATAATTGGACAGAACCACAGAAGCTAACCAATACATCTGATTTTGAAGTTCAATACAGTTCTATTTTGGAAGCACCAGGAACGCCATTAAGTAATTCTGCAGGTTGGTCATCTACTGCTTCTGAGAATACTATATGGATGGCGACAAGAAGAATTATTGATAACCAAGAACAACCTTGGGAAGTTAGTAAAGTTAAAGGTGAAAAAGGTGATAAGGGTGAAGACGGTACTGATGGAGTTAATGGCGTAGACGGGTATAACCAAGCTACCCTTTATTTGTATACAAGATCAGCTTCTAGTCCTAGCCCAGTTAGCACAAACGTTTCATATACGTTTTCTACGAAATCTTGGAATGCTCCATCAGGTTGGAGCAAAACTATGCCTAGTAAAAATGGCAATCCATTATGGGTAACAGTTGCCACAGCTTCTAGTCGTTCTAATACTGATACTATTTCTAGTTCTGAGTGGACTTCTCCAGAAATATTATCTGAAGATGGATCGGACGGTAGTGATGGTAGTGATGGTGTAGACGGGTATAATACAGCAACAATTTACCTTTATAAAAGGACATCATATGGCGGTTCTCCAGGAATTGTTAATAACACAACTACGTACAATTTCAGTAACGGTTCTTTATCTAATTTAGATACGGATTGGAGTAAAACTGCACCAGATAATTCTGAAGGTCCTGTACTATGGGTGACTCAAGCAACTGCGTTCAGTAGAAACACAACTGACTCAATACCTTCTTCAGAATGGTCTGCACCAGTTGTTTTATCTATAGATGGCGTAGACGGGTCAAATGGTTCTGACGGGAATGATGGGGCATCAGTTTTAGTTGTTTATGCAACTAATTCTTCAGGGTCAAATCAAAGTTTATCACAAGGTTCTAGGGAGTTCGTTCAGTACGTAGAATACACAGGAAACCAACCGTCATTACCAGTCAGTGGTACATTTGTTAGATTTATTGGTACTGATGGTCAAGATGGTCAAGATGGTAATGATGGACAAAGTATTTGGCCAATATACGCGGAAGATGAAGCAGGTTCAAACCAATCATTTAGTGAAGCAGGAAAAACTTGGGTAACGTTTTATGAAAGCGTAAATCAGCCATCATTACCTGTTTCTGGTCAAACTTTTGTTAGATATGTGGGTGATGACGCGGTAGGTAATTATTCTGATTATTTTAAAACGTTACCTCAAAATAATGGTTGGATCTCCACTTCCGGTTCAGGCGAAATGACCCTAGACAATGATTCTTTTACTGGAGGGACTTCAGTAAAAATAGGGAATAATAGTGGGAATGACCAAAGATGGATGGTTAATAACCGTTCAATTCCTTACGACCCAAATAAGAAATACAAAATTACTGTAGTCGCTAAACAAACAGCTGGTAATGGGACTGCGTATTTTGGTGTTGCTGGTAGAAATCAGACTGATACTGGTTATGTCAATAATAATGGAGATGATTCTACAAGTAGTCAATATTACGTTGCAGCGAGTTCTGAAAATGTTCCATCAGAATGGACTACTTATGAAGGGTATTTTTCTGGAAAATCCGCTAATTCTTCTGGTAATGGGACAATAGATAATCCAAACACACTAAGGGATAATGCCTATTTCTTTAGACCTTTATTTATTGTAAACTACAGCAGTGATACTGGTATTACTTTAATAGATAGTTTTACTATAGAAGTTGTTGGTGAAAAAGGTGATACTGGACAAAGTTCATTTAAATCTATTGTGTTTAAAAGAACTAATGGAACACCGTCTACTCCTTCTGGCGGCTCATATTCTTCACCTGTTCCAAGTGGTTGGAGTGATGGAGTCCCTAGTGGAGAAGCTAAATTATGGCAGTCTACTAGAATATTTACCAATGACGGGGCTTCCCCTCAGCAATCAGGATGGACTACGCCTAGACAATTAACTAATACTGCTGATTTTCAAGTTCAATACAGTTCAGTAGAAAATAGTCCAGGAAATCCAGGAACTGATCCAGGAAATTGGAGTTCTAGTTCCTCTACTTCTACTATTTGGATGGCTACCAGAAAAATAGAAAATGGTACAGCCAGTTCATGGGATTTGAATAAGGTTAAAGGTGAAAAGGGCGACAAGGGTGACAAGGGTGATAAAGGTGACCGAGGACTTCCAGGAACTGATGGAACTGATGGAACTTCAGTTTTGGTTGTTTATGCTACTAATTCTTCAGGTTCAAATCAAAGCCTAACAGAAGGAACTAGGGAATTTGTTCAATATGTAGAATATGTAGGAACAAAACCATCCCTGCCCGTAGGTGGGACTTTTGTTAGGTTTAAAGGTAGAGATGGTTCTGACGGTTCTGATGGCCAAGATGGTAATGATGGACAAAGTATTTGGCCAATATATGCAGACAATTCAAGCGGTAGTGGGCAATCATTTAGTGGAACTGGAAAAGAATGGGTAACGTTTTATGAAAGTGTTAACCAACCAAATTTACCTGTTTCTGGTCAAACTTTTGTTAGATACATAGGTCAAGATGGTCAAGATGGTCAAGATGGTTCCAACGGTACTGATGGTCAGGACGGTGCTACTGGTCCTGGTTTCTTTGGTGGAACTTATAGTTCAATCAGTTGGTCTTTAGGGTATTCTAGATTTACCAATATAGCAGGAAGAAATCCAGTACCCAACGATATTTTTGTACAAACTAGAAGCGATGGGACAGATTCTCAAGCAAGAAAAAGAAATTCTGCGAATAATGATTGGGAAGCAGTAGGGTTGATGGTTAATGGTGACATTATTGCTTCCGGTACTGTTGGTGGTGATAGATTAATTGCTGGGACTATGATTTCAGGACCTGTTATCCGTGGTGGTAAAGTTGAAATGATTGGTTCTAACTACATGAAAGTTCAAGCGGCTAATTCATTCGGACCAAATAATCTTATAGAATGGTATGGAGAAAGAAATTCTAATACATGGAATTCTTCTGGACCAAGGTACGGAAACTTAACAAAAGCCAATGCAATTACTTACCTAGATGACCAAGGTGGCGCTTACTTCGGCGGATCAATTACTGCTGGTACACTGAAAAATGCAATACAAAACTCAACCATAGGCTCACCTGTTGACGTTGTACTGGGTCCGTTTGGTTCAAATGGTGGTATTATTGAAATCAAAAGCTCGATTGCTGTATCTGCATTTAGAGATATACCTAACGGTGGCCAACCTGTCGGTATAGGCGACCCGACAGCAACGCTCAAACTTTACAGACAGACTTCAAGTGGTGAGATACTGGTTTCTTCACATACCATTCAGGGTTCGTATATAGCTTATGGAGGCACTATTAAATACAAAGAGGAATGGAACCTTAATGGTTCGTTCACGTTTACGGATTCGCTTCAGACCACAACAAATAGGACATACAGGCTAGAGGTTACTCACTCAGTGCCTACATACGACAATACTCAACGTTTATCAATTATTTCGGAAGAAGCATAATAAATAAACTGTATATGATAAGAATAAGGGTTTAAGAATATGGCATTTTTCTATGCTACAAAAGTTTCGGTAGTTGATCAAGAAACAATAGTGAGCGTTAATGAAACGCTCCAAGATGTGTTGTCAGATGTAAAGAATCATAGTTTCTTGCAGATAGCTGATAACCCTATTGTTGAGATTAAAACGACGTTTAAGGACGACCAAGGGAACCAGAAGATAGAATTGGTTAAACCTTGGGCGTATGGGTCGGTTGTAGATCAACCTTGTTTAGCGGCTCCTACAGCTGCTGAATTGGCTGAACTTATTGAAAAGATTAGATCCCTTATAAATCGTTCAGAGGATATTCTAGCTGAAAATAGGGCGTTAAAACTCCAATTACTTGGAAACGGTATCTATACGACCATTGATGAAGCAATGCAAGAAGTTGGTAACGGTTCTTATTTTGCAGTTCCTTCTGAAGATCCTGATATATTTTTGGAACTTTATCTTAATGATAGCGGTACAGCTTACCTTTCAGATAAAATTGCTAACTGGCAATTAATTGATACGGCTATTGCTTCAGGTGATAGAGCAGAAATAGCGGCTGGGGAAGCAGAAGATTCAGCAGACTATGCTTTAGCTAGTGAACAAGCAGCAAAAGATTCTGCGGATTACGCTTTAGCCAGTGAGCAAGCAGCAGCTAGTTCAGCACAATTTGCTGAGACCGAAGCACAAGAATCACTAAACTCCGCCCAATTTGCTGATATAAAAGCACAAGAAGCATCAAGTTCAGCTAATGCGGCAAGTATTTCTGAGACAAATGCTTTAGACAGTGAAAATGCGGCTTCAGCTTCGGAGGCAAATGCCTTATCAAGTGAAAATGCGGCAAAAACAAGTGAAGATAATGCTTTAGCAAGTGAGCAAGCGGCTTCAACCTCGGAAGCAAATGCAAAGGCTAGTGAAAATGCGGCAAAAACAAGTGAAGATAATGCTTTAGTAAGTGAAAATGCCGCAAGTGATTCAGCTCAATTTGCTGATATAAAAGCACAAGAAGCATCAAGTTCAGCTAATGCGGCAAGTATTTCTGAGACAAATGCTTCTTCTTCTGAAGATAAATCTCAGAAATGGGCTGAAAACCCTGAAAATGTAGAAGTAGAAACAGGAAGTTATTCAGCTTTACACCATAAAGAAAAGGCTATTGATGCTCAATTAGCGGCTGAAACTTCTGAAGCAAATGCTTTAGCGAGTAAACAGGCGGCAGAAACTTCGGAAACAAATGCAAGTATAAGCGCATCTAACGCATTAGCAAGCGAAAATGCGGCTTCAACTTCAGAAACAAATGCTTTAGCTAGTGAGCAAGCGGCTAAAACAAGTGAAACTAATGCAAAGGCTAGTGAAATAGCGGCTTCGGCGAGCGAAACGAATGCTGAAAATAGCGAAAATACAGCATTAACTGCTGCAAATAATGCTTCTATTAGTGAACAAAATGCTTCAGATAGTGCTTTAGCGGCTTCAACTTCCGAAATGAACGCTGCAGATAGTGCTTCTGCCTCCGAAAGTTCAAGATTAGCGGCTGAACAAATATTTGATCAATTCGGTGATAGATACTTAGGTTCTTTAACCTCAGATCCAACTACTGATAATGATGGCGATCCTTTAGTTGATGGTGCAGTATATTGGAACACAACGAATAAAGTCCTTAAATTTTATACAGGAACTGATTGGGTTGCTCCGGAAAACGTTGCTTCTACTTATGCTACGCAAGCACAAAATTCAGCTAATGCCGCTTCTATTTCAGAGTCAAATGCTTTAGACAGTGAAAATGCGGCTTCAGCTTCGGAGGCAAATGCTTTAGCGAGTGAACAGGCGGCATCAGTTTCAGAAGATAACGCGTCAACTTCGGAAGCAAACGCATTAGCAAGCGAAAATGCGGCAAAAACAAGTGAAACAAATGCTTCAACTTCTGAAGCAAACGCATTAGCAAGTGAAAATGCGGCTTCAACCTCGGAAACAAATGCCTTAGCAAGTGAAAATGCCGCAAAAACAAGCGAAAATATTGTATTACAATCAGAAACAAACGTTACTAATTTAGAAAATAGCGTTTCTGGTATGTATACAAGTTTCGATAAAAGATATTTGGGAGGGAAAACTTCCGACCCAACTACTGATAATGAAGGTGGTTCTTTACAAGAAGGTTCTTCTTATTTCGATACTAATTTAAACGTGTTGAAATATTATACGGGTTCTAGCTGGATAGCTCCACAAGAAATTAGTATATCAGCGGCTAATAATGCTTCAACTTCTGAAGCAAATGCTTTAGCCAGTGAAAATGCGGCTTCAACTTCAGAAGCAAATGCAAAGGCTAGTGAAAATGCCGCTTCGACTTCTGAAGCAAATGCTGATACTTCTGAAGCAAATGCTTTAGCAAGTGAAAATAAAGCGATGGCTTGGGCAGACAACAGTTACGGTAATTCCGTAGAAACTGGAAAATATTCAGCTAGACACTGGGCAGTTGACGCACAAAATTCAGCTAATGCGGCTTCAACTTCTGAATCTAATGCGGCAGCCAGTGAATTTTCTGCTTCTAATTCAGAAGACGCGGCTTCAACTTCTGAAGCAAACGCCTTGGCAAGTGAAAACGCGGCTCAGTCAAGTGAATTAAAAGCAAATTCTTGGGCTGAAAATAATTACGGGGTAGAAGTAGAATCAGGTAAATATTCAGCTAAACATTGGGCTATTGATGCAGAAAATTCAGCTTCATCTGCATCTACAAGTGCATCTAATGCTTTAGCGAGCGAAAACGCGGCTCAACTAAGTGAAGATAATGCTTCAACTTCGGAAGCAAATGCTTTAGCCAGTGAAAATGCCGCTCATTCAAGTGAATTAAAATCAGAAAAATGGGCTGAAGAAACTAAAGATGTAGAAGTAGAATCAGGGAAATATTCAGCTAAACATTATTCTGAATACGCAATGCAATATAGAGATGAAGCCCAATTAGCGGCTCAATCTTTATCCGGTGGTATGTTCTTTGGGGGCGAATGGGATGCCTCTAGCGGGAGCACTCCACCGACCCCGACTGAAGGGTCAGCTTTCTATAAAATAACTGCTCCTGGGGCGATTAACGCGGTTCAGTATGCTATTGGCGACTCTATCGTATACAATAACATTGCTGATACTTGGTTTAAACTTGATGGTTCTGATAAAGTTGATAGCGTCAACGGTAAAATTGGTGCGGTTGTATTAAGTACAACCGATGTGTCTGAAGGTTCTAGACAATATTTTACGACTTCTAGAGCCAGAACAGCAATAAAAACTGATTCATCTTGGAATGCTGGTAATTGGGACACTGCTTATTCTTGGGGTAATCACGCGAATGCGGGTTATGCTTTAGATTCTTCTATAAGCACTGTTGGTAAAACAGGTTCTTGGAATGATCTTTTAAATAAACCTAGTTCTTATAATCCTTCATCACATACGCATGATGCAAGTGACATAAATTCGGGCGTTTTAAGTTCATCAAGAATTCCTGTACTTGATTATTCTAAAGCGAGTTTTGCTAACCAAAACCTAAATACGAATTCAACGGTTAAACACGCTGAAATCCATACTGGCGGTGCAACTGATGACGGCATTAACAGTTTACAAGTTGAAGGTGGTACAAGAACTGATACGTTAGCGGCTGGTGGTGTTCAGAATGCTCAAGAAAGTATTGATACTGATGGTAACGTTCAGGTACGTGGTGAAGGTCAGATGAAACTAGGTGACTTTGCAATCCAATACAATTCATCAACTAAGTCACTTGATTTTAACTTTATAGGGGCATGATATGGCTTTAATAGCTCATTATAAATTAGACGGTGATGCAAAGGACTCTATTGGTGATAACCACGGAACGGTTGTCGGTGGAGTTAATTGGGTTGATGGAAAGATTGGGCAAGCGGCTGGACTGTCTGGTCAGACCGGGATTTTTCTAGGGGAACTTACTGGTCTTCAGCCTTTCGCAGTATTTAGTATCGCAGGGTGGGTGAAATTTAATGGCACAGGTGCATCAAGTACAGATACTCTAGTTTCTGTGTCTACCAGCTATTCCTCGACGACCTTTGCGGTGGATTTTTATAGTTCCATGTTCCGCTTCTTCACCTACGCCGAAGGCGGGGGTAGTAGCCTGGTAACTACTCCGGAATACCCACAAAACGAGTGGTTCCATTTTGCGGCTGTTCATACTGGCACCCACAATCTACTCTACGTCAACGGAGCCCTGAAAGGTTCCGTAGTAGCAGCCAGACCACGGTTGGATATCTCAAGTACTTGGATTGGTTCTAGGGGGGCAGAACGGGTACTTCTAGGGGATATACAGGACGTTCGAATTTACGATCATGCCTTGTCAGAAAGAGAAGTTCGCGATTTAAGCCAAGCAACCATTTTGGATTTGAGACCTGACAGCTTTATAGAGCCGACAGTCAACGTTATCCAAAATACAAACCTGGATACTGGATGGAGTAAAGGTTACTGCGCAGATATACGTTGGAATGACATTGATCCTCCAGAAGGTGTTGAATCTCAAGTTGTTAGCTTTATAGACTCAGATAATCAGATTGGTTACTGGTATTCCTATGGAGATTATGCTCCGCAATTGCCTGGACAAACATACACAGCCTCTTTGTACGTGAAAACCGTAGATCCCAATTTTCAAATTAGGTTTTACACAGCAGATAATAGCGAAACAGGGCGTTACAGTTCATCATACATAACCGTTCCTAACGATGGAAAGTGGCATCGTATTATTTGGCCATCATTCACAAACCCTTCTGACAGCCAATCGGATTCTTTATCTTTTAGATTTAGTTTTGGAGCTCCGCAGGGGGAAGGTCAAAGAACTTGGTTTTGCGCACCTCAACTTGAACCGAAAGACCATGCGACAGATTTTGTCGTTGGCGAAAGAATTGGATTAATTACAGACAGTTCTACCCAAGGATATGACTTAGTTCCTGATTTAGATACTTCCCCTTCGTTAAGTAAAGACTTAAAAAAATCTTTTCATTTCAATGGAGAGCAGAAGTTAGTTAAACAAATAGGAATCAATGGTGATCCTGAAGAAATTACTGTTTCTTTTATTGCTAAAAGTGAAACAATTAGTAGTTATCAAGGTTTTCTTGAGTTAAAGGGTGTTGGAGGACATGAAAATGGGTTAGTTATAACAGCATCAGGCAATAACTCACTTAGAGTAAGGTATTGGTCTGATGAAGGAACAAATTTAACGTGGGTCCCAAGTTCAAAATTATTTTCAGTTGGTACACAAATAACGTTAACAATAAAAAACAAAAGAATAAAAGTTTATGAGAATGGGGTGAATGTAATTGATCATACATATACTAACCCTTTAAATCTGACAGGAGAAGTCCAATTTGGGTTGTATTCTTGGAATAACAATTATTTAATCGATGGCAATATAAAAGATATTAATGTTTTTTCAACTGCATTAAAAGAACCGGAAATAAAAGAGCTTTACCAAACAAAAGCTTCTATTGATAGTAATGGCTCAGTAATTGTATCAAATTTAAAAGAAATGGATAATTTAGTTGTTAACCCTAATTTTGAAGGTTCTGTAGTAGGGGAAATTCCTGAAGGATGGAGTGCTGAATCAGGTTCCATGTATGTGGTTGACGATGAAAGTTATAAGGGATCTAAATCTTTATATTTTCCTGGTGACGGTACATACAATAGAATAAGGTCTGAACGGTTTTCAGTAAAACCTGGAGAAAAAATATATGGGCGTTGTGTAACTAAATCTGAGTCAGGAGCAAAATTCTATTTTGGATTAGTGTTCTATGGTGCTGGTTATAGTTATTTCAGTCATCCTGAACCTACTGAATGGATGGAAACATACGACTCTTATATAACTATTCCTGAAGGAGCTTATGAAGCTTCTGTTTGGCTTTTTAACTACAGAGATAATAGTGGTGCTTGTTGGGTAGACGATGTATATGTAACAAGAAATGGACCAATACCTGATGGTTTTTCTAAACACGAAATCTTACCTAAAACGGTTCCTGGAATAAATGAATTAGGGGTAAATAGTCCCGCGTTTTCGGAACTAGGGCCAACCAAAAATATTGTTGCTTGGTACCCATTAACAAATGACACAAAGGACTTGTTAGGTGACAACCACGGTACAAATAATGGAGTCACATTTAATGCTGATGGTGGTGTTTTTAATGGCTCAAGCAACTTCACTGCGAAAACTCCGGAAGAAATAAAACAAGATCCGCAATTGTGGACTGTTAGTGCTTGGGTTATGACGAGTGATGTTTCCAGAACAAACCAAAAGGTAAATAATTACAACCGTGGAAATACGTTTGTTTATAGCTCAACCACCAAGTCACTTTTATATCTAAACGGAGGAGAAAACGACCATTACGTTTATGGAGCACCGAATCAAAATAATGTATGGAAACATATTGTATTCGTATTTGATCAGTCTCAAATGCTTGTTCAAATTTATACCGATGGTCAACTAACAGCAACATCAGGTAATGTCGATTCGACAGATACTCCATCAGGTATTCTTGAAACTACAACGTTCGGAAGTAATCTAATTGGCGGTATGCGTGATATTCGAATTTACAACCGAGCATTAAGCTCTGAAGAAATAGCAACGCTTTACAAATTAACCGTTCAAGGCGGCAGTAAAGTTTTAATCTCAAAAGACTGTCTCTACACCCGAGGCCAAATTAAAGAGGTAATTGCATAATGTCCGAGAATTACAAACAAACAACAATATCAGGTGAAGCATGGGTAAGAACAAAACGCATCGTTATTGAAAATGAGTTCGGAACATACCCAAAAGTCAAATTTGTTGAAGAAAAACGTGTAAACCTACAAGACGGTTCAGTAATGAACCAAGATAGTGGATCGATTGAGGTTGAATCTTCCCCTGAAACAATGGATTTAACTATAAGAATCGTCGATCCATCAACAGGTAAATATATTGGTAAGGACATGACATACGCGGAAATATATGCCGCAGTTCATTCAGCATATTTGTTTTTTGCTAAAAGAAGGGATAACCCACCACAACCTGATTATGATCCTACGGTCGGTGGAACTGACGAAGAAGATTATTTAGCAGAAGAACAATATATTATAGAAGAATCAAGTACAAGTTAAGGTAATTAAATGGCTGATTTAGGTTCAAGTAGAGTTTTTGGTAAATTAACTGTAACACATGATTTAAATGTTAAAGGCATTATTTCAGGTGACGGTAGTGGCGTTTATAACATAAACGCAAATAATATTAGTTCTGGTACAATAGATTATGCTAGATTACCATTTTCTTCTACTCAAGTTTCTAATTGGGATACCGCTTATTCTTGGGGCAATCATGCCTCAGTTGGTTACGCATTAGATTCAACAATAAGTACAGTTGGTAAAACGGGTTCATATAACGATTTAACCAACGTACCAAGTACATTTACACCTAGTTCGCATAATCATGATGCTAGTGACATAGTTAGTGGTACATTAAGTTCTTCCCGTTTACCGACTATTACAACTAGTGACGTTAATTTTGCTAACCAATCACTGAACATTGGAAGTAATGTTAATTTCGGGACCACTAAGGTAAAACAAAGTACAGCAGATTCCGTTTATAACTTTGAATATTCTGGCTTACATGTAGATCCTGCCGCTTTAACTGATAATGGTAAAGTAGGGATTTCTATAGCAACTTCTACTACGGATAACTATGGTTATAGTATAGTTGCCAATAGAAACGTTGGTAGTGGTGTACCCAATGGGTTAAGTATAAGAAGTCACGCGGGAAGTTCCTCAGGTAATGAATTATTGGGGATTAGTAGCAGTGGAGTTATTTCAGGTAATGGTTCTGGTTTAACAAATTTGCAATGGAATAATATAAGCGGTAAACCTACATTAAACCTTTCTAACTGGAACACAGCTTATTCTTGGGGTAATCACGCTTCAGCTGGGTATGAATCAGCTTCAAATAAAGGTGTTGCTAATGGGTACGCTTCACTAAATTCCAATGGCGTTGTTCCTTCTTCACAATTACCTTCTTTCGTTGATGATGTATTGGAATATTCTAGTACAACAGCGTTTCCAGCAACAGGTGAAACGGGTAAATTGTATTTGGCTTTAGATACCGAGTCCGTGTATAGATGGTCTGGTTCTTCTTATGTTCAAATAAATGATGCGGTGTCTACAGCAGACCAAGCGACTAAATTATCTACGGCTAGGACTATATCATTAAGTGGTGATTTAAGCGGTTCTGTGTCCTTTGACGGCTCTTCAAACGTCACTATTAGTGCTACTGTAGATAATGATAGTCATACCCATGATTCAAGGTACAATACAAAGTCAGAAATAACCAGTTATTTTTCTGGTTCAATCTCTAAAACAGGCTATAACAAATCACTTTGGGACACTTCTTATGATAGAAGCCTGACCTCTATCAGTGGTAGCGGTAATGGGACTTTAACGCTCTCTAAACAAGACGGTAGTTCATATACAACTAATCTTAGCCATAACCATGATGCCAGTAACATTACAACTGGTACTTTAAGTACTGCTCGTATCCCAAGCCAAATAGCGCGTACACAAAGCGAATACTTTGAAAGTCCTAGGCTTGGTAGATACATATATTTAAGAGATTACGATGATGAGAATGTTGAAACAGGGTTGAAATCGTATGTAAGGGATGGTACTTGGACTATATTTCCAAATGATAATACCCCTGAAACTGCTGAGATTAAATTAAATGGTAATTATGTGTATCACGGAGGGCGTAAACCTACGTATTCTGAACTAGGCACAATTACTACATCTCATGTTAATTTTGCTGATCAAGAACTTAATACTGACAGCACGCCAATTTTCCAAAGTTTGCAAGTTAATGGTCAGCTTGCTGTGTATGGCAATTTTTTAAATTTTATAACTGGTACTGACGCTAGAATAGAAGTTACTGATGGTAATACTGATTCGGCAGGCTCTGAATTTATTTTTTGGGGTGATGGTATATCTGCCAATGCAAAACTAATTGCTGAGGTTTTTCAAGGAAGGTTAAAAGGTATTGCTGACGAAGCCGAATATGCAACAAATGCCGGTTCCCTAGATGGTGTAAATTCAACGCAATTTTTACGTAGTGATACTGATGACGTTATGTTAGGTGAACTAGACCACAAAGATAACGCTTCTTCTTATAGTAGCGCTGATGGTTCTGAAGGTTGCAAAATACAATACAATGCTACCAATCAGTCAATGGAATTTAATTTCTTTTAAGGTGAATTAATGAGTTTAATTGCATATTTTCCTTTAAATGGAAATGAAAAAGATTTGAAGGGTAATTTTGGTGGAAATATAAGCGACAATGTTTCTTTTGTAGACGGCATTGTTGATGACTGTGCTGAATTCTCATATGGACAAATACAAACAAAAATAAATGAATCTAAGTTTAGAAATTGGTCTTTCAGTGTCTGGTTTAGAAAAACGGACGCTACTTGGAAAAGTATTGCTATATTAGGTAACAGAAGAGGTAATACTGGTTTCATGCTTTATAGAAATAGTAGAGATATTGATGGGTTTTTCAGATGGTATTCACACTATGAAAAAGATGATGGTTCAATTGAAGCTTATAGAGCATGGCCTGGAATTTATGGGTTAGAAGTAGACAAATGGTATCACATAGTTGGAACCAGAAGTATTGATGGTTACACAAAAATTTATCTTGACGGTAATTTAGTAGAAAGTTTGACTCCTCCCAGTGATTTTAAAAATTGGTCTTTTAATGACACTGATTACACTATTGGCTCTGGTGGTGGTGTAGGGTCAAATTCTTTGAACGGTGATGGTATGCAGTTAAGCCAGTTCAAATTTTTTGACCATGTACTAAGCACAAAAGAAGTTGAAGAGGAATACAAACTTCTTTCTCTATCTAAATTACAAGAAGTAAATGATAATTCTGATGATTCCGGTAAACACATAACTGTACCTAATTCGCCTACTATCACAGGTAATATGACCATTTCTATGTGGGTTTACCCTACTACTGATAGCAGAAGACAAACAATATGGAATAAGGGGTATAGTGGGGAAGGCACTTTAAATTTTGAGGCAGGAAGGTTTTTCAGGTTTTATTCCGGACCAAACGGAAACGATGGTAGTGGTTATAGATCTTTAAGAAGTAGTGGTGGAATACCTTTAAATAAGTGGGTTCATATTACTGTAGTTAGAAACATTAAAAACCAAATTTGGCAGTTTTATATTAATGGTCAACCCGATCTTAGTGAACCTATGAACCTAACCTCAATTGGTGCATCTACGTATGATCTCCAAATAGGTACAGGATATACTAGTGATTTTGTTGGTAAATTACAGGGCGTTAAACAGTACGCAAGAGCTTTTTCTGATGAAGAGGTAGCTAACGCATATAAAACAAGTTTAGCCTTTGATAAGCATGCTAACGCATCCACAAAGATGATTAATGAAACAGGTAATATCGGTAGTAACTTGCTTGACTATACTACTTGGGTTGAAGGTACTACGGGTTCAGCTTCTGGATTTAGTAGAAATGGTGCTGATTCAGAAAATTACAGAATAATTGATGTTGATCCGCACGGGAAAAAATCTGTTATATGGGAAGCAAGAACGGATTCAAGTTCAAACGCTGATGGTGGGTGGAATACCAGCTACAAGTCTATTGATAATAATAAATTACACCGTTTTTCAGTTTGGATTAGAAGAACCGTTCGTGGTAATGGATCAACTTATTTAGGTTGTAATGGCGGTGGTTCCAACGTTTTGAATAGAAGCAATGGTTCCTCAAACAGTAACCCATATTTTTGGTCAGGAGGTTGGGGTTATCCTGAAGGAGAATGGTTTTTATTGGTAGGTCATGTATGGCCAGCCGGATCAGGTACAGGGGGCAACCATCCGGATTCAGGCTTTTATGATATAAAGGGGAATAAAGTAAGTGACATAGAAAGAGACTATGTTTTTGCTTCAGGAACTACTTCACTACGTCACCGTTCTTACCTTTATTACTCTACTGATACAGCAACTAAGCAACAATTTGTTTATCCTAGGTTAGATGTAGTTGATGGAACTGAACCATCAGTCCATGCTTTAGCTACTGGCTATGATTCTTCTAACTACGAATACGTCAAGGAAATTAATGGTTCTAGCGATACCCAAAAAGGGATGCAAGTAGAAAACAAAAGAATGAATTGTGGTGAAATAAACGAAGTTGGAATAAATAATAATTTGGTAGCATTTTGGCCGTTGTCTAAAAATTTCTTAGACTACTCCGGCAATAAACATAACGGATCGTCTTCAACAGTTGTTTTAGATGGCAATTTTCTTAATGGAAAAAGTTGTTATTATTTTCCTGGTTCAGGAGACGGTGCTGGTGTAGCCGGAGAATATATTTCTGTCCCAGAAAATATTACAAACACAAATAATTATCCTGAAGGGTGTTCATATAGTTTTTGGCTCAAGGTAGATGAGTCCGCAGCGGATAGGTTGGCTGTTTTATTTGGCTCATCGACTATCAGGCATATAGAAATTTATAGCCAAGGGAAGTATTTTAGGACTGAAGCAGCAACACAAAATAATTATAGTTTCGGTTCTAGTAACTTCCCCGATGACGTTCGAGGTGTTTGGTCAAATTTTGTTATTGTTTTTGCTAATGGAGAAACAAATAGACCTGTTCGTTGGTACCAGAATGGAAAATTATTTTACACGGGTTCAATGGACGACGGAAATAATCCTGGTGGGGAATACTTTAGTTTTAGTTCTATAGGTCAGTCTACAGGATCAGCAAGCTATACTTATGCACCAAGTTTTCATGGTGAAATGGCTAATTTTAAAATTTTCAGTAAACCTTTAACAGAAAAAGAAATAATGGATGAAGCTAATTCAGCTTTAAAAAGTAATTTTGATTCCAAAACAGTTTACTCAAAAGAATTTATAGAAGGTTAAAATGGCAAAATTATTTGATTCAATAAACTATGGTGATTTAACTGTTACAGGAGAGCTATCTGTAGGGTTAAAAGCTAAATTCAGTGAAAATGTACAAATAAAAGAAAACTCTTGGGACGCAGTAAATTTAGAAGGTAATGCATTATATACTGACCCTAATGGAACTAATGGGTTTGCTTTTGGTAATGGTAATTCAGTATCCACATGGTTTTCTTATGATGGTACTTTGCGTAGAGCTATTAATGTTTATAACGATAACTCTAAAGTTGAAGTATCAACTGATTTAGAAGTCTCAGGTACAATTTCAGGAAACGGTTCAGGATTAACAAGTATAACAGCTACACAAGTCGGTGCTTTTTATAAAGGTGGTACAACTTTTAGTGGTAGATATTCTATAGGCACAGTTATAGATGACAATAGAATATACACCCATTCTGGTATTGAATATGAAGGAAGCACAAAAAGTTTATATGTTACAGGTAATTATCATGGAGATAATTTATATTTATCTGGAGCTATTCAAGGGAGTAACGATAGGTTAAGTTTTCTAAAAGGTAATGGAGCTTTACCCATCAATACAAATGAATTACTTGTTTCAAGTTCATATAGTGATTCATCTAAAGTACCTACCAACGGTTTATATGTTAAGGGTTCCATTAAAACTGATGGCGATTTAAACGTATCAGGAAACATTTCAGGAAATGGTTCTGGTTTGACTGGAACAGCTTCATTAAGAGCTACAGGTACTACAAAAGCTGATGTTGGTTTAGGTAATGTTCCTAATGTAGACGCTACAAATGCTGGCAATATTTCTAGTGGTACTTTAAGTAGTTCTAGATTACCTACTATTACTACATCAATGGTTAACTTTGCTAATCAGAGTTTAAACACAAATAGTAATGTAGATTTTAATCAAGTATCCAGTACTCAATATGTTGGCAATGGCACCGAGATAAAGATTGGTGCTGGTGAATCTATGAGTAGCATGGGCGGTTTCGGTGGTGAAATTGTTCATATAGCTGGTGAAAATGGTGTTAAAGTTTATGCTTCTAGTGATAATCTAAGTAGTGGGCTAAATCGAGTAACCACACTAATAGATACTAATGGCAATGCCAATTTTGGTGGGAGTATAACAGCAACATCGTTTTCTGGAAGTGGTTCTGGATTAACAGGAACTGCTAGTTTACGTGCTAAGGGAACAACTAAATCCGATGTGGGTTTAGGTTCGGTGGATAACTACTCAAGAGCACATTATGACAGTCGTTATTTGGCTGCTGGAGGTAAAGCAGTTGATGCTGATAAGTTGGACGGTATTAGCTCAAGTGGGTTTATAAGAACATCAGGATCGCAAACGATATCCACTAGATTCAGGCTTTATGATTCTGCTACTTCTGCACATGTAAATTGGGACGCTCGTGATGATGGTACGACAGCTACCATTCACAAATTCCGTAACAGCTCAAGCGGGTACTCATTTTACAGGGAGAACTGGTATGACGGGTCTTCTTACCACCCCATAGAAATGAAATCCGATGGATTATACACGGACGGTAGCAAGGTTTGGCATGCGGGTAATTTCAATCCATCTTCCAAAGCCAATACCTCTGGTACATATTCTGGACTAAGAGCACAAGCAACTACTAAATCTGATGTAGGTCTAAGTTTTGTAGATAACTATTCTAGAGCACATTATGATGCTCGGTATTTAAATGAATCAAGTAACCTAGCCGATTTACCTGATAAGTCAACGGCAAGAAGTAATCTAGGGTTATCTGATGCGGCTACTACATCGGTTTCTTCTATTAGAAGCGGCACGACTAAATCAGATGTAGGTCTATCTAGTGTTAGAAACGTATCGTGCTACAGTAAGTCTGAATCAGATGAAAGATATTCAGCAAGAAAACCAAATGCTAATGCTGTAGGGTCATATATGCTAGCACACGTTGCGTATGTGGACGGAGGACCAACATATAGACCTGGCGATACAATAAGCGGAAGCAAACTGGACGCTTCATCGGTTAACTCTTTTGAAGCAAGGGATAAAATCAGTTTGCCAGGCACATGGCGGTGTATGGGGTGGGCGAATGCCGACTGGAATGCTTCGGAAAGTACTACATTATTTGTAAGAATTGCGTGAGGTAAAGATGAGTTACACTATAAAAAACTGCATAGAGAATAAAGACGGCACTATTGATCTTCAATTGAACCACCCAGGTTTTGGGTGGATTCCTTTTACAGCATCACCAGATGACTCAGAGGAACTGGGAAGAGAGGTGTATGAATTAGTTAAAGTACAAGGATATGCCGAGTATCAGCCCTCCTATGAAGAAAAGGATGCCGAGGCAAGGATGAAAAGAGCACGGCTACTGCAGGAAATAGATAAGGTAGCAAGCAACCCATTGAGGTGGGAAAGTGTTAGTGGAGATTTAAAAGAAGAGATCAAGAATTACAGAAAATCTTTGCTAGATATCACCGATCAGCCTGGTTACCCGTTTAACTTTACGTATCCCGAAAAACCGGACCTTGAAAATGTTTGAGAACAAACGAGTATCCGGTGAATGAGAGAATGAAGAAAGTGAATAGGCTAGGAAAGTATTTTTAGGGTCAGCTGGGGGTATCTCTTTATTTATATATACTCTTCTGATTAAATACTTTTAATAATTAATATATTCAGTTGGAGCTTGTTGTGTCAGATGGATTAAATGCCTGGGAAAAAGAAACTATAAAAGAGAATAGTCTGGCCATTAGGTCAATTGAGACAGATGTAGCAATAGCCCAAAAAGATATAGTGACCAACAAAGAAGATGTAAAAAGAATTGAAGAACGGTTAATAGAACATAAGGTAAAAATTGGAATATATAAATAATGGTATAAGTATAATTTTTAATCAATTGCATAGGCAATAAAATGAAACCAACAAATTCCCTGAAAATTGCGGCAAGTGACATATTTAAAAAATCACTTAATTGTGTTCCTTATTATTTCTTTTTAGGGAATTCTAGTCCTTGGGAAAATGAACAAGAACCGCCTGAAGCAAAGAACGAAGTTAAAACTCACATTGATGTTTTAAATGATGTTCTTTGTCTTAAAAGAATCAATTCCGAAGATTTACATACGGTCATAGAAGATAATACTTGGATTTCAGGGAAAGTTTATTCTCAATACGATGATGAAGTTGATTTAGATAAACCTGTAGACTTTTACGTTATTAATGAAGAGTGGGGTGTCTATAAATGTCTTGATAATAACAATTATGAAGTTTCTACTGTTATGCCGAGAGGTAATTTAGAAAAACCTTTTTCTTGTCAAGACGGATACGTTTGGGTTTATATGTATTCCGTTAATAAAGAGGACAGAAGAAATTTTTCTGGTACTGGTTATATTCCTTGTTACGATACTGTACAAATGAAAGAAAAATGGAAAAATGATGGTTCTATAGATAGAATAGATATAGTTTCCGGTAATGAAAATAATTGTTTTAAAACATCACCAAAAATTATCATAAAAGGTGATGGTTACGGTTGCGAAGCAAAAGCAATAATTAAAGATGGTAAAATTGAAAAAGTAAAAATTATAAATCCAGGGAAGGGGTATAGAAGAGCGTTCGTTGAGGTTCAATCTAACGAATGCTCATGTAATACGGTGATGCGTCCTGTTGTTTCTCCAGTAGGTGGGCATGGTTATAACCCTAAAGAAGAATTACACGCAATATACAAATTACTTGATATAAAATTGGAAGGATCTAAAGAAGGGTTGCCGACTGGTATAACGTATAGAAGAATTGGAGTAGTATCTAAAGGATTATCTAATAAAAAAGGTTGTGTTGTAAAAGTAACCTGTATAAGAAAAATTAAAAGAGGTCAAAAATTACGTACCTCTAGCGGTGAAGAAATTAATGTATTAATGGTTGATAAAGATAACTCTATGTTTTACACCGACTCCATATTAAGCGGTTTTGATACAAAAATACACGGTGAAGGTTTTACCACTGAAATCATTAACAAAATTAATACTGAACATTTACCGTTAACGGAAGAAGTTATAAATAAAGGTAATTACTTGAAAAACTCTGGTAACTTGTTGTGGTTTAAAAATATAAAACCCGTTACGAGGTCAGAAGAAAAAACCGAAGAATACAAATTTATTGTATCATTTTAAAGGATAAGAAATGACTGAAGTTAATAAATCAGTAGCTCCATATTATGACGACTACGATAAAACTAAAAACTTTCACGAAATGTTGTTCAGACCTGCAAGGGGTGTGCAAGTTCGTGAAATGAACCAACTTCAAAGTATGTTTAATGAACAAATTAAACGGTTCGCTGACCATACGTTTGAAGAGGGGTCGGTCGTTATTCCAGGGCAAACAAACTATTCGACAGAATATTCTTTTATTACACTAAACATTAACAATTTTTCAAATATCTCATCTCAATTGGTTGATGGCATAGTATTAGAAAACGGTAGCGGAGTCAAAGCTATCCTTAAACAATTCGTTGAAGCAACTCAAACGGATAACCATACAGCATACATTGAATATACTGATGGTTCTAATACAAACTCATCAAACATTTTTGAAGAAACTGATTCTATTACGATTTACGCGGAAGACGGTACAACAACCATCGGTACTGCTTCAGTAATTACTAAAGGAAAAGGTTCTAAATTTTCAATCTCTAGTGGCGTTTATTACTTAAATGGTAAATTCGTTCTAGTTGCTGATGAAACAATCCTATTAGACAAATATTCTAATGAACCTTCTAAGTCAGTATGTATTGAATACGAAGAAGAGGTTGTAACACACAATGAAGACTCTTCCCTTTATGATAACGCTAGTGGTGAGCCTAATGAAACAGCTCCTGGAGCAGATCGTTTAAGAGTCAATACGCGCCTTGTTCAATTTGAATTAAACCAATTGGATGATTTACCGGATAATTGTTTTGAAATATTCCGTATTAAAGATGGTGAAGTTCAACGCAAAGTTGATAAATCAGATTATAGTTTACTAAATGATACGCTTGCGCAAAGAACTTATGAAGAATCTGGTGATTATACTGTTAAATCATTTGGTATTGGTTTAGAAGAACATGATACGGTTTTTGGTACTGAATCACAAGACCAATTTGTGGCACAACTAGATCCTGGTATTGCATACGTTAAAGGTTATAGAGTAGAAACGCTTTCTAAAACTAACGTGATTATGGATAAAGCTAGAACAACATCTATAATCAATAACAGTTCTATTTCTACTGCGTTAGGTTATTACATTAACGTTCAATTAAACGCTAATTCTCATTTGCCTGATACTGAATCATTTCAAAAGGGAACATTCAGAAACTTAACAGGTACACCTGTTGGTACTGGTAGAGTTAGAGCAATTAGAAAATCAGGGAACGAATATCAATTCTACTTATTTGATTTAAGGTTGCCGGATGGAACACCGAGTTCATCTTTTATTTCTAGTTCTGATTCTTTTGTTTCTACTGAAGGACTAGGCTTTGATGTAAACGTTACTTCTGGTTTACAAGAAACGTCTGAAAATTCATTAGTGTTTCCAATGAACGTAGAATTCGTTAGGTCACTTTATAATGAATTAGGTGAGTCAGATACTTCATTCTCTACAATTAAACGTTTCACTGGAACATTAAACACAAGTGGCCAAATATCTTTCAGTGCTGGTTCTAATCAAGTTTTCCTTGAACAAAACCCAGTTTACGCGATCGGTCAGTTCACTGATGACAATACGGAATTGGACGTTACAAATAATTACGTTTTAACTGGAAACCCAAACGGTTCTGGTTTAACGATTGATGTTGGTTCTGGTTCAGCAGGTAGACCTGTTACTGTTTTCTTGCAAATGGCTAAACAGCAAGTACAACAAAAAGTTAAATCATTAGAAAATTCTACTGCTACTGGTTCAGTTGATTCTAATAGTAGAATCTCTTTGAATAAAGCGGATGCTTACGAAATTACTAATATCACTGATGATCAAGGTAATGACGTTACAAATAAATTTACTTTGAGAAGAAACGTTAGAAAATCTTTTTATGATGTTTCTGAAGTTGAATTAAAGTCAGGTGAAACTGCGGTTATGCCTGTTACTATCAGTTTCAAATATTACGGTCATTCTGACGGTGATTTCTTTGGTCCTGATTCTTATGTAAACATTCCTTTTGGCGAAGTACCAACTGAGGACGGTAGAAGACTGTCAGACGTTATTGATTTTAGACCAAGGGTAAGCGATAGCGGTGATGACTTCTTCTCCACAGGGAGCGTTTCAGGGGCTATTCCGACGCCTTATAGTGTCATGCGCTCTGATATTGAACATTACCTTCCTAGAATTGACAAATTGTATGTGGATTCACGTCAAAACTTTAGAGTTGCTAAAGGTGTACCAGCGTTACAACCTAAAGAACCAAACGATCCACCGAATTCAATGGTTCTTTATAAGATAGAAATCCCTGCGTACACACCGGATATTTCTGAAATTGATTCTATTAAGGTTAAAAATAGAAGATATACAATGAGGGATATTGGTAATATTGCTCAACGTGTATCTAACGTAGAATATTATGTATCACTAAATTCATTGGAATCAGAAGCTGATTCACGTCAAATTATTGACGGCGAAACAGGTATGAATCGTTTTAAAAACGGTTTCTTGACTGACCGTTTCGTTGACCATAGTGTTGGTGATTTTGCTTGGCAAAATTATCATGTATCTATGTCTGAACAGGGCGAACTTAGACCTGAATTTTCACTAAATGCTGTAGATTTAGAAATGAATACTTCTTCATCTACGGGCGTGGTTGTTAATGGCCAAATTGTAACACTACCATTTACGCATGAAACGTATGTTACCCAAAACCAACGTTCAGAAACAATGAATGTTAACCCATATGCGGTATTCCGTTGGGATGGAGCAGTTACATTAACTCCTTCAGTTGATTCATGGATTGACCCAATATATACTCAACCTGATGTAACTTACAGAATATTCAATAATGGTGAATTAACTCAAACTTGGAATTCTTGGGAATTGAATTGGGTTGGTGGAGAAACTTCAGAAACTGAAACTGAAACTTCTACTAATAGAACGATGAGAGGTAGAAGGGAGCGAAGAATTTCAACCACTGTTGTTAATACAACCACTACAACTAGAACAAATATTGAAGTTGTTAACGACAAAGTTATTGATACTTCGGTTATTCCTTATATGCGTTCAAAAGAAATTCTTATTGAAGGTGAAGGGAATAGACCGAATGCTAAAATGCACTTCTTCTTTGATAGCGTTAAAATCAACAATTACGTTAAGCCTGTAGGTGGTTCTTATGGGAATGATGTGGTTACTGACGGTGATGGTAAATTTGAAGCAGTATTCTTAATCCCTAATACAAGCCAAAGAAGGTTTAAGACGGGTCAAAAGCAATTTATTGTTACGGATGAACCAAATAATAATCGTCAATTATCTACTTCTTATGCGGAAACTATGTTTACTGCAAGCGGTATTCGTCAAGTTAGACGTAGAACGATTGTAGCAACTAGAAATATCGAAACTTCGGTAACGTCTAGAACTACCACTCAAACTCGTTGGGTTGACCCATTAGCTCAATCTTTCTTAGTAGAAAGAAACGGTGGCGGGTTCATTACGAAAATTGATGTTTTCTTTGCTACTAAAGATCAGCGCGTACCAGTAACGTTACAAGTTCGCGAAATGGAAAATGGACAACCTACTCAGAGGATTGTTCCTGGGGCTGACGTTATGTTATACCCTTCAGAAGTTAATACTTCTGAGGACGGGTCAGTTCCTACTACGTTTGAATTTGAGTACCCTGTACACCTTCTTGATCAAAGTGAATATTGTTTTGTTATTTTGTCCAACTCAAATAACTATAATGCATGGATTGGTAGATTAGGTGAAAGAAACTTAGGTAATAACCAATATATTGTTGAACAACCTTATGCGGGTGTATTGTTTAAGTCACAAAATAATTCTACTTGGACAGCTGACCAAACGGCTGACCTTCAATTTAGAATTTATATGGCTAACTTTGATACTTCTTCTAATGGATTGGTATATTTAGAAAATACTGAGTTGGATAAAATTGTATTGGAAAATAATCCAATTGAAACAGTAGACGGAAGTTCTAAATTAATTATTCATGCACCAAGACACAACTACATTCAGGGTGGTACAATTACTATTCAGAATGCAACAGGCGGTAATGGATTTGCTTTGAATGAAATTAACGGTGATTGGACAATTACTGATGTTTTAGATCCTAATAGAATTGAAATAACTTCTACAGGGATTGCTAACGCTTCAGGGTTTATTGGGGAAGATACAGTAACTGTCTCAAACACGATACAAGCAACTTTATTGAGACCGAACGTACCTACTATTGAATTAGACGGTACTTCTGTCGAATACGGTGTTAAGGGTACAAGAGGGCAATCAATTGACGGCAATGAAAACTCATATAGTCAACTGACACAATATTTCCCTGTTGCTAACGATAGGAACAATCTATTACCTCAACCTTGGGTTATTACTAATAGACTTGATGAACAAAATAATATTGGTGGTTCTAGAAGCCTTTCATTCCGTTTAAGAATGAATTCAGGTAATTCTAATATTTCTCCAGTATTAGATTTACAAGGGTTGTCAGTAATTACGCCTTGTGTTTTGGTAGATTATAAAGATCAAGATTTAAATGATGGTTCTAATAACTTCGCTAATTATAGAACTAGAGTTTCTGGTCTTAAATTACCAGCCGATTCATTGAATATATTCTTGGATATTATGCAAGGTGATGAAGCTGATACAGTAATCACAGCTAGATACGGTAATTCTGAAGAAGAAGTATTAGAATCTTCATGGGAACCATTAAATCAAATTGTTTATAATACTTCACCTAATGAATATAGGGAATGTGAATTTGCTGTAGAAGGTAGAAGCGAGTTTACTCATTACCAAGTAATGATTCAACTTAAATCTAAAAACGCTTCTATGGCACCTATTTGTAAAAGGTTGCGTTGTATAGCAAACTTGAAAGGTTAAATATATGCATAGGATAACGGGTAAAGAGGGTCTTGTTAAAGACCCTCATACTGGTACAATTTCAAATACAAATGTGAGTGAGTATGAAAATTATAAACGGTCTAAAAAGAAAAGTCGTGAATTGTTTCGGGTCGTTGCAGACCTCGAAAAAAGAGTCACAACCCTCGAATCAACAATTAGACAACTTACCGAAACCAATAAACAAATTTAAGTTTTCTAATAACAGCTTAAAAAACCTTGAAGGAGTAGATAAAGAAATTGCGGAATTGGCTAAGTTAGCAATTTCTTATTCAGAAGTTGATTTCGGTGTTTCTGAAGGTCTACGTTCTTTAGAAAGACAAAAGAAATTATTGGATGAGGGCAAAACCCAAACACTGAAATCTAAACACTTAGATGGATTGGCAGTAGACGTTTTTGCTTATGTTGATGGTAAAGCTGTTTGGGATTATCGTTATTATTTTCCTATTGTAGAAGCATTTAAAAAGGCGCAAGAAAGATTAAGAGAGGAAAAATACCCTAACCTTGAAATGAGGTGGGGTGGTTGTTGGAAAAAGTTGCGTTTTATAAATGATCCTGAAAGGGACGTTAACCAGTACAAACAATTCAAGAAAAAGAAAGGTGAAAAGCCTTTTATTGATGCACCGCATTTTGAAAAGGTAAAATAAGATGTCTGTTAATAGTAGAGAAAAATTAAAAGAATATTGCCTAAGACAATTGGGTAAACCAGTCATTAATATTAATGTCGCTGAAGAACAAATTCAGGACAGAATTGATGATGCTCTACAAAAATATACCGAAGAACACTATGACGGTTCAGTAGAAGAATGGGTTAGTTACAAAATAACTCAAGAAGATATCGATAACGGTTATATGTCATTACCGGATAATATTTTAGTTGTAACCGATATTATGCCTATTAATGAAATTGTTGCTCACAATAGCTTATTTTCATATCAGTATCAAGTAGCAATGCAAGAATTAAGTAATTTTACTCCATTTGATTCTTCAGATTATTTTATGAAAATGTTTAATTACAATTCTGTTTCTGACATGTTATCAGGTGCAAGTTCATATAATTTTGTTAGACACCAAAACAGAATTTATATTAATTCAGCTTCTTCTTTAGGTGAACTTGGTGTTGATTATCCTTTAGGGTTTAAAGTTATCCGCTTATTAGACCCACAAAATGCCCCTAGCATGTTTAATGAGGTATGGCTGAAGAAGTATACGACTGCTTTAATTAAGAAGCAGTGGGGGAACAACATGAAGAAAATGAGCGGTGTTCAACTTCTCGGTGGCGTCGAATTAAACGGTCAACAAATATATGATGAAGCAGTAGAAGAAATAGAACAATTAGAAGTTGAACTTGAAGAAAAATATAGCGAACCTCTTTCATTTATCGTGGGGTAAAATATGGGTAATATAAAAGAATTATTGTTTGATATTTATGATTTTATTGTCCCTAGATTTGTTACTGAATATATGGTTATGTATGATTCAGGTTTTAAATTTAATGATCAAAAAGTTCTTGAACCTTTTTGTGACGCAAGAACTTTTTTAAGGTTAGAACCTGAAGAAAGAGAAGGTATAACACCAATAGGAATCATGAAATACAAACAATTTAATTTCTTTGGTTATGGTCTATGGCCAAAAGTAAAATCACCTGAATTAATTAGTTGGAATCAATTTTTGGGAAATAAAAATGGATACCTTTGAAAAAGAAAAAGAACAAGCTGAATTTGAAAGGGATCGTAGAAAATGGAAAATTAGAAGAAGGTTAGCATTAGCTTCATTCGGGTTTTTGATGCTAATTTCAATTATTTTTTTAGCTGGAGCGTACCTTGTTGATATTGAACAAGCAAAAGCCGCTTCAGAGTTTAATGGGATATTCATTGCTCTTATAGGTTTCTTTTCTTCTATCGTTATTGCTTATGTTGGGGCTGTAACGTATTCAGAAAAAACTATTAATGGTAGTATAACCCAGTATAAATAATACTTATGGTTTCTATAAATAAAAATTATAATGAGTGTAACTAATAAGCATTTTAATCATTACAACGCAAGTAATGAACAAAACCTAATTCAAGACCTAGTTGATGAAACAATATTCAATATGGGTCTTGAGGTTTTTTACATCCGTCGTTCACAAGATAATATTGATTTTTTATACAATGAAGATTCTTCTGCTTATTATGAACATTTTGAAAGATTACCAATGTATCCAGTAAGCGTTGATGGGTTTGGTGGAATGGAAGGAATGACTTTCTTTGCACATGAGTTTCAGGATACTGCTTCTTATGTTGTATCTAAGAAAGTATTCGGAGAAAAGTTTCCCAATATTGATAAACCCCAAGCTGGCGATTTACTTTATATCCCAGTAACCAATTCGTTATTAGAATTAAAATATTGTGAAGAAGAATCTGAATTTTTCGAAAAAGGAAAAAACTACGTTTATGAACTTAAAGTAGTTGCGTTTGATTATTCTCATGAAGATATTGATACAATCGGTTATGATATTGAAGATTACTTAGTTGAAATGGAAATTTATGATTCTGAAAATGATACTGAATCATCAGGCGGTGATAATGATGATTTTGAATCTAATGAATATTTAGAATTTGACCCAAACAACCCGTTCGGAGTTAAGTGATGTTATTAGAAAAATATTCTTACCATAAAACAATATGGATCTATACTGGGATTATTGGGTCAATATTCAATGACATAAAAATAAAACGCCATAACGGTAAAGTGATTAAAGTACCTATCCAGTATTCTGGTAAACAAAAGAATAACGAAGCCAATGAAGTTGATAGAAGCGGTCGGGATGACCTTGGGTATAATATGAATTTACCTAGAATGGCTTTCTTATTAACAGGTTGGGAACGTGACGATTCTAGGATGACTAATAGAAACAATAAGTTATCTAGTAACAGTTTCAATAGAGAAACTGATGGTAGTTCAGATTTCCAATATAATAGAATTCCTTATAATTTCCAATTTGAAGTTAGAGCGAAAACAAAATACCTTGAAGATAATTTACAAATTGTTGAACAAATATTAACAGCAATAGACCCTGAAATAGAAGTTGTTGTCAAAGATAACAACGATTTAAATTCAAGTTCTTCGGTTATAGTTACGTTAGATGATTCCTCATTAGAAAATAATTATGAAGGGGAATTTGAAGACCCTCAAATTATAGAATCATCGTTTAGTATTACGTTAAAAGGTTGGTTGTATAGAGCAACCAGAAACCAAAAAGTTATTAAACAAGTTAATGTCAATTATTTTGAATTAGACCCCAAAGTTGAATTGACTGATGAACAACAGGTGATAACTGAATAATGCCAAATTCTAATTTTGAAAAACAATTAACTGAGTTACTGGAAAAAGAAGTTCCTGGGGATAATTCTAATACAGAAGTTCAGGAACAAGAAGGTTCAGTATTCGATAATATTGAAATAACACCAGTAACTTATGATAATAAAGATTCTACAGCAATTTCTTCACAAGCGGATTTGCTTGAAGATTATAAGAACGCACGTTCTAATTTATACGGGTTAATGGGTAGAACTAACTTTGCTATAGAACAAGCATTAAAATTGGCTATGTTAAGTGAACACCCAAGAGCATTAGAAGTTGCTGGGCAGTTGATGAATAATTCGTCTAATATTTCAAAAGAACTTATTAATTTACATAAAACGTTGAAAGATAAATTAGATGAAGGTGGTGAAGGTCAATCTAATTATACCCAAGTCAATAACCATTACTACAACTCTGATAAAAAAGAAATTGATGATCTAGAACGTGAACTTGAAGAACTAGATAATAAAAAAGAAGAACCAAATAATGAAAATCAGGAAGATTGATACAAGTAATGATACAACTATAACGAATAAAATTTATGAGTTTGAAAATGTTTGTCCATTTCCAAACTTAAAAGAATTTTATGACGAAAATAAAGGTCTTGTAAAGAAATTCCTAAGAAAGGATACGATGGGTATTACTGTTGATGATTGGAATTTTGAAGAAGTTCCTGAACATTGGTGGTACCAAAATAAAGAAGGGTTACTTCGTCACGGCATAAAAAAGAACGAAAAGAAATTTACAGTTAAGCAAAAACTGGAATGGATTAAATGTGCTTTAGACGTTGTTTATTTTACTAGAAAATATGTAAAAATTATATCTATTGATGATGGTATCATACCATTTGACCTTTGGGATTTCCAAGAAGACTTACTTGATTTGTACCAAAACAACCGATTCATTATTTCAATGCAATCGCGCCAAACAGGTAAAACCCAGACCACGGCATCATATTTGTTATGGTTTAGTATATTTTCAGAAGCTAAAACTTCTGCAATATTAGCCAACAAATCATCACAAGCACAAGAAATCCTTGAGCGTGTCCAATTATCTTACGAATCAATTCCTTGTTTTTTGCAACCTGGAGTTAAAGTTTACAACAAACAAAGTGTTGTATTCAGTAATAATTCTAAAGCCTTTTCAGCGGCTTCTTCATCAAGTTCAATTCGTGGTAAATCTATTGCATTACTTTATATTGATGAAGCGGCATTTATTCCCAATGATATGGCTTTCTATGAGTCTACCTATCCAACAATTGCTTCTGGTAAAAATTCTAAAGTTATCGTGACTTCTACACCGAACGGTACTCGTGGAATGTTCTATAAACTTTGGCAAGAATCTGAAGCTGGTAAAAACTCATACGCTCAAAAACTTGTTACTTGGGATATGGTTCCTGGACGTGATCAGGCGTGGAAAGAAGAAACGATCAATAACACTTCACCTGAACAGTTCCGTCAAGAACACGAATGCCATTTCCGTGGAAGCACAAACTCACTTATTTCCGGTAATTACTTAGAGCAGTTAATTACTAAGGAACCTCTTGAAGAGCTAAATGAAGGGAAGTTATTCATATATCATAAACCTATAGAGGGTCATGAATATGTCTGCTTAGTGGACTGTTCAGAAGGCGTTGGTGGTGATTACCACGGAGTGATAGTTGTAGATATATCTGTAGACCCGTATGAAGTTGTTTGTGTGTATCACGACAATAAGTTATCAAGCCTTATATTACCTGAATTAATTTATAACGTGGCTGGTGAATATAATGCGGCTTGGGTACTTATAGAAAACGAAAGTACAGGTCATCAAGTCAGTAGCGATTTATACCACGATTTAGAATACGAAAATGTTATCTTTACCGTTGCTGAAAAAGGTCAGCAATCACCAACGTTTAGAGTTGATGGTAGAATAGGCGTGAAAATGTCTAAGTCCGTCAAGCGTATTGGGTGTGCAAACCTTAAAACAATGATTGAGCGAGGAAGATTTAACCCTAACCATATGAACATAGTTGATGAATTAGGTGATTTTGTGCCTAAAGGCGGTTCGTATGCTGCGGCTGAGGGTGCTCATGATGATTTAGTTATGCCTTTGGTTATGTTTGCTTGGTTATCTAACTCAGAATTCTTTAAAGAATTAACTGATGTTAATGTCAGAAGTTCATTAGTTGACCAAGCGAAAAAAGAAAGAGAAGAAGAATTAATGCCGTTCGGTATTATAGATGACGGTAGAAGTTTATTTGATGGTGATTCGTTTATGGAATTAGGTGAAGATGTTGATCCAGATGTTGGTTACAGAATAATTGAAGATCCAACGTTCGGAGAATTTTAAGATTAACGTTTAATAAATAAATAAAACGGTAATTTTTATCCTACATTTAGAGAGGTGTTATAAATGAGCAGTCCAAATGTACAAACATTTGAACGTGATAGAAGCCTGTACGTTGCAGGACAGAATAGTTCTGCTTCTGCAATGGTGGGTCTATTTCGTTGGGGACCTGTGAACAAGGCGATTAGAATTACGACTGATGAAAAAGAACTTTTACAAAAGTTTGGTCGCCCTAATAATGAAGTATCACAGTTTTTCTTATCAGCAGCAAATTATCTTAAATACGCAAACCCATTATTTGTGGTTCGTGCTATTGATGATTTAGTTGCAAAAAACGCTGATTCTTCAGGCACAGGTGTTTTAATTAAAAATGAAAGTGAATTAGAAACTACTGATACAACAGGAAAGGCGTTTATTGCTAAATATCCTGGGGCATTAGGTAATTCATTAAAAGTATCAGTTGCTGATAATTTTGATTATGACAACTGGGCTTATGCTGGTGAATTTCAATATGTACCAGAAGAAGGTGAATTCAACTTAGTTGTGGTAGACGAAGGTGGATTGATTTCTGGTTCAAAAGGCGCAATTCTTGAAAGTTATGAATTAATGACTAACGTTCAAGGAAGTAAAAAACCTGATGGAACTTCAGCTTTCATCGAAAAAGTATTGATGGAGCAATCAGAATACATTTACCTTGGTGATTTTTCTGCTGTCTTGTTAGATGAAACTGGTAGTGAAGGCGTTTTTGAAGCTTCATTTTCTGGTGGTGTAGATGGAAATGATTCTACTGCTGCCGACTTTGATACAGCAATTCAAGTCCTTTCTAATAAAGAAAAACTTGATTTCATTAGCGCATTTGCTTCAGTCATGCCTGCAACATCAGTTGCATCATTAATTGATTTATGCGACCAACGCCAAGATTGTAAAACTCACTTTGCTCCAGAATTGTCTGACGTTTTAAATAATGCAAGTGCATTGGAAGATGTTAAAGATTATTTTAACTCTACAATTAATAAAAATACTTCTTATGCGTTCGGTTCAGATAACTGGAAAAAAGTTTACGATAAGTACAATGATACTAACGTATGGATTCCTTGTGATTCTGATACAGCTGGTCTTGAAGCTAGAACGTTCGCTAGAAACGAACCTTGGTTCTCATTCGCTGGACTAAATCGTGGACAATTGCTTAACGCTATTGAACTTGCCTGGAATCCTGACGAAACAACAAGGAATGAGTTATATAAATACAATATCAATTCAATTGTTGATTTTGAAGGTGAAGGTAAAGTTTTATTTGGTGATAAAACAATGCTAAAACGTCCTTCTGCTTTCAGTAGGGTAAACGTTCGTAACTTGTTTATAGTTGTCAAGAAATCTATTGCTCGTGCGGCTCGTTATCAGTTATTTGAATTTAACGACCAAATCACGCGTTCTTCATTTAAGAACTCAAGTGATCGTTACTTAGGTGGCGTTCAAGGGCGTAGAGGTATTCGTCGTTTCAAAGTAGTCGCTGATGATACTAATAACACCGAACAAGTTATTGATAATTTTGAATTTGTTGGTGATATTATGATTGACCCAGCACGTTCAATTAACAATATTCGCCTTAACTTCACTGCCGTTGGCGCTGGAGTTAGTTTTGAAGAAATTGAAGGGGAATCGTTCTAATGAGTATTCAGAATTTTCTTTCTAACCTTAAAGGCGGTGGGGCTAGTCCCAACCGCTTCGAGGTTGTAATTGATTTTCCTGCTTTCGCGGCAACGCAAGAAGAAATCAGAAAAACGGCTTTCTTAGTACAAGCTTCGCAAATTCCTGGATCTAATCTAGGCGTTAAAGAAGTCGGTTTCCGTGGTCGTCAATTAAAACTTCCTGGTGATCGTACTTTTGAAGATTGGGAAGCAACATTTTATAACGATACTGATTTCGCTATTCAAAATGCGTTGGAACGTTGGCAAAACGCCATTAATGCGTATAATTCTAATACTGGGTTAACTGCACCGGAAGAAATGTTCGGTACAGTGGAAGTTCACCAATTAGATAATAATGACAACCGCGTTAAATCGGTTGCTATGTTATACGCTTGGCCACAAATCATTACGCCTATTGAGTTAGCCCAAGACTCTAATGACCAGATTGAAACGTTCTCAACAACGTTTGCTTATTCTGACATTGATAACGGTAACTCAACCTAATTATTATGATATAAATATATTCGAGGGAAGTTAATTCCCTCGATTTGTATTTTCAAAAAGGAATCTATTGATGAGTGTATTTGGTGATTTTCTAGAAAAATTTAAGTTTGATAATCCTGATGAAGAAAGGATTCAGACCAATCAGATAGCAGACGAAAATGATGATGGTGCTATTGAGTTTTCTGAGGGATACTACCAAAACTTCCTAAACTTTGACCCAAAATATTCTGACCAAGCGGCATTAATTGAAGACTACAGGGAAATAGCTAATTATGAATTGGTTGATTTAGCTATTGATGACATTATTAACGAAATGGTTTCTTTCCATGAAAATGAAGAACCTGTTTCTATGGATTTAACGGGATTAGAAGATGACCTTTCTGAAAATGTAAGAAATAAAATTTATGATGCTTGGGATAAAATAACCCGAGTAATGGAATTAAAGAAAACTATTTACAAAAAAGCACGTGATTTTTACATAGATGGTCGCGCAACTTACCAAAAAGTTATAGACAAAAGTAGACCCAAAGACGGTATTTTGAAAGTTGTTCAGTTAGACCCTAGATTTGTATCTAAGGTTAAACAAACTGAATATGATAGACAAACTAAAGCAATTACTGGAATTATAGAAAAAATTATCTATAATGAAAACGTTGGTACAAATAAAAAGAATAAGAAAACTGATAGAAACCAATATATTGAAGCAGTAGAATTAAACCCTGATGCAGTTGTTTACGTTACTACTGGAATGACTGATGATAAAACAGGTTACGCGGTTTCTTATTTGCATAAAGCAGTTAAGCCTGTTAACCAATTACGAATGATGGAAAATGCGCTTTTAATTTACCGTATTACTCGCGCACCTGAACGTCGTGTTTTTTATGTTGATACTTCTAAACTTCAAAAGTCTAAAGGACAAGCATATCTTAAGAAGCTCCAAACATCCTACAGGAACAAAATGCAATTTGACCCTGAAAAGGGTACGTTCAAGGATGGAAAAGCCTTTTATACGATGCAAGAGGACTTTTGGTTGCCTCGTGATTCTAACGGTAAAGGAACTGAAGTTACTACGCTTCCTGGTGGTCAAAACTTAGGTGATATTGAAGATATTGTCTATTTCCAGAAAAAAGTTTATAAGTCACTTAATTTACCTGTTTCTAGATTAGAACCTGAATCCACATTTATGGGCGGCAGAACAACTGAAATTACTAGGGATGAGTTGAAGTTTAGTAAATTTGTTTCTAGAGTTAGAACCCGCTTTAATGAAGTGTTCTTGGATTTATTAAGAACCGAATGTATTCTTACTAAAATAATGACGTCAAAGGAATTTGATGATATTAAAGACAAAATCGTTTTTAACTATTCACATGATTTGTATTTAGAAGAAGCGACTAGAAACGAAATCCTTCAAGAACGTTTAAATTTAGCTAGAGAATTAGACCAATATACTGGTAAATATATTTCCCACAATTACGTTCGCCGTGAAATATTTAAACAAAATGAAGAACAAATGAAGGAAATGGATAAAGAAATTAAAGAAGAGAAAAATATTGAACAATATCAGCCTAAAGAAGAACCAGGAAGATTTTAATATTTTTCTTTAATAAATAAATTAAAGGAATAAATTTAACTAGAGGTTTTTAAAATGAAAGACTTGTACACAAAATTAAAAGAAGGTAACTCTAACGAAGTTATCAATGGTATTAAAGATAAACTAAAAGAATCAGTTGGTTATAAAATTAATGAACGTGAATCTGAAATCCTTACTGGTTACAGCTTCGTTTCTGAAGAAAAAGAACCTGAAGAAGATGACGAAGAAGACCTTGATGATGAAAAATATTCAGATTCTGATGATGAAGAAAAAGATAAAGACGAAGAATAATCCTCACTGGAGGTAAATATTATGTCTGACCAAATTGAAGAAGCGCGTAAAGTAACCAGAGTTAACTCAAAAGGTAAAAAGACCAAAAGAGTTAAATGTAAAAAAGGGTTTAAATTAAACTCTAAAGGAACTTCTTGTGTTCCTATGTCTGGTTCAGAAAAATCTTCTAAAAAACGTTCTATTAGAAAGGCAGTAAGAACTAAGCGTTCAAAGGGTTCAGGTGCTAAGAAAAGATCACAGTACAAAAGAAAAAAGGCTCTGAAGAAACGTAGTTCTATGGGGCTATAAAAATGGATAAAAATAAAATGTACAATCTATTAGTAGAATCATCTGATAAAGTTGAGATGCTTACTGAAAACACCGAAAGCGGTAAACAAGTTTTCATTGAGGGTATCTTTGCACAATCAGAAATCAAAAACGGTAATGGTCGTTTCTATGAACGTTCAGTTATGGAAAAAGCTATTGACCGTTATGACAGAGATTATGTTAGTAGACGTAGAGCTTTGGGTGAATTAAACCACCCAGAATATCCTTTTGCTGATCCTAGCCAAGCGGCTATCCTTATTAAGGAATTAGAATGGCAAGGCAATGACGTCTACGGTAAAGCATTGGTTTTAAATACGCCAAAAGGTGAAATCGTTAAAGGTTTATTAGAAGGCGGGTTTAACCTTGGCGTTTCAACTCGTGCTTTAGGGTCACTTAAAGAAAGAAACGGTACTAAATACGTTCAAGATGATTTAATGTTCACAGCAACCGATTGTGTTGACAACCCTTCAGCTCCTGATGCTTATGTTAACGCTATTAACGAATCAAAGCAATGGATGCTTACTGAATCAGGTATTTGGGTTCAGAAAGAAGGTCAAGAACCTGTTCATCAATTTGATGAAGGAATATTCCTTCAGAAATTAGAAGATTATGTTAAAGGACTTAAGAAATGAAAACATTCAAAGATTTTTTAAATGAAGACATGAATGATGAAGGTTGGATGAATCCGCCTTCATTAAGAAAAGGAAAAAGCTATTTGGCTGCTGAAGTAGATAATCCTGATTCTTTCGAAAAACCTATTGTCGTGATCGTAAAGGATATAGAAAGAGAAGATAGATACAATTATGAAGTTGCTGTAGAATTAGAAAACGGCAACACCGAAAATTGGTATTTAAGTAAAGATGATTATGTATTTAAACAGTGGTAACATATAGGTTTAAAATAATGAAAACGTTTAAAGAATTTTTGAATGAATCAAATTTCCCAGAATTTTTAAAAAATCCTGAGTTCTTTAATAAGACTTATGATTTGAATGGTAGAATTCCACAAGAAATTGCTAATCTAAAAGTACTTGAAAAAGGATATTCTAAAATAGCAAAAATGTTAAGTTGGAGTTTAAATTCTGGCAATGGTAGGTTAACAACAAGCTATATTAGTTCCCAATTAAATATTCATTCTGATTCAGCCACTATTGATGCGAGAGCTACATTCAGAGGTTCTAGTAGTGACGGATTTCCATTAGATGATGTCGATGTTTCTTTTAGATTCAAATTAACATTCAATAGTAGGGGTGTGGTCAATGGAATTGAAAAAACTTCAATTAGCGGTAGTGTAAAAGGTCATAGAAATCATGATGCAAGTGGTTTAACATTAGCAAAAATTAAAAAACTTGCAAATGAATCAGCAAAGAGGTTTTTATAAACAATGAAAACGTTTAAAGAATTTCTGAATGAATCCCCAACAGGAACATTTGATTTTCGCAATAATAAAAATGAACTATTTTCATCAGCAAAAAAAGAAGCTATGAAATTATTCCCAAAAATATTTGATCAAGATGGAATAAAAGTAAAAGTAAAGGATGGGGAATTTCATTCAGATTTAATGAAAATTAATCTAATTGGTCAAAGTGGAAAATTTGCTACTTTAGAAATATATGGTCATGAAAAAGGTGAAACTCATATTTCTGGTATGCGTTTGGCTGATAAATTAGTGGCTGAGTGGAAAGGGTTTAGATTATACGATATAAGAACCGTTTCTTCTTCTAAAAGCGTTGAAAATTTATTTAAAAAGATAGAAAGATCAATTAAAAAGAATAAAGAAACTATTCTAAGTTCCATACAGTAAATAATTTTAATTTATAGTACATATAAATATAGTTTATATGAGTTATTTTCATAAAGCGAGGTCAAGAAAATGAACGAAGATCTAATGAAAATCTTCGATGGCGTTGAAATCAGTGAAGACTTTAAAACGAAGGTTTCTAAGGTCTTGGAAAATCAGATTTCTGAAGCCCGAGAAGAAATTAGAACTGAAGAGGAAGCTAAGGCTGAAGATAAGTATTCAGCATTGGCCGAAAACTATTCAGAATATGTTGTTACCGAGATGGAAGACAAAACGGAACAATATATTAACGAAGAAGTTATTCCTCAAATTGGTAAATATGTTGATCATGCCGCTTCAGAGTTTATGTCTGAAAACAAACTGGCTGTCGACAACGGTATCAAGGTTAAACTTGCTGAAAGTTTCCTTGGTGGTTTAGGTAGTATTGCTGAACAATTCAACGTTCAAGTTCCTCATGGTTCAGAAAATGAATTGGATAAAGCAAATCAAAATCTTGCTGAAGCTAATCAGAAAATTGATAAGCTATTAGACAAGCAAACTGAATTGGAAGCGACAATTACTGAGTCTAAACGCTCTAAAGTATTTGAAACCGTTTCTGAGGACATGACTGAGACTAAACGTGAAAAACTTCAGGAAATGGCTTCTAAAGTTAAATTCATTGATGAGTCACAGTATAAAGGCGCATTGGAAGATTTAAAAGAGTCTTTAGCTCCTGGTCAAGAAAATAGTAAAGAAGATTCAGATAACACGCTTAATGAGCAAAATAATCAGAATCAACCAACTAATTCTTGGTTAGACAGCGTAATGTCTCGAGTTTAAATTTCAATTTATATAAATAATTAATAACGGTTAATTAATTCTCATTCAAGAGGTTTTAAAATGGATAATATGATTACTGAAAAAGTGAATGAGCTGATTGAGAGCGAAAAGTTCCCTCAGATCGGTGAAAGTCACAAAAAATACGTAACTGAGTCAATGCTTACGAATCAGATCAAATTTATGCAAGGCATGAACGAATCTTCTGAGCATTCTACTCAAACTGGTGGTGTTTCAAACTGGGATCCAGTATTGATCCGTATGGTTCGTCGTGCTGGTCCTCAGCTTATGGCTTTTGATTTAGCTGGCGTTCAACCACTATCTGGACCAACTGGTTCAATCTTCGCTATGCGTGCTCGTTATACTTCACAAACTGGCGCTGAAGCATTACACGACGAAGCGAATACTGCGCACTCTGGTGCTGGAACTCAAGCTGGTGATACTTCAGGTTTCCCTGCTGATTTCTTCGGTACAGGCGATCCTTCAGAAGGTACTTCTACTGGTACTGGTATGTCAACTAATGCAGCTGAAGAACTTGGTACAACAGCTGGCGATCCTTGGCAAGAAATGACGTTCTCAATTGAGCGTACTGACGTTTCAACTAAAGCACGTAAATTGAAAGCTTCTTTCACCCACGAACTGCGTCACGACTTGAAGCAAATCCACAACTTGGACGCTGAAAGTGAATTGGCTAACGTTCTTTCTACTGAAATTGTAGCGGAACAAGACCGTGAGTTGTTACGTACAATCAACACTTCAGCACAAATTGGTGCTCAAGATGCTGCAACTCCAGGTATGTTTGACCTTTCTGCTGACTCTGACGGTCGTTGGTTGGTTGAGAAGTTCAAAGGGCTTATGTTCCAACTTGAACTTGAAGCTAACGCAATCGCAATTTCAACTCGTCGTGGTAAAGCAAACCGCGTAATCTGTTCAGCTAACGTTGCTTCTGCATTGAACATGGCTGGCGTATTGGATTACAACCCTGAGTTGGCTTCTCGCTTGAACGTTGACGTTACTTCTAACACCTTTGCAGGTATCTTGCTTGGTCGTTATCAAGTTCACGTTGACCCTTATGCAACTCGTGATTATATCACATTGGGTTATAAAGGTCAAAACGCTTGGGATGCTGGCGTATACTGGTGCCCATACGTTCCACTAGAAATGGTACGTGCTACTGCGGAAGATAGCTTCCAGCCACGTATCGGTTTCCAGACTCGTTACGGTATTAAGGCGAATCCTTTCGTTGAAACCCAAGCTAACGGTTCTGCTAAAGCTGGTAAAGGTTTAGGTCAAGGTGAAAACCAATACTTCCGTAAATTCGCGGTAACTAACCTTAAAGGCTAATCTGAATTATAACAATAATAATTCATAGCTAACTTGAGGAGCCTTTTGGCTCCTCTTTTTTATGCCTATAAAACACCAATAAATTAAGGTATAATTGAATGATCTTATAAAGAACCAGAATTATAATATGAACTTGAAAGAATATATCATTGAAAATAATTACCCTAATGGAAGGGAAATTCGTTCCAGTAAACATACAAATTTTGTTAAAGAATTATTGATCAAAACTTCTTTCTTAGATGAACAATATAATAACGTACCTTTGGTTCAAAGATTATATTGCGTTTTGTATGAAATAAATTCAATTCCAAAATGCTCATGCGGTAATATTTTACCAAAGGGAATAGATAAACAATCCCCTTATTATAAAAAAGGCGGTTTTGCTAAATTCTGTTCAGTTAAATGTTCATCAGAAAATGCTAGAAAAATTTCATCAGAAAAATATGGTGGTCACCATATGAAAGATGATTCTATTAAAGAAAAGATTAAACAAACAAATAAAGAACGTTATGGTTCTGAACACGTTTTTACTTCTAATGAGTTTAAAGAAAAAGTTAAACAAACTTCAAAAGAAAAATATGGTGTAGAAGATTATCGTTCAAGTGAACAAGTTAAACAAAATAGAGTAGATTCCGTAAATGAAAGATATGGTGTTGATAACGTATTTCAATTAGAATCTACTAAAGAAAAATCCACCGAAACTGTTCTTGAAAAATATGGTGTTAACCATGTATTACAATCACCTGAAATATTAGATAAATCAAAAGGTACTTGTTTACAAAATCATGGTGTTGAACGCCCACTTCAGTCTAAGGATATACTCCAAAAAGTTATTGAAACAAACCAAGAACGATACGGGCATGACAATTATTCTAAAATACATTTTACTGATGAAATTATAGAAGCATTAACAAATAAACAATTATTGTTAGAATTATACGAAAAGTATCAATGTTCTAGGAAAATTGCTGAAGTAATTGGAGTTGGTTCTCATAGAACTGTTTTACAAGCAATGATTGCTTTAGGTATAGATAGGAAAAATTCTTATTCTGTTTCATCAAAAGAAATGGAAGTTAGAAAATTTCTAGAAGAAAACAATATTGATTACATTCCAAATGACCGTTCATTAATTTCACCCAAAGAATGTGATATCATTATACCTGAACATAAAATCGTTATAGAATTTAACGGCATGTTTTGGCATTCGTTTGAAATGAAAGGTGATAGGAATTACCATCAAAATAAATCCCTTGAGGTTTTAGATAAAGGATATAGAATTATCCATGTGTATGAAGATTGGTGGGAACAAAAACCTGAAGTGATTAAATCTAAAATATTACATATGTGTGGTAAATCAAATGAACGATATTATGCTAGAAAATGTTCAGTTGTTAAATTAACAAAAGAAGAATATTTTCCATTTTTAGAAAAAACACATATTCAAGGTTCACGTGACGCAAAATATTATTATGGTTTAATTTATGAAGGTAAGCTCGTATCCGTTTTAGGGTTAAATCCTTCCTGTAAGGACGAATACGAAATTATTAGGTATGCCTCGCTGAATTGCGTAGGTGGCTTCGGAAAGTTGCTTAAATCTTTTATAAGAAAACATAATCCATCAATTATACATACTTATGTGTCATTAGACTACGGTAATGGAATAATGTATGAGAAAAATGGGTTTGAATATAACGGAATGACGAACCCTAATTACTTTTATTATGATGGTAAACGACATTCACGAAATAAATTCATGAAACATAAATTAGAAGAAAAATTAGATAAATACGATGAATCTTTAACTGAATACCAAAATATGAGGAAGAATGGGTTTCTTAGAATATATGATGCAGGTTCATTAAGGTATAAACTGGTAATAAAAAAGGGACTTTAAGAAGTCCCTTTTCTTTATCTTGGAATTTCTAATGATTCCTCAAACCAACAAGGATATGGTTCTTTGAATCCTGAATCATCACGATTAAAAAATAAATTAATTTTGTTTGGGTAAATCACTGCAACCATGTCAAGTTCAGGATCATACTTAATAGGCGCTTCAGTTAATGATGCACCAACCGTTTCCCAAGTTTCAATTACGTTTGAAGTTAATTTCCCAGCCAATACCCTAGTTTCTTCTTGTTTTTCGGCTTTTGATTTTTTACTCATAAACGAAAATTTCCTTTATTTTAAGAATTGTGTGGCGAAGTAAGGTTCGTAATGTGTCTTTTCAACCACGTGTAGTCTATTCCTACAGTCAACAACATTCTTTAAACGCCCAAATAAAAGGCATAAGAATTTAAAGAGCAACGGTTCTTTCACCCGCACTTCGATAGGTAGGGAATAAAATTATTCCCTCGCTTCGATTCTTTATTGACCCAGAGGATCATAACCAACTTCACCAATCAGCTTCTGATGAATAATCAAATTCATCACCATCATCATCACCAATAGGATTTTCAAACCCATATAATACTGCCGTTTGTTTGAACAACGGTAAACCGTATTGAGCATAATTATTTTCATCAAAGTCTTTTAATTCATTTTGAAGAACATAATTCCAGAACATAACGACTTGAAACATAAGGCTTGCAGAGATTCCGCGTTTGTTTAATGCCTTTTCAAAACCAAATTCAACATCATTTTTTAATTGTTGAATAACAGCTTCTTCCGTAAAAGGTTTAGGTTCGTGATTTTGTTTTGCTTCTTCTGAATTAAATTCTAACCCAGCTTCTTCAATTTGTTCAACTGTCATGAACTGGGACAAACGCACTAAAGAACGTGGGTCAATCATAGTTTGTTCTTCAGAATTAGCTTCTTTGATGGCTTCTTCAATAGTAATCATAATAGTTCCTCATAGATGTTTTAAGCAATAATAAAAATAAAATAATAGGGTTACTTACCATAACCCATAAAAAACCTTTAGCGTTCTTCTGGTAAGCTATTTTCAATGATTTCAATCAACTTTAAGGTTGTGTTATGGTTCATTAATACGTATTCGCCATGAACAATAACTTCTTCATCTTTAATCAAGGTAACATATTTTTCTTTGTATTTTTTGTTAACCATACAAAGAAAACGTTTAATTGGGTTACTAGGTAAAGAACCATAATGCTCAACTACAATAAGTTCTTTTTCTTTAAGTAAATCAAAGTCAAAATTATTCATAACCTAATCCCCAAAGTTCTTTTAATTCTAGTACGAATCCAATATAACATTTCTGATACCCAAGGACTCGGTACGCCCAAATTATCAACTTGGTTGTAAACTTTACTTCGACCAGTATCGACAATAACTGGATTTAAATTTGGTTCAAACTCAATACTATCCCCTGAACAAATAAAAGTTCCGTACAAAGTAGATTCATCTTCATTGTAAAGGCTCAGTTTAAAATCTAGGTTAAAATTAGATACAATTTTTACTAAGTCACCATGAACGTCATAAATGTCAAAAGAATGTTCACTACCTAAATGAAATTCTCCTAATATAAATCCTTTCGGGTTTATTAACCCATAACCACCGTATTCTTCGTCTTTAGAATAAATGTAATTACTGGCTAAAGTTTTGAGTTCAATTATCCCGTACTCTGACATTAGGTAATCAGATAAATCTACTAACTGATTTAACCTTTCTTGTTCAGATAACTCATAAAAGTCATCCCTCAACCAAGCATCAATTTGAGGTTCAGTGAAACCCGATTTTTCCTGTAAAAACTCATTAATGATTCCAGAAAGCTCTTCTTTATAGAAAAGCCTTGGGTCAGTTTTAAGTATAAAATCTTTAGCGGTTTCTTCTGAAACGGGGTCACCTTCAAATTTGAATTTAACTAAATTTGGTAAGGTGATCCCTTCCAACTCGGAAATATCCATTAATCAGAATTCCTTAATAAGTTTAATCGACGATTATACACCGTTGAAGGTAATTCATTAATTGGGGAAGTAATATTTCCATGTCCTGGTTTGAAGTAGGAAATACATTTTTCACCTTGATCGTTAACGGAACGACGGGTTCTGCAAGTACCTTCATAAATCAATTCAATTTCTTCACTGGTTAGATTATTTTTCATAATCTTAAGCTTCCTCTTTTTCTACGATAGTATAATCTTCAATTTTATATTCTAGATTACCCATTTCATTTTGGTTATTAACCACATCAATATAGCGTTCTGCTTCTTCAATACTAACCATACCAATTTGTTGTTCTTTAGATACTTCGCCTTTCTTGTAAAGAGTAGCATCACGGGTAAATTTCTTTTTGAAAGAAAGAAGAAATGGGTACGGGTTTTTCATAATATAAACTTCCTCAGGTTTGAGATTAATTCCTTAACTTGAATTCATTATAATAAAACAAATGATAAAAGTATAATAACGATTAGTTATAAAGGAACAAGTTTTTATAACCTATTCCCATTGAAATTCTGCTGAAGAACCTTTACGTTTCTTTTTATCTCTCAATGAACTGCCAGTAGAACTCTCATTAGAACCTTTGCTTGTTTTAGGCTTATTGTTGCCTACTTTAGAAGCAACCGAAGTTGCGCTATCAATATCACTATATCGCATTTTATCCCAATCAATATTAACTAACTCAGGTTTAATTTTTGATTTGTTACCCCAACGGGTTTTTATACAATTGATTAATTGTTGACCGTTTTCTTGGTGAACCTCATTTTGGGACAATGATATAAAGAAATCAAGTGACATAGGCAAACCGAATGAATCTGAAGTATCAGTCATTTCAGGTGATTTATCCATACCGCTTCGATTAACCTGAGTTGCCGTCATAATAGGCGTATTCATTTCCATAGACAATCCACGCAGTTCTTCGGCAATCGCCTTAATGTAACTGTATGAGTTACTACCTTGGGCACTAATACGATAAGATGCGCAAATATTAATGTAATCTACAAATATGAAATCAGGTTCAAACTTTTTCTTTTGTTTCAGTTCTTTTATCAAGTGTCTAAAATGACCAACGTGACCAGCCGAGGTAGGGTATTCTTTAGCAACAAATTTGCCGTTTGTTTTACTTTGTAAATTCCTAATTTTACCCATGTACTGTTCTTTAGTCAACTTTTTAAGTTCATCAGTAGAAACGTTCAGTAAGTTAGCTTCAATACGTTCTTGAACATCCTCTTCAGCCATTTCTAAAGAAATATACAGTACATTTAATCCTCTTCTTAAAAACTCACCACAAAGATAACACATAAGAGCAGATTTACCCGTGTTTGTTCCTGCTAACACGCAACTCAATGACTTCTTTTTGTGACCGCCATTGGATAAACGGTTTAATGCGTTAAGTGGAAAAGGAATTCTTGCGTCTTCAGCTGTATAGGCTTCATATCGCTTTTCCGCATCTTCGAAAAAATCCATACCAATAGAAGTGTCAAACGATATAGACAACGCATCTTCTAATAAATCAGGTATAGAATTTTTGTTTGACTTTTCATCTTCTAAAATCGAAATGGATTGGTAAATTGAATCGTATAATTTTTTATCTCTACAATACTCTTCAGTTTCCTTAACTAGGAATTCTGTATTTGGTAAATCTTTTCTATTTTTATGGCATGTTGTAAGTAGTTCAGCAATTTCCTCAAATTCAGATTCCCCGACTGGACTTTTTTGTAAGACTACGCCTATTGCTTCAAGGGTCGGGACTTCATTATACTCATCAAATAAATTTTTGTAGATATTGAATAATGTTTTTCTGCTACCGTCAAAATATGAATCATCAAGGTACGGTAAAACTTTTCTAACATAATTGCTATCATACAAAAGAGATTTAAACAGAGTGTCTTCAAAAGAAACCATTAATCATCCTTCGCGCTCATTATTATAGTTAGAGGGCGATAGTTTAACCTACCGCCCATTTCATTAAAAGTGATTTATTTATTCTTTATCGAAGATTTCACCTGTTTCAGGGTCAAAATCTTCATCTTGAACTAAATTATCAAGTTTCTTTTGTAGAATTGGGTCGCCACCATCCAAACGATACATATTTTTAACGGCATCGACAAACGTTTGGTCATTAAGAATAGGATCCCAAAATTCATCTGAAGAAGTTTCTTTTCTACGCCAATTTTTATCATCTTCTACGTTAGCACGAGAATACCAACCCATCTTAGGTTTAATCACGTGACCCGAAGCAATAGCTAAGTCAAGTAGAGCAGAAAAACGATTTAATCCTTCCCCGTATTTCACTTCAAATGGGATTGATGATTTTTCGCGAATCGTTCTTGATTTTTCAATATCAAGAATAAATTCCCAACCAATAATTTCTTTGCCTTCTTTGATTTGGCGCTTGCGAACGATGAAAACTTGGTCTGAGGAATATAGTGGTCCGGTATTATGACTTATAACCCCGTTCTCTAAAACATAATTTTGTGAACCATTAACGGATATGTCGAAAACAGGACGCTTACCAATTTTTTCAATTTTACTTAATAGCATTAAAATCTACCTTTTGTTTCCATTTATAGAAATATGAAAATGTCTCTTCACCAATTTTCCCTTCTCGAAATGAATTATATACTCTTTTTATCACAGCGTAAAAGGGTTCTACATCACCGAATTTATTTTTTGTAAAAGGTATTAAAACTTCTAATGAATACCTTTTACTACTCATATTTTCAGGCTTTTTATTTTCTTTTAAAAAATTTACAATCTCATCAAAGAAATAAAGAACCTCCTCAATAGTTTTGTTTTTCCCTTTACCTTCCAGTAATTTTTTGAATGGGTTATATTCTCTGACTTTTACTTTAGAACAATTTTTACCATGAAACCGAGAATAATTACCAGGAGATAAGCTCATTCCACAATACTCACAAATAATTTCTTCAGGTTTGTTATAGATAGAATTATATTTTGCTTGGGTCAACCAATCTTTTTTGTCATCCCTCAACTCAAATTCTTCCCTATACACCCTAATGGTTTCTTTTGTTTTTACGTTAACAAAATTAACCATACCTTTCCTACCTATCTTTTCTTTGTGTTCTTTAGTCTTCTTTTTACCTTTCCTAGATTTAGACATTTTTCTTCTTGATTCTTCAGAATGAACTTTGCCTAAATTATGTTCTCTTAATTTTTGTTTAGTTTGTTCACTATGCGTTTTTCCATAAAAAGAATTAAACATTCCAAACCTAGAACCATTGCCTGAATGTTTAACTGTATCCCCTTTTGTAACCCCAACATAAGTACCGTTTTCGACTAACGGATGGTTTCTAGGCAACCTAACTATTTTACCATATAATGTATGTTTATAAGTTGCATAACTAGGGTCAGAGTAATTACTTATAGAAGCTATTGTCTTATTAAAATATTCAGGGTTCGCTACAACATCTTCTTTTAAATGTAATTCTTTTTCTTTCATTAAACATTCATTATAATTTTCTGAATGAAATAATAATTCAATTTTCAGATTACCCTTTTTTACTATTTCATAATAATTTGGCCAAGTTGAACTTCCATAATAACTATTACCGTTTCTATCTATAATTTTACCATCAACAAAATTACAATTTGATTTAGAACCTATATAGATATATGGGTATATGTTATTTTCTTTTCTATCTAAAAAAGTTATTTTATAAACTATATTCATTTAAACCTCTAGGACTTTTGTACTCTTCGCATAAAGTATTTATTATCCTAGAGGTTTAAAATTCAAATTAAATAGAAATTAAGTCCATTCCTTCAGTTAAATCCTTAGCCATAACCCATTCTTCATCACCGTTTTCATTTTTAACTAAGAATCTATGTTTCTCGGAACATTCTACTTGATATCCATCATCGAAAGTTAAACGCAAGCATTCTGGGTTTCCTTCTTCAAGAGTTTCAGGATCCCAAATATGGTCTACTTTTCTAGGACCTTCTTTTGACATTACCATGTCACCTTCTTGGATATTTTGTATTTCTACAAAATCCCCGTTTTCAAGCATAATACGGGTTCCTTCAGTAACACAACCACCGCTCATAATTTGTTTTGGTGCACCCATAGCAGCCATTTCATCATACGTGTGCATAATAGCAATCATTTGTATTTCACAACGCTTGAAATAAGGTGTCATGATACGGAATAATGCTTTTAGTGTTTTAGCTCTGATACCCATATCAGTAGCTGAATTGTCATTCATTGCATCAGTTACTTCTTTAATTGATGCTAAGTTTCCGATTGAGTCACAGAATACGATGAACCTTGGTTTATCTTCTTCTTTTTTAGCTTCATCATGTTCTTTTTTGATTTCTTCAAGTTTAGGAACTAAATCAAATTTTAGTTCCTCAATATTCATGATAGGTAGATAAATAACTCGGTCGGTATCAATACCAATTTGTTCATAGTATTCTTTCGACGCACCGCCTTCTGAATCATAAAATAACATATATGCGTCAGGGTGTTCATCCATATACGCTTTACAAGCAATCAACCCAAATAACGTTTTAAATGATTTTGATTTACCTGCTATACAAGTAACGCCTGATTTAGTTCCACCAAATAGGTCACCGCTATAAGCAAGGTTTAATGCTGGTACGCCAGTGTCATATAGTTTCACTGGTTTTTCTAATGTTTTAGAAAACGTTCCACTACCTTTCAATTTTGAGTTTTTAGCAAATTTTTCAGCTAGAGACATACTAAAGTTCCTTAATGCGTGTTTTCATTACTATTAAACATACGTTCTTTAACGTAATCGGTGTTCGGTAATAATTGATTATGACCCAACATTTCAATGAACTGTACCATAAAATTCTTATAATGAATAATACCGCTATTGCTTAGGTAATCATTGATAGATTTTATTTTTTGTTCCAATTCCTGAATATCTTTTTCATGGTTAAATGCTGAAGTAGAAAGCATATTAGTTAAGCGACGATTAAAAATTTTTTCTTCTTCAAACAAACAGTTCAATAAGTAACCGTCATCTTCCAATATTTCTATTTCTAAATCAAAACTTTTAACTTTTTCGTGACCTCTTAATGGAGAATGTTTATGGTCATAAAGTTTTTGTATCGCTAATTCTAGCGATTCTTCTTTTTCAGAATATAAATTAATCCTATATTTATCTTTGGAAGGGAATTCGTTGCCTATATCATGACCTTGACCCTGTAATTTATAGAGGACGCCCAGAACTAAAGTCCGGACGTTTTCTACGTTTTTAGGATCCATCACGTTTACTGATATCTCATACATAAAGAAATGTACCTTTTATTAAAATAAACTGACTTGTTCTTCTTCTTCCCATTTAATAGCATTTAGGAATATTCTTAATGCAGACATAAATGATTTTTCAAACATAGTGTCTTTATCAATATAATCCTCAACATTAAATTCTTTAGGAAGGTAAGTATCAAAACCGATAACAGGGAATCCAGTTGGGTTCGGTTCTTTCAGTATAACGTATTTAATACTATCTCCGCTATTAATTTTGCCGATATGTTTATATTCTTGTTGTTCCAAAACGTAATTATGGAACAGAGCCGCTTTAACATGAGCCTGTGCACCCTTAGCGAATATTTTTTCAGGATCATGGTATTTTTCTAATCCGTTTACTTTGGTTGGAATAGCAATTTCATTTGGTTGTTTATTGTAATAAGAATCAGTGATATCACTCAACAATGAATAAAAATCACTCTTATCCTTCCCTAAACAGGATTTATAGCAACTTTTAAGAGCCACCCTAGCCCATCCTGGGGTTGAAGATTTTACGGACTCCATACCCATGATTTTAATTTTGGGCTCTTTGTAATATTTCGTTCCTTCTGAATCAAGAACCGACATTACATATTTTTTCTTAGCAACCCAAACAGCTACATTAGAAATAACTTCACGTTCCCAGAACATGCGTTGTTCATAACAATTCATGTACTCGCAAATTTCATCACACAACTTTTTAATTTCAGGTGAAATAACATCTTCACAGAAACGATCAGTTTGTTCTACTAGATACTCAACCCCTTTAGAACCATCTAACGTATTAACAAAATCTTCAATAGTAAGATACGCTGAATCCGTATCAGAGTAAACCCAATAACGTTTTTCTGAAGAAAATAATTTTTGTAAGAACGTTTCAATTTTCTGAGAAACATACTTGTTAACGTATTGACCGGATAACGTAATCGCTTCAGCATTCTCAACCTTATAGTAAAGAAAAGACGTATTGCCAAGGGCTCCGTAGCCTCCGTTGAGCAAGATTTTTAATCCCATTTGCATAGAATTTTCTGAAGATTCAAGTGATTCATACTTGAATTGTTCTGAACTTGATTCAGCATCTACCTTTTTCTGTTCATAACCAAGCATTGCTTTTTTATGTACTTTACGTTCACTATACAACTCACGTTTAATCTCAGAAAAGAATGACATTTCATCAATCTTGTAAAATTCAAAGTTTGCCGCCATTGTTAAATTATGTTTTTCTAATAACGGTTTTATGTTAACTTTCATGTCTAAAATATCATTGAACGTATAGTTATCAACGATTTCTTTTAATTCACTAGGTAATTGGTCATAAGGAACTAGCGTTTCTGGACCGATATTCCATTGTTGTTCGATATGCGGGTAAAGTGAATTTAAGTCAAAGCTCACTATCCAATTATAAAACCCAGGAACAGGTTCTTTAACGAAAGCGCCTTCAAAATCACGTTCATCAGTTATCGCTTCTTTCCTGAATAACGGAACTTTATTCCCTTTTTGATACAAAAATTTAGCAACTAATTGTTCCCAAATTTTAACCGTACCCATTGTATCTTCAAAATTAGATAAAGAAATATAAGCCAAAGAAAGCGTCAATTGAAATAATCCGAGTTTGTCATCTAGTCGCTTAATTAGATTACTATCTTGAATATTGTAATCTACAAACTTCTGAAAGTTTTCACGATACAAATCATGAAGCGTATCTTCATATTCAATTTTATTTTCACCCAATTCTTCGGAAGCAATGAAATCAAGTTTATATGATTCCCTTGGTGTAAAAACGTGTTTCTTATATAAATCCATGAAATCAAGGTGAGGCAAACCGCTCAAAATATATTTGACTTTCTTTTTGCCGTAGTTATCAATACTTTCACGTTCATCAATTTTATTAAACGGGGAAAGCATTTTCCTTGTGGTTTTTTCACCGACGATTTTACTGCAACGGTTTACTAAGTAAGGAACGTCAAAGCCTTGTGAGTTCCATCCTGAAATAATATGGTAATCTCCCGAAGAAACCAACGTCAAAAATTCCATCAACAATTCAGTTTCATCTTGACAAAGTTTGAAATCAATATCTAATTTTTTGATTTCATCCTCTTCTGAAGCATCCTTAGACCAATTATCTTCAGGTTTATGAGGTATAGCCCTAGCATAGAACTTGTTTTCCTTACTAGAGTAGAGTGAGAAAGCATTAACCACATATTTGGCTTCTTCAGGTAAAGGAAATTCATCAGCATCAACCTCGATATCAAACATACCGATATTAAAGGTATTGATATCAAACTTAGGCGTTTTTCCATCAAAAACTTCAATAATGAATTGGTTTGCATAATTTGAATTGCCGTTCAAACCGATTTCAGGAATATACTTGTGTTCTTCAGCAAATTGTTTTGCCGCATTAATGTCAGGAAATTCGACTTCACGCAACGGTTCCCCATAAATTGAACGATGGGAACATTCTTTTTCGCTTCTCAAGTATAGTTTCGGTTTATAAAAATCAATTTTTTTGGAATGGGTTTCACCTTCTTCATCAATATATCTAAGTAGGATTTTATTACCAAGCTGGCGGTAATAGGTATATATCATATTCGTAATCCCTGTATAGAATTAAAAGGAACGGGGCAATAATATACCCCGTTTCATTTCTTATTTAAAGTGGAATTTATGAAAGGTCGAATTTCGGTTCACGGAACGTTGAAGGTTTAAGAATTTTACCTTCGCCATTATCCGCTCGGAAAACTACGACGTCACGGGTTCCAAGTTTAGTGTATACAGGAACAATGTTTTCAAATTTACCTTCATACTTCTTATTAACGTATTCATTATGAAGGACTTTATATTTCTCATACTCTTGCAAAGGTATAAACTTAGAATTATTAGAATCCAATACTTCTTGTACAAAACTTTCTACTTTAGAAACGGGTTTTTCAATGTCAAACGTAGTTCGAAAAACTGAGACCAATGATAACAGTAACATTTGTACTTTTTCGTGAGTAATGTTACCAAATACGTTACAATCTTCCCTTAGTGCAAACAACTGAGGAATAAGTTCCATTTGGGTTTTAGGTAAAAACCCTTGTTTGAAGGACATCAATCCAGCATCTTCGGGTTTATGTGATTGCAAATGTGCCATATAACCAGCCGTAACGAAAACGTCACAAACACCATCAACAATTTCTTTTAAATCATGAACAAATACTGCGTCCATGGTTTCTTGAACTTCAGAGCGAGTATATTCAGCTTGGCGCATAATTTGAAGTTTTCTAGCGCCCATTTTTGTTGCTGGTGGGTTATTTGCTGCATGGTTCCAATCAATCACTTGCTTTAAAAAATAATTATACAGTGGAAATGTAATTTCTAATGACATAGTTTTATTCACCTTTATTTTCATTTTCAAAAACTCTTTTTCTTAAATCAGTTGAAGAAAAAGAGTGTCTTCTTTTATTAAAATGTACGAAACACAAATCGTTTCCAGTAAAATTTTCACCTTTATATTCTTCCCCAACAACCCTCACATCAGGTTGTATGGTTAAAATTATATCGATAATTTCTTGTTCAGTTTGGAAAGGTATAACTTCGTCGACATATTTACAAGAAGAAACTTGAATATATCGCTCAAACATACTTTGTATAGGTTTATTTTTAGAATCTGGTCTATCTATTGTCGGGTCAGAAAGAAGCCCCACTATAAGGTAATCACACATAGTTTTGGCTTCTTCTAACATAACAACGTGTCCAGCATGAAATAAATCAAAGGTGGAACAAGTAAAACCTATCTTAACCTCATCCATCTCTTTATTTAATTTCTCAGACAACGATTTCCTATCAATAAACATTCGATATAAGCTCCACGATCTTTTCAGGGTCAGGGTGGTATTTCACGACTCTCATTAATTCTGAACTGATTAGTTTATTAATTAAACTCAGCTCTAGACCATTGAATGTACAAAGGGTTTTTAATGAGGTATTAATTAGTTGCTCATTATATTCATTTATGTACATAGAAGCTATGAATTTCGCAACATCTATTTCTAAAGAACCGAATGTTTGTGGGATTGGGTCTATCAAATAAAGCTTCTTGTCTTCGTTAAAAAGCATATTTTTTATACCGAAATCGCCATGGGAAAATGATGGATTTACGTCAATAAGGGATAAATTTTCATATGTTATCAACAAAACCTTTTTTTGTTGTTTACTTAGTGAATCATTTTCTAAAGCTGGTTTAAGGTGGTTAGTTAAAATTCTTTTCTTATAATCAGAAAACCTTAAATTGTTTATCGGTTTCAATTTTCTCATTGAATCTAATGACTCTTGGATTAACGCTAACGCAAAATAAACATTAGATTCAAAAAAAGATTCATTATGTTCAATATACTCCATAGAAACAGTGTTACCAACAACCCTATGTATCTCAGGCGTATTTAATATATTATTCGTGGCGTTATACCATTCAACAACATTATGGCTGTTATCATCTGTTTTATGGACTTGTTCACCATCAGTATAAATATCACTACCTGATAGACCGCCTTGTAATTGCTTAAAATCTTTCTTAATAAATTCTTCTGGCGTGATAGATTTGTCATCAATGTAATAAGCGGCCAAAGGTTTTTCAAAAGATATTTCATGATACATAACGTTATATTTTTCAAGCAACCGCAACATACCATTAAGGTATTTTTCCTTTGCTTGTTCCCTACTGTCACAAGATATTGAACCTCTAGCAGTAAAAATATCTACTCTCCAGCCTTCTTCATAAAGACCGTTAATCTTTTCTATTAATTCTAAATTGGGTTCCGCATTTTCCCAATCACGGTTTTTAGTAAAAAATAGTGTGTCATCAAAATCAACGACTAACCTTTTCTCATATTTCATAAAGTCTTCCTCAAAATAAAGAAACGCTTTCTACTTTAGATTGTCCATATTCAAAAGCCTTTTTCCAAGAAATTTTCACGTCCCATCTAAAGTTTTCTTCATCATTTAAACCTGCTTTCCAAGATGGGTTTTCCTTCTTTACGACATCAACAAACTTAGGAAAAAACGTTTTCAAAGAATCTATTGATTTTTTATGTGTATTATTACTTCTTAATACACTGTTACCGCCCTTTTTGCCGTGTGCGTGTGAAAAGGCGTATTCATAGATAACCAAGTTCTTAAACCCTGAAGTCAATAATTTCAGTATAACGTAAAAATCTTCATAAAACTTGATATCATTATCTTCTTGATACATAGCATCAAATCTTATGCCGTTTTCTTTAAAAAATTCTACGTTGATACCATAACAACTGTATGAACGTTGGTTTTCTAATTCCGGTTTCTCAACGCGGTTATTTCCGGCTTGGTCAGAAATTCCGACCATAGGGTATTCATCTAGCCTTTCTGAAACCCTTTCAATCATTTCTTCCCAATCTTGAGCGCCCATTTCAGTAAGTTTCATTTTAACTCTTTTCTTGAATGTGCAAGAATCATCCATTATAAAAACTTTTTCTTCATTTTGTGATTTTGCGTAGTTAAGTATTCTTTGTCTCACGTCAGCGATGCCGTCAGTGACTCCAATATCCACAACATTTGCTTCTGGGTTAGCTTTTTTAAGGTTTTCTACTTCATCAGAATGAGTAGCCAATAAAACCCGACGTTTAATTTCGTCGGGCATACGTTCATAACATTTTTGGTTTTCTTCGCGCTTATACGTTGGTATACAAATTAACATTATTCACCTCGACCATTACATATTTTGTTACATCCATTACAAACATCATCCCCATGTACCTTTCTTTTAGTACAAGATTCAAATTCTTCAATGCTACCTTTTGCCCTTGGATGGTATTTTAATAATTCTTCTTCACCAATTTCGTTGTAAAGAAATTTGTACCATTCATCAGTCTCAAACATTCCTGGACTAATACCGTTCCACAATGGACGCCACTCTGGGTGGTTTTTATCATTTCTTCTTTGTTCAACAAATTTGGCTCTTGCATCTTCATATGGTTTAGAACCTAATTCTAACATATTTTCACGGAAATAACAAACAACTGAAACGCGCTCACCATCATCATCAATTTCAATAGGCGTATTACCATGAACCCCGTCATGGTTATTAATAAGTAATAAGTCACCAGGACGAATGTTTACAGCTACACGGAACTCAGGTAAAACTAAATAACCGCCAGTGTAACACTTTTCTTTATTAGTGATCACGCTAAGGTTAGAGAACCCTTTTTTCAGGTCACCAGCGTCCCTGTGAGCTGCTGTACGGAACGTTTTATTAACCGTCAGGGTAGTAAACGGCGTTTCAGGTACGACAAAAGCAGGGTCTAATGAGTCGGCACATTTCTTTTGTTTAACGAAACGTTCAGGCAAAAATTTAGAAAATCCATCCGAAAGTTTTTGTAGAAAAGGGTAAGATTTAGCAAATTTTTCAGGGTTGTTTGCTGTGTAAGAAGTTGCTCGCCCAAAAGGAATTCTTGGGTAACGGTCAAACCAACCAGCAATACCGGAATGAACTTCATTTGCGTATGTAGTAGTAGAAACGCCTTTTGAAAGTTCACGTGCTTTCTTATTCATTTCACTGGGGGATAATTTTACTGTTTCTTCAGCCCATTTTTCAAAATCAAAGTTATCCCCAACAACTCGAATAATCCATGCTTCACCTTTTTTAGAATTAGGATTACCCCAAGACTTATCAGCTACCGCATCAGCTACCGTAAAGGCATCATCAATAACAGCACCAGCAGGATTCATCATCATGTCTAAAATACGTAAATGACGTTCAGTAACGAAAACTCGGTTGCCCGTCATTTCAGTACGGTCGCCAGCAGCAATTCCACGGTTGTTAGAAGCAACTGCCGCATCACGTAACCCTTCATATGCGCCACGTTGTTCTTCCATACTGAAAAAACCTTTGCGCAGTTTGAAAATACATTTTTCTTCTGAGGTTTCTTCTACACCGAATAAAGTGTTTTCTGGTGGCGCGTAAAAATCACAATCTTCGTCTATTAAAACGTCATAATGACTTTCATCTAAAAATTTACCAAGTAGGTGTTCACAATCATGGTGTTCTTCAGCTACGATGACTCTCACACCATCAATATATTTGTCCATTTAAAACTCCGAAATTCTTAAGAAGGATTTATTATAATAGATTAAAAAGAAAATTAAAAATCTATTTTATTCTTCTTCACCACTGATGTCAAATCTTTCTTTTAGGTATTGTTCGGCGGTGTAGTAATCTTCAACTTCAGTTTCAAAGATACAATTGTCATCAGCGTCGTACAGTTTAAATGTAGTTGTTAGGTTTTCATTTTCAGTCAGTTCAAATGTCTCACTTTTTTCATAGACTGACTCATCAATTTTTTCTTCAAGCATAGCTACGTCAGTTTCTATTTGTTTAAATTCGTTTAGATTTAGCATCGTATTTCTCCTAAAATAAAAAGGTAGGAACAATATCCTACCTCTATTTAGATTATTTTTAAACCCTACAAGGATTCAGGGTCAATATATTCTGGAAGTTCCTCACCATCAGCATACCGATACGCCCATTGCATTTCCATAATAGCTTTAGCATTATCGTGAATTGGATTATGTTTTTTAAACCCTTTTAATGTTCCATCAGGCATAGGAATATTTCTTACTGTTAAATCCATCATTAAGCCACGCAAAATAGAGCGGATATCACTTTGTTGCCAAAATGGAGTAGGGAAGAAATCAGGATTACTATTTCTAACCGACTGATGGATATTTTTAAGAATAGGGAAATCAAATGACTGACCACGACAAAAAGCCATAGAAAGGTTATTTGATCCATATTGTTCCAACAAATTGTAATATGCTGTTATAAATTCACCCAACGTAAAATCATACTCAGATGGGGTAAATTGTGCCTTTCTAACTTCAGGGTCTTGTTTTTGCCACCACTCTAACGTGCGTTCACTATACGTTCGACCGAACTCTTTTTGTTGGTGTTCTATATCAAACTTAAAATAATGGGTTTTCTCTACTAGCTCTTGGAACGTGTAGTCGACTTTACCACGTCTATGGAAAGTGATAGCACAGCTTAAAACTATGCTATCTGGGTCAGTACCCATTGTTTCAAAATCTAGCGTATGGTCAATAATTTTCATAATATAAATCCTTACAGGTCATTAAAAATACGGTCTATTACAGTAACGATATAGGTTTTATCTATCGCTTCGCCTTGAGCTTCTTTTTGTTTAATTGCGGAAATTAGTTGGTTGAAATACAAAGCATCTACACCAGTTAACTGCTCCCGTAAAATAGAAGTAATCGTTAAATCAATTTCACTAATTTGTAAAACAATTTTAAGCATTTCACCAGCTGAAATAGACCAACCCCGTTTAATGAATTTACGGCAACGGAAAAGTGAACATACAGGGTATAGACTCCCTTCGTAATAAAGGGTTCTTGATTGCATAGAACGTAATGCTTTTTCAGGAGTGACCAATTTATTTGTACCAGCGTCGTAATAGCACATAGCATGCACAAAATCATAGTTCCGGTGAATTTGGTCGGGTTCACCATAAAACCTTGTTACGATTTGTATTTTGTTGCTTAAAGTGATGGCATTTTCAGATAAAAAAACTGGACGATAACGTAACTCTTCTTCTTCAATTTCCTCAGATCCAATATCCGCACCGATTTCAGGAATATCTTCCTGTTCTTCGGAATAACTTTCAGAAGCTTGACCTGAACTATCAACCCAAATAACAACACGTTCTTCATCTTCCCCTAAAATGTTAGAAAGAGTTTCTTCTTTAACTGTTACTTTTTGTTGGTCTTGGTTTTTCTTATTAAAGATGTCTACGTAAAAATTAGCAACCAATAATGCAGATTCTTTAGTTCTTAAGTAGACGTCAAAATCATTAATTTTTTCACCCATTATCATTGAAGCAATAGAACCGCCTGTAACAATACAATCTTTTTTAATTGCTTTTGTTACTGATTTTGCTTCTTCATTAAGGTCATATTCTTCGCCATGATCTAAAACGGATTTAACCCAATCATCAATTTTATTTTTGATAACCTTGATAATTGTTTTATTCTGCATACCTTTATGAACTTCAGACATAAATTACCTCAATTTTGGGGCACAAATAAAGTACCCCATTTTCATTAATTAAAATTTAAGAGTTGATTGTATTATGTACAATCTCTACGAATTTCTTGAAAGAATCGCTGGCTTCTACCCCGTTCTCAACCAAAGCATTGTACATAGCTTTAGCCGCTTCTTTTTCATGCGGTAGGTATTCGGAATGTTGTACCAATTCTTCTTCATTTTCTTCAACAACATCATCAACTATTTCTTCAGCTAATGAAGGCGAATCATCATCAACAATTTCATTTAAAGGTTCTTTCTGATCAACAACAGGTTCTTTGTCGACCTGTTCTTCTTGTAATGGAAGTTTTTCTTGGAGCTGAAGTTCTTCAGGTTCTTGTTCAAAGTGAACCGATTCCATCAAATCTTTATGAACTTGGTCAGAAGTGATTTGTTGAATTTCAGAAGATGATTGGTAATCTTGAACAAGGGTATTTACTGGTTTTGAAATAACCCAGTTACCTGCTGAACGAAATTCAAACAAAAAATAATTTTTGTTATTTGTTTCGTATAGGACTCGACTGTTAGCCCGTTTTAAAACGCCACGGGTTAGAAGGTAATACATTAAAGCGGAAATTTCAGCGGCAACGGCTAGTGATGACCAATTACCGGAAACTGATTGGGGTTGACCAACTAATTCATTAAAAACTCGAATTGTATAGCGTTGGCTTTTAGGAACTTTAGAAACGCCCCAATATTTCGTTGATTTTCCTTTGCGGTTGGATACTAAACCTAGACCATTAAAGTAAAGGTTCTTGTAGTTCTTCATAATATAATCCTCTAATAACTAAGATTTCAAGATCCCTCGTATTTGAGGGACGGTTATCACTTTAACTTTTTAGAAACAGAAAGTAAAGGTACAACTTCTCTAAAACCAATAGAATTTTTGACTACTGATTTTGAAAGACGGTACATGCATTGTGGGCAAGTAAGAGTTTCTTTTAAGGAATCAAATAAACAATCCCTTTCTGATACTTCTTTATCAAAACCACAATAACATTTTATACGGTAGGAAGCCATTATTACTTGACCCAAACGTGGTCATATTTTTCCGGCAGATTATCACAACTAAATCGAGTTTCTTTAGTATAATTGATAACTTCGACACATTCACCAGAAGAGTGAGAAATTTTGACAGTAGGTGTTGGTTCACTATAAATCATGCCTAAAGCAATCATGATTAAACCAATAATTATTAGAATAATTGAAGAGAAAGGGTTTAACATAACAAAAGACCTCATAACAAATTAGTATGAGGTCATTATAGGCTTATTGTTTTTAAAAGTAAAGTGATTTTATTAAGCGCCAGTAAAACCACCATCAATCATACCTTTAACTCGGCTACAGTATTCATCAAAACCAATCGATGATTTTTCGTTGTAATTGCCGCCACCAACAAATGTATTCTTTTTCATAAAAACCTCTTCTATTTAAAATTGGCAAAGGTGGAGGGATTCGAACCCCCAAGATCGGTTAAGATCACGGTTTTGGAGACCGCTCGACACACCAATATCAGCACCCTTATAAACTATATTTATATCTTAAATTGGTGGAGATGAGTGGAATTGAACCACCGACCCCGAAATTATGAGTTTCGTGCTCTGACCGACTGAGCTACATCTCCAATTTACTGTTCTACAACTATTTTATTCCCAGTTGTACCCAACATAATTTTGGTTTCTAATTTCCCACCTAGTTCACGTTGGTAATAAAATTCCTTCAATTCTGGGACTTTTATAACATGCGGGTCATTTTCCGGTACTGGATAAACTATTTCCTTTCCTTTAAGAATTTTTTCTACTTCTTGTGGCGTTTTAGCCCAACGCTTCATGAAGTCAATACCCAAATTTTTAACGGCTGAACCAAATGCCGCTTTAGACATTTCAAAGAAAGCACGTTCAAAATCTTCTTCTACGACTTTACCTAACCATTTTTTGCCTTGTTCAGTTCCATCAGTAAATGAAGCTACGCGCTTACGACCCCGTTTGTCTTTATAGAGTCCACCAGCAACAATCTTGCCGTCTTTACGGACTAGCTTCCATAACGGTAGCTTGTCTATCATTTCTTGCTTAGAACCGAAACCAGAGCCTTTAATACCGCCTGAACGTTTATAAGATGATTGTAACATATCCCAAACTTGGTCAACGTATTTTTCTTTTCCTTCTACATCACCAAAAAGGTTAACAAATCTTTCGTTGATGAAGTCTTGAAATTTAATCATAAATCCCGTCTATTCTAGAATGTTTTTCAATAATACTATTTATTGAATCTAGGTTTTTAATTCTATGGTGACCGCCTTCGTAGATTTCTAAGTCAGTATAATTTTCTAATATTAATTTAGTTTTTTCATAATCAATAATGTCGTCGCCTGATTCAAGGTAACTATAAGTCCAAACCCCAGTTTCAAAATCAGATTTATCCAAATTAGGAAACCCATACTTTTTCTTTGGAAATAACTGTGGGTTCAATAGAATACATGGAATATGATAAGCGTTGCTCATCACTTTAGCCCAATACCCACCTAGAGAATGACCAATAATTAAATCAGGTCTGAATTTTTCAACAATATGGGATAATTTCGTAAACAAAGAAAGGAAATCGGTTTTGTTGTACTCAATATAAGGACAAAACTTATGGGTAACTTTATTAGAAGTGATTGCCTTAAACTTGTCAGTTTCTGAACTTGACCCATAACCGTGCAAAAATAATACTCTCATAACAAAAAGACCTCTACTAAAAACAATAAAAGTATCTTACTACTTTATTGAATAAAAGTAAAGGTCTTTACGCCACTTTTCGCTGTGGAGCGGTTCCTAGCGTCCTAAGAACGGCTGCTGTGGATGAACTGGCGGTATTACCAGCCTTTACCACAAATTGGTAGTCCCTTTCCGATTCGAACGGAAGACATCAGTCTTGTAAGGACTGCGCTCTAACCAACTGAGCTAAGGGACTAAAATTATTTTCTATAATTGAAAAAAGCGTATATTCTAACACCCAAATACATTATTTTAGATCGGGTTTTAGAAACACCAATTTTTAAAAGTTGGTTGTAAAACTTTTTATCAATTTCTTTCCTGATTTTTGAAGTCATTTTACCGACCTTTCTGCGCTCAAATATCAGGTAATCATGCAATAAAGTAGCAGGGAAATATTGGTGTATATCAGGAAATATTCCCCTGAATAATTTAGGTACTGAAGCTCCATCAGTGTAAAACCCTTTTGGAACCACAATACCCAACTCAGGGTACTCAGTTTCTTCCATTGTCCTGTATATAACTTTTTCTTTAGAATTTTCTGGAATAAAAAGTTCTAAACTAACCCTTTTCACTGCCAAACCCTCTGACCACTAAATTTACTAGATAGAAATTCCATTTGATCCGCTAATATTTTATGACTTTTAAGGTACATAAATTCAAATAAGTTCGGTGCAAAAGGAATAGCTAATAATTCCATATTAGCTTCTTCAGGCGTTCTACCACCTTTATGTGTATTACAACGCACACAAGCAGTAATAACGTTTTCCCAAATATCCGGACCACCTTGTACTCTTGGAGTTATATGGTCTCGAGTCAAATTACCTCTATTAAAATGCCTTCCACAGTACATACATTGGAAATTGTCTCTTTTGAATAAAGCGGCATTAGAAAGTCTAAATGTTGTTTTATCTCTTAATTTACTTAGTGAATCGCATGCAATAATAGGCGCGATATCAATGTGGCTTTGAATTCCAAGGTTTCTATTCATACCGCCGAACATAGCTTCAGAATTACCAAGTTCCCAAAGGACTTGGTCTTTAGCATACGCAACAGCCGCATCTTCTCTAGATATCCATTTTTCTGGAGTACCTGCCTTGTCTAATTTTAAAACCCTCATTTTCTTATCCGCCTATTCAATTTGGTACCTCAGGGGAGAATCGAACTCCCACCCCTTTCGGGACTAGAACCTAAATCTAGCGCGTCTACCAATTCCGCCACTGAGGTATAGAAATTATTATTCTTTAAATGAATTTTCTAACACAGTATCACTATTCAAAGTTGGGTTCTCACCACCGATTTTTTCTAAAATGTATTTTTCAGCGTGTTTTGGAGCGTTTCTCGTTTTAAATATATATAATTCTTTGGAAGAAACTAATTCAGCAGCGTATGGTAAATAATACTTGCCACTAGAAATAGTGTAGTAAAAGCCTTTATCATCCGCATCAATAACCAAACCATAAAGTCCTGATTTTTTATGATAGTAAAAAACACCATACGTCCCATCAGTTCTTGGTGTCCTCAACATACCGTTTTTAAAAACTTTATGTTTTCTAAGTTCTGAAGATATTGAATCCCAAGTAGAACCCTCAACCAAAAATTCTTTAAATGTTTTCATTTTCTAACCTTTATATCGTGAAGTTACAATTATTTATTGTTATTCATTTTCATTATTTCTGAAAGTTGAAAATGGATTTCTCCTACAAAAGAATCTTCTTCTTGAAGGAGTAACTTAGATAAAGCTAACTTAACAGAACCATAGTTAAAAATTTTAACGCCTGTTAACTTAATAACTTCATTCGCTAAACCACAACCAATGAACCTATTTTTTGTAAACCGTTCAACGGTATTATCATAGATATATTCAGCAAAGAGCATAACTTGGTACATATTATTTTTATCCATAATACTTTGCCACTGCTTTAAACCAAAATAATAAGTTAGTTCATGTTCATTACCGTTTTCATCTATTTTAAAAAAGTCTTGTTTCACTAATTCCATAATATAAAAATCCTAAAGTTAAGATTTCAACATAGCATTAAAGAATGCTTTATCAAGTAACTTGGATATTAAACCCAATTTTTCATAACCTTCTTTTAAAAGGCGTTTTTGTTTATCTGAAAGTTCTTTATTTTTCATTTCTATTACCTACTCTTGGTTTACCCAGAGGACCTTGGTTTTCACCTAAAGTATCTAAAACTTCCATCGTTTCTTTTTGGATGATAACACATTCTTTTAGGTTAGAAATGATGAAATCGTTATTTCTAACTATACGGTCAGAAACTTTACAAGTATCACCTTCCAAAAGTCTATTTTTCTTGATAAGTTCATTTCTTACCTTTTCTAATAGTTCTTCAAGTTTCCAACCATAAGGGTTATCACGGCTCATTAAAATTGTTTGGTCACCCTTAATTTCTTCAGAAATAGCATTAACTAATTCGGATTCACAACCAATATTATGTAGGTTTTTAAGATCTTCTTCCGACTCTAAAGAAAATTTGGCACTAAGTTTTCTATTTCTAACATAACCTAATTTAGCAAATACTTTATCAATAATTTTACGAAACATGAATAATACCTTAAAATGTGGCACTGACGGTAGGATTCGAACCTACATTTTCAGATCCATTTACGCTTACTAAGTTCGTAGCTTAGCACGACTACGTCAGTATTAAAAACTTTCTAAATCTTCCAACCCAATTCTAAAAAATAGCGTTGGGTCGCCATCAATTTGTCTAACAGTAGCTTCAAGTTCTTGTTTATCTACTGACAAAATTTGAACTTTACCGTAAACTTTGTGAATTACTTTACTACCGATTTCAGGGTAAGTAAAGTCATTATGATGGCTTGTTTTACTTTCAAAATGTTTAATCATAATATAAACCTCTAAATGGTACGGGTAGTGGGATTCGAACCCACACGGCTTTCGCCCAGAAATTTTAAGTCTCCTATGTCTTCCATTCCATCATACCCGCATTATTTGGTGAGGACTACTGGAATTGAACCAGTGACACCCAGATCTTCAATCTAGTGCTCTACCTGCTGAGCTAAGTCCCCATTAAAACCTTTTATTAAAATCATATTTTGAAGTTAATTCTTCAATCACAAAATTAGCTTTGTTGTAAGGTTTAGTAGATTCTCTGAATGTTGTTACATCATTTGAAGCTTCCAACAACATAAGGATGTCATGGTACAGTTCCTTGTTTGTTTTTTCTAGTTGCTCGTACGTTGGGCAACGTTTATTTTTATTACAAGAAGACTTTCCATTGGACGGGTCAATATATCTACCTTGCCGACCACAACCACAAACCATTTCTTCAACTTTAAATTCACTCATAACAAACAACCTTAATTAGTTGGAACATGGTGAGGGATTCTAACCCCCGTAATTCGGATTTGCAATCCGACGCCTAAAACGCTCAGCCAACCATGCAATTAACCTTTTACACACATAACTTGTTTAAGAGTATGAACTACCTCAACCAAGTCATCTTGTGAACTCATTACTGCGTCAATATCTTTATACGCTAAAGGTGATTCATCTAATACACCTTTATCTTTACGACAATCAACGCCATCAGTTGCTTTTAAATGATCCTCAATAGAAATCATTTTCTTAGCTTTACTTCTTGACATTACACGACCAGCGCCATGTGAACAAGAACAAAATGAATCAACGTTACCTTTACCACGAACGATATACGATTTAGCACCCATAGAACCAGGAATAATTCCTAATTCACCAGCTTGCGCTGAAACTGCACCTTTACGGGTAACATATACTTCTTCAGACATATGAACTTCTTTAGAAATATAGTTGTGGTGACAATTAATCGCTTCTTTCGTAACAATGAAATTCGGTAAATATCTTTTCAAAGCAGTAAGAACCAATTCCATCATTGCTTTGCGGTTAGTTTTAGCGTACTCTTGCGCCCAACCAACAGAATCAATATAATCACGATACAAATCTGTACCATGGGATAAATAAGATAAATCTTTTTCTGGTACTTGTAACCCTGATTTTAAAATTTCTTCTTTAGCTTTTTCAATAAAGTAACGACCAATTGCGTTACCTACACCACGAGAACCTGAATGAAGCATTACCCAAACATCTTGGTTTTCATCAATACATAATTCAATGAAATGGTTACCACCACCCAAAGTCCCGATTTGTTGAAGAACTTTTTGTGGTAAGTTTTTAGACATTTTGCTAATATCTTCGTGTTTGTTAGTAATTTCATTAAACCCAAGTTCTAATTTGCTCATATAACGATTAAGCATTGAACGAGTATTTCTGTGAGCACTAATTCCAGTACGTTGGTCAGAATGTTGGTCAAAACCAACTGGAACCATTTTTTCTACTTCGTTCCTTACTTGAGTAAGTGATTCAGGTAAATCAGAAGCTTTTAAAGATAACCGGATTGCATTCATACCGCAACCGATGTCAACACCTACTGTAGCAGGAATTATAACGTTTTTAGTTACGATGACTGACCCTACGGTTGACCCTTTGCCAACATGAGCATCTGGCATTAATGAGACAGCCTGAACGCCTTGTAATTTAGCAAGGTTTCTTACTTGGTCAAATACACCTGATTCCATTGGAACATCTTTGTTCCAAACTTTAATATCAAAATTTTCACCTTTAATCAAATTATACATAACAAACCCTTACTAATAAAATTGGAGGAAGGTATGGGGATCGAACCCATACGCCGAGCTACTCACTCAGCATCACGGTTTTCAAGACCGATAAGCACGCCAGCCTTGCGACCTTCCGAATTGGCGGAAAGTGTGGGATTCGAACCCACGTGCCCCGAAGGACTCTCGATTAGCAGTCGAGTGCAATAGACCGCTCTGCCAACTTTCCTTAAATTGAGCGTGTGACAGGATTCGAACCTGCGACCACCGACTTGGAAGGACGGAACTCTACCAACTGAGTTTACACACGCATTAATTAAAACTTTACCCTATTTCTCAATCATCCAACCGAGAACACCGATTTGTTTTACGACATGGCAATAACCATAGTAATGGTGATTTATTGAATTAAACTCTAAAGGGTATTTAGAATTATCTAATTTGGGACCATTCTCCCTCAAAAATTTTATCAATTCAGCTCTATCATAAAATTCTTTATATGGTTTTAGTGTTCTATTAACTAAGGTTGTATCTCCAGAAAAATCAAACTTAGATTTCCAAACTTCTAGTTCCCTTGGATAAAACCGAACCATAATATATCTCCTTTCAAAATTGGGAGGGGATAAGGGATTCGAACCCTTGAATAACGGAATCAAAGTCCGTTGCCTTCGACCGCTTGGCTAATCCCCTATATTCTTACCACCAAACATAATTAAATACCTAACAATAAATTGGTACCGACAGAGAGATTCGAACTCCCAACATGCGCGTTACAAAGGCGCTGCTCTCCCAGTTGAGCTATGTCGGCAATTAAAATTATTTTGTACTGACGCCCCGCATTCAACCTATTAGCCAGCGGAAGCCGGAGCCTTTTTAAAAAACCTAGGAAAGAACTCATGTATTGCGCCAGTACAAAATAATCTGTATTTGGTGGAGCTAGAGGGAATCGAACCCTCCTCAAATGGTTGCAAACCATCTTCCGTCACCAAGAACCAGCCCCAAAATTGGTGGGTCGAGAAGGATTTGAACCTTCGATCCATGCATTAAAAGTGCATTGCCTTCACCTGACTTGGCTACCGACCCAAAATTGGCGGGGAATATTGGATTCGAACCAATGGCCAACTGCTTAACAGGCAGTCGCTCTACCGCTGAGCTAATTCCCCAAAAATGGCGGAGTATAGGGGATTCGAACCCCTCTGAACATCTGACGTGACAGGCCAGCGACCACACCTAGCAGTCCCATACTCCAGTAAAAAAGTGAGCCGAATATTCGGCTCACAAAATTCTATTAGCGATAAAGAGTTACAAACTCACCGAAATAACTATCAAAAACATTTAACAAATTTTCGTAGTCACCGCTTTTCATTTCTTCAACGATTTTATTACCGTCTAAACCTAATTGTTTTGCATAATTTTTAGCATAACCAAACAAAACAAAAGCGTTTCCATCTGGACCAGATAAATCAATTTCTTGTTTTGAAGCAACTGGTTTTTCAGATAATGGTTTAATAGCCATAATATAGATTTCCTTCAATTTTAGTTAATTAACGTTGATCTTCCCAACCAACGCAAATATTATACTAAAAATTATGGCTTGCGTATAATAACTATTAGTTATAAGCATATAACCAAAATTGGTCTCCGTGGTAGGATTTGAACCTACGACCTCTCGATTCCAAATCGAGCCATCTGACCAGACTGATATTACACGGAGTTTAAAATTCTTCAGCATCAGTTAAGGACTTGAACCTTATCTTCCTTTCAATTTCACCGGAACACTACTTCAGGTTACTTTATCTTGGTATGCACCATACATCACGTAGATGATGAAGTCTAATCACGCTAGTGTGGCGCTTTCGAAACTGGTGGACGTGGAAGGATTCGAACCTTCTTAACCTGAGGTAACAGATTTACAGTCTGCCGCAACTCACCAACTTTGCCGCACGTCCTTTTAAATTTGGTAGTGGTAGCTGGATTTGAACCAGCGACCTAACCCTTATCAAGAGTTTGCTCTACCGCTGAGCTATACCACTACAAACTGGTTGCGGAGGTAGGATTCGAACCTACGTCATTCAGGTTATGAGCCTGAGCTGGAACCAACTCCAGTCCACTCCGCCTTTTAAATCTTACTTGTACTCCCAAGGGGATTTGAACCCCTGTTCCCTGCGTGAAAGGCAAGTGTCCTAGACCACTAGACGATGGGAGTACAAGTAAGACTTTGGGGTGGTAGATGGGATTTGAACCCACGTGATCTCGGATCACAACCGAGGGCATAACCACTCTGCCACTACCACCACTGTCTAGAACCCAATTTGTTAAAGAACATTTTTAAACTATAATAAGGAAACTTGATTCGTAAATTAAATTTCTTTATTGTAATTCAAATTTTCTATATGTAATAAAAAACCCAGCTTTTTAGGCTGGGCTTTTTGAAGTAAGATTTTTATCTTTTGGAGTTTAATCCCAAACCCCTACTTCAAAAAGCCCGTTTTTCGGTTCAATATTATTACTATCAGATTTAGAATAAAACGAACCCGTCTCAGCAGATTTATGCTGATACCCTTTTGTCGCTTTTTCTAATCGTAATGATAACATAATTGAATTCCGTTAATCCTAAAAATTTTGAATCTATTATTATTTAGGTAATTTGAAATTTAAAATTCCCTAAACCGTGAAGATCATATTAAATCAGTTAAAAATAAAAGTAAACCTTTTTTTGAAAATAATTTAAAAATAATTATAAACTAAACGTTGGTGGTTCATCTTGACCTTTTTTAACGTCAGGCTTCTTACTGTTTTTAAGGTTAATTAAACGAACTTCAATTAACTTTAATTCGTTATAACTTAATTTTTCTAATTGTTTGATAATATCACCAACTTCAGTTTGGTCTACAATATTACCTTGTTTCCGTTCGGTCTCAATAATATTATCAATTTCACTTAAAATATCTCTTTCTTGTTTCATTATTTCTTACCTCAGGTGAATTTGAGGTGAGTTAAATTACCCACCCCATTTGTCTTGGGTTACCAGTTAGTAACTTCATCAATAACTTCATAACCACAAACACGAGCCTTTGCGTTTTTATAATCCCTTGGGATAGCAACAAAGTCTTTCGGATGAACTTTAACTTTAACTGTTTTAGTGCCACCGAATGAACTAAGGTATGAACTGGCGCAAACATGTAACCCGTATGAACAAGTTACTTGTGAGTCTTCATCTACTTGGTTTCGGTTAACTCGCGGTTTACTACCGATAGAGTTATCAAATTTTCCGCTGTGAACGTCAGTAAAGTTTTCACGGACTTTCTTAAATGCAATAACCATACCTTCTTCATCAATTTGAATACAGTTATGGTCAAGGAAGTTATAAAGTTCATTAACCGATCGATTAGATGGGTTTTCCATCAACAGTTTACTAAAGTTTACAAGGCTGTTAAGTTTGGATTCATTACCGCTTACAACTGAATCTACAACCCGTTCCAATAAACGACCGTGGAATTGGTGAACATACCCGTCATCAAAGGTATAAGTCATTTCCCCAATTTCAGGTTCTACTTTTAAACGCCCGAATGTCAATGTTTCCAGTTTAACTTTAGTAGAAACTTCCTCCACAACCTCCCGCAAAGACTCCTGGGAGCCGCGAGATTCCATAATCAACCCGTATGCCCATTCAAACTTTTCATGGTTCTCATCGATGTTATGAGAGACCATTTCACCGTTTAGCATATGAGTAATTGAAATTGAATCAGAACACAAAGTAAAGTTGAAATGAACGCCTTCTAAACTTGAATCAACGGTTTTTTCTTCGACCGTTTCAGTTTGTTCTTGTGGTTCAGGTTCATTTGTACCTACAACCGTAGTTTCACTTTCAGATTCAATTTCATCAATCACGCGTTTGATCGTTTTATCAGATACTTCATACTTTTTAGCGAGTGAACGCTTAGAAGCACCATCTTTAAATGAATCGTAAATTGCACGTTTTTCAATTTGGTTCAAACACTGAACTGCCATAATATAATCTCCTGATTTTAAAGGTTGGCGTGATTAACTCACGCCATTATGATAATAAAATATTGGTTATAAGTAAAGGTTAAATTTTAACCTATTCAAAGTACGAATGAATATATTTCGAAACATCAACCTTGTCTTGAAAGGTTAAATTGTGTTGAGGAACATATTTTAACATAGGAAAATCATCCTCGATGTTATTATTATTTTCAGTTTTAGGGTCACTAATTTCGCCTAAAAGGTTATCAAAGTAAACGGTATTAAATAAAGGTGAAACAGCAAGAATTGTAGAAATATCATAGAAGTTTTCCCTTAATTGGAACAACAGTTCAACAACATTTTCACCCAGTTTATTAACAAGTTCATTTTCTAAAAAATCATATTTGTAATAGATTCTAACCAAGCCTTCCTCAAGAACTTCTTTCTTAATGAATTCTTTTAATTCATTTTCTCGATGAGTTCCAATTTTATATTCAAAAATATCTATTTTATAATTTTCTGAATTCCTTAAAATATCATATATTTTTAAGAACCTTAAAAATTTTCTATCAGAAACAATCTTTTTAATTAAACCATTAAAACTTTGGATACCTGAAGCTTCAATTCGCTTTGCGTTCATTTTGTTTTTATAAACTAACACAAATTCTTTGTAAGAAGTGTTTGTGAAGAATTTGTGGTAAAATGAAATCAATTTGATACCAAGGTTTTTAGGTAATACACCAGAGTCATTTTCCAGATAAAAATACAAAATACTTTTTTCTGATTCTGGCTTACGAACCTGATTTCTAGATTCACGAATTTTTATTTTAATATCTTTCTTGCCTTTATGGTAATAATTAGTATAAGGTTCATTTCTAGCAATTAACCCTTTTGCCTTAAATTCAGTTTTGGGTCTATTTGTAATAGAATCTACATCGCTAGAAACCCGACGTTCCCGCATGATACGTTTCCGTTCAGAAAGGATTTCTGACAAAGTAATAACGTTAAAATCTTCGGGTTCAAAAACTGGTAACAATTTAGCCAAACGCTCTAGTTTTAAATCAGATTTTTTACCTTTAAACTTTACCAATAAATCTTGGTTTCTTAGGTTATATTCAATTTCGTTAGCATAAAAACCCATCCATGATTCAGTCGTTAAATGAGTTTCTGCATCTTCAAAAATAACGAAAAAGTTTCTTTTGTTACCGTAATTATCAAACAAAAACCTTGGTAACAAGTTATTTCTAGAATTAAAGCGTTTTCTTGATTTAGGTACTTCACAAGAATATACATTGATATTGCGACCCAAAAGCGTTCCTTTTAAATGGGACTGAAGCGTTTTTTCCTTATAATAAACACTTTGTAAAGCAATTTCAAATTTCCAATTTCCACGGTATTCAAAAATTGACTTATTATATTCATAAAGGTTAGATAACATTTCTACTCGGTTAGAAGCATTTGAAATATGATCTTCAAATTCTTTTAATAACCGATCATTAATTTCTTTCACTTTATTACTGATATTTTCTACAGTTTTGGAATTTGAATCTTGGTCAATAGAAAGTGCTTCACGTGAAGCATTAACTTCTAATTCACCTATTTCAAACTGAATAAAAATGGTATCATTACCGCTAAACAAATCATTTTTAAGTCCAGGAAGTTTTCTAGAAATTTCGTATGAACTAATACCGATATCAGAAAAATCAATGGGGTAGCAAACTGGTCCCATAACTGCGTAGATATCACGGTATGAGTTATACAATTCAGATTCACTTCGTTCAATATTTAACCGCATGAACCCTTGTTCGTAAAATTCTTTAACTTTTTCTTCAGAAACCACAAATTCAAAATTCCCTGCATAGTTTATTTCAGGACGAACTTCAAAAAATGAAAGAATAAATTCGGCTTCAGAAACAAATTTGTGGTAATGTTCTTCGCGAACTGGAATTTTAATTTTTGTTCCATTCCCTTCATCAGTTTCTACTTCGGCTTGTAATGAGTAAGAAGGCTCACTTGATTCATCAAGATATAGATTATAGAAACGTTTGATACCATCTTTAACGGTTTCAACAATAAATGATTTGGCGTATGCAAAAGGCGTTTTAGCGCCCATACCAAATGCACCAATTGCACTGTTTGAATTATTCTTAGTGGAAACACCATAAACCGTGAAAATGTTTACAACATCTTCATGTGACATACCAGTACCATAGTCAATAAATTCTACGTAACTGTGCATTTTACTTGGTAATACTACAGTGAAAGGTTTTTCTGGAATACCAGCTTCAACATGCGAATCATAACAGTTTGAAGAAAGTTCACGTACTATGGCAGCTGGTTTATATTTGTAGATTTTAGAACTGAGGATTTCAAACATCTTGGATGATGCTTCAATCCGCATTTTACTTTTATTTTCTACGTTGGAAAGAAGGGTTCTTTTTTCGTCAAAAAGTTTCATTATATAAACACCTTTTCATCAATAAAAATTTAATTCAACAAGGTAATGATACTAAAATTTCAAAGGAGAGTAAAGTTCAACCCCCTTTTTTAAAGAATATGACATATGGTACATAAAGGAACCAAACCAAAGATTTTATTACCGCTGGAAGTAGTTTCATTTGCATAGAAATGGAAATCATTAAAGCAGAAACAACAGTCAAAACGTACAAAGAAAATATTAATTCTAATATTGTTAATTGTTTCATTATTTTATTGCTTCCATTTCTACTGAATACTTGCAACAGTCGATTGCGTCATTGAAACGGTTTTCTAATCGACAAGCTTGCATATAGTTATCGACAACAATTTTTTTAATAATTTTTGCTGTTGCATCTTCTACTACTCGTACAACGTGTTTACATTTCACTTTAGTCATAATGAGTTCCTTTTAGGTAAACAACGTATTCAACAACCCCTATTATACTCATATATTTCAATAAGTATAATAACGATTAGTTATAAGGATATATTAAAACGTTATTTCAGCGTGCCAAGTACCTTTTAAGCAATGCAACATTTCATGGCCAAGCGTTTGTATAGCATCTTTATCATTTTTGTATTCTATTCTTTTCATATGTATCTCGCATTCAGGAATTCCTTGGTGCCAAATAGCAAACCCTTTCTTAGACAATTTGTCATCAGGATCAACTAATTTCTTATACGCCATATCAAGTCTTTGTTGGTTGACATAAAAATATGTAGTTACTTCCACGCGCTCCCCGACCCAATTTTCAGTACCTTTTAACGGTTCTTGTTTTTGGTTACATGAAACCACAGTAGCAATTACAACAATAAAAAATAAAAACGTTATTGCTTTTAAATCTTCATATTCAAATTTTATTTTTGTTATTTTATTGAACATTTTATCCCCCTGAAGTAAATTTCCTCCAGTCCGCAGCTACTTTGCAATGAAAATTCCTGGACTGTAGTTCTTTTATACAACGTTCTAAGTATTCAGCTATCGCTTTTTGTATTGAAATAAGTTCATCCACTAAAGCCATTTTTTCATCAGCTTTTAGGTACTTTTCAATGTCACCTTTGAGAATTTTTTCGTGAACGATACCATTCTTTGCATAATATTTATCCGTTTGTTTTCCGGACCAATATTTCCAACGTTCAAGCTCAACTTTTCTTCTAAAACCATAAAAATCTTTTAGTGCTAACGACTCATCAGTAAATGCGTCATTATATTTTACCATCAGTTTGGGCGTAACCAAAACAGAACTATCTAGGTCAATATCATCAATTTCTAAATCTTTACTTGCTTGCTTTTTATATTGGTCTAATTTTTCTTTTAGACCATCAATAATTTCGGTTAAACTTTCTTCAGCCGCCTTATCTTTCATCTAATTCACCATTCCAAAGTTCATCAATTTCATTACCGTCTTTATCGGTTATAGAAAAGTCATTATAACGCAAAACTACATCAAAAACTAGGTATTCTGAATTCCCAATTGTGGTGTATTGTAAACCTGTTAATGAAGTTGGAAATGAATCCAAGTACCTGAACCTTGCTGTGACCGCGTTCCCTGAATCTAAAGCCATTATTTCCGAAGCTCTAGTTTTTTCTTCAAAGTTAATAGAATTCTTGCATTTAAGGATCCATTTATAGAACCAAATCCATTCCCCTAAATCTTCACTACATAAGACTTGTATGTTTACTGTTTCTTTATCCATTTTATTAGAAGGGACATAAACGTCTTTGTTTCTAGATGAAAGGGTCGTAGTACCTAACATTATGTCCGCAACGTTCGTAGATTGTACGTTAAACGAAACCTCTTGGTTGTCACCTACAACGAATTGGTAATTATTAGATCTTGCGTTATTCTTTTGTTCAACCATTTTATTTCCTTGGTATAAATAACTATAATTGATTATAATTGATTATTATTTATACTAATAAGAAGATTAATTATGAAGTTACTTAAAGAATATTTATTATCCAAGAAACCTTCTTGGCCAGCTTTTTGTGTGAGTAGGAGCAATATGCCACAATTACATTACCCAAGTTTCAAAAAATTTGTAGAACGGTTAGAAATAGGGTTTTCAGAATCATTAGAATCTAATTGGGATGATATTCAGCCGACACAAACCGATTTTGACCAAAACAAAGTTGATAAAATTATCAACTCATATAATGAATCTGATGATAAAACACCTATTTTAATATCCGAAGATAGATTTGTTTTAGACGGTCACCATAGATACTACGCGGCAAAACAAGGGAGTTTACCTTGGCCAATTATGGAAATAAATTTGCCTATAAATAAACTTATGAAACTTGCGTATGATTTTATAGAGTATGAAAATTCCTAAAGGATTATTATGAGTGAACTGGTTAACATTACTAAATTAGATGAAACTTGGATGAAGGTTCTTTGTTCTGAGGTATACCAAGAACTGGACATACAGGATAGGTTCTCATTTAAGGCAGGTAATGAATTTGACCCTAGAGTTAAAAAAGGTCACTGGGACGGAATTAAAAAACTCTATAATAGAAGAACCAAAAGAATGCATGTCGGGCTTCTATTGCCGTTGCTTGAATTATTAAATAAAAAAGGTTGGGAATATAACGTTGACCCTGACTTGTTACCTTCCGGTGAACAACTTGATGATGAAGATGTTAATGAATTTTTCAATTTTTTGGATATCCACGACGAAGGTGAACCGCTAACACCGTATGATTACCAAAAAGATGCGTTCAAATACATGATGAACATGGATAGAACAACATCATTACTAGCCACTTCATCGGGTAAATCACTTATCATATACGCAGTCGCTAGAGCTTATCAATTGATGGATGAATTCCAGGGCAAACATATTGTAATTTGTGTTCCCTCAGTAGCGTTGGTTGAACAAATATATTCAGATTTTGAAAATTATTCCAATAAACCTAATCGTGATTGGTCAGTCAGTAAACACGTCCAAAAAGTGTCTGCAAAGTATCCTAAAGAGCTAAATTGTCAAATCATAGTAACTACGTGGCAATCAATGTCAAACATGCCCCTATGGGTTTATGAGGACATTAAAGCAGTACTTGTGGATGAAACACATTCCGCTTCCGCTAAAGAATTGGGTAGAATTCTTGAATCTTGTAACAAAGCACCGATTAAACACGGTGTAACAGGTACTCTAAACGGTATGGAATGCGATGAAATGCAAATCCATGCTTTACTTGGTCCAATTAAACGGTTCACAACCGCTAAACAAATCATTGACATGGGTAACGCAAGCAAAATAAAGATTTACATGTCTATCTTAAATTACCCACTACATTTACGCAAAAAGTTTTGGGAAGCAAGAAAAGAATTTGCCGCGAAAGATAAAGCAATCGGTGGCGGTGCGAAAACGTGGAACTATGAGGTTGATTTTATTAATTCCCTAAAGGAAAGAACGGATTTCGTTTTTTCTATGATCGACTTTTTCGAGGGAAATAAAATTGTATTGTTCGACCGCGTTGAGGGTTATGGTAAAGAAATGTATGAACAATACAAAGAATCTCATCCAAATAAACCTGTTTTCCTTATAGTTGGTGGTGTCAAAGGTGATGAACGCGAAGAAATCCGTAAATCTATGGAAAATTATGATGATGCAGTTATATTCGCTTCCTTTGGTACAATGAAACAAGGCGTTTCCATCAAAAAGTTGCATTGGGCATTTTTTGTATCTTCAGGCAAAGCTAAAATAAAGGTCTTACAAACCGTTGGGCGTCTTATGCGTAACCATAAAACTAAAGAGTCAGGTAATATCATTGATATTGTCGATGACCTTAGTTTAGATGGACAAAAGAACTCGTGTTACAAGCATGCTATAAAAAGGATTGAATATTATACAGATGAAGAGCATGAGGTAAATTTTGACAAGTATGAACTACCTGATACAACCTCCGTGGATTTATTTTAGTTCACGGGGTTTACTTCCTTCAATTTTTAATATAGACTAACTTGACTTTCAAGTCAGTTCAACTCCAAAAGAAAATAAAACTAAGTGGATAAATTCCTCGAAGATGAACTTCTCAGAATTAACACTTATAGGTTTTATACAATCATTCATATATAAAGTATAATTAAAGTATGAATATAATTGTTAAACAATTTAAATTATTCAATAATTGAATTATAATTGAATCATACTTTAAACAAATATTCCGCGCGCGAGGAAGTTTTACGTTATGATTAAAAATCAATCAAGAATATATTCAGAAGAAGAAATAGAAGAACTATTAGTTTCAGAAGGTAAACTTAAAGAAACAAAACAAAAGAATGCTCACTATGTAGATAACAAACAATGCCTTGAAGCATACAAAAAATATAGGAAAATAAAGTTACTGCATGATGAACGTGATCTACCTGCACCACCTCTTCCTGAAGTTATTGGTAGGGCTATTTTACAAATAGCAAAACGTCGTTGCAATTCTTGGAGAGTTACTCGAATGGCAAGTGAATCGTGGAAGGAAGAATTTATATCCAATGCAGTAATGACTGCAGCAATTCGCGGTAATGGTTTTGACCCAGAAAAATCCAATAATCCGTTTGCATACCTAACTTCAATCATCAACAACGCTCTCCTTGAACAACTAAGAAAAGAACGTAAACAACTTTATATAAAATACAAAAAAATTGATGAAGCTCAAGAATTCATGGCACTGACTGATGACAACGTTATAGAAAGTGACCTCCAACAACAAGACCTTAATAATGAGGTTACTGCGTCAAGGAAACAATTCATAAAAACTTACGAAGAAAACAATTTTAATAAAAAAGGTGTTTCTGAGGAACAAGAAGAAACTGATTCAGCTTTACTATTTAATTAAAAAAAGCTAATATTTGAACACAATTTTGTTATATGATTAAATTATGAAGGAATTTATATATGAGCGATAAGGTTTTGTTTATCACTGACACTCATCTTGGTGCAAGAGGTGGTTCAAAAGTTTTTAGGGAACTATTTCGGTTATACTACAAAGAAGAATTATTCCCTTTTATTAAAGAAAATAATATCAAAACGATCATTCACGCAGGTGATTTTTTTGATAATAGAAATTCCCTTTCCCTTAATGATATTGATTTTGTAATTAATGAATTTATTCCTTTACTCGAAGATTCCGGTGCAACCATGCACGTTATTGCGGGTAATCATGACATTGCCTATAAAAATACAAACAAAATCAATTCCCTTTCTATCCTTAAGACTTCCGATAATATCCGAGTTATTGATAACGGTATTGAAGTGGTGGAAACTGAAGGAAAGAAATTTGTATTATGTCCTTGGTTAAATCGAGAAAATTCAGATTTACTGCTAGAAGATTTAAAATATTACGCTGATGATGACCATATCTTAGTTGGGCACTTTGAAATTGAAGGCGCTAAGATGTACAAGAGTTCTAAAATCGCTGAGTCAGGGTTAAAGCCTAGTCAACTAAAAAATTTCCACAAAGTCCTTTCTGGGCATTTTCATCATAGAAATATTCTTGGGAATATTGAATATATTGGGGCGTTGTTCCATTATAATTGGCAAGACCATAATGACTGGCGTGGTTTCCAGGTTTACGACCCAGATACAAACTATTTTGAACTTCATGAAAATGAATATTGTTTGTTTACTAAATTAGATTTTCATGTTGACGAAGTTTGTGAAATGTCTAAAGAAGATTTAAAAGACCTTTGTGAAAACCAATTTGTTCGTATAGTCATTAATGATGAATACAACAAAGTTGATTTGAAGGAAGTTGTCAGTAAAATTGAAAAATTTAACCCTATCTCGGTTGATGTAATTGACAATACGGTCATACCGAATGAAGTTAATACTAATGAAATTGAAGTTTCTGATACAAAAGAAATTGAGGATTATGTTTCTGACTACGTTAATGAAGATGAATCTATTTTAGAATTGTTTTCTGAAGTTAAATCGGAAGCTGAACTTGAATTGAAAGAATTTGGTTAATGAAAGGAATTTGTAATGGCTCACTTTACTACACTAAAATACAAGAACGTTCAATCTGTTGGGAATCACCCAATAACTATTCAGTTAGACCGAAACCAAAACACGTTGATTGGCGGGAATAATGGTTCAGGTAAATCAACAATGTTGTTTGCGTTTACCTATGGGTTATTTGGTAAATTTCCTAATGGCGCTAAACTTGCTGATGCAATTAACTCAACTAATAAGAAAAATTTATTAGTTGAGATTGAATTTTCAACTCGTGGTGATGATTATAAAATTGTCCGAGGTGAAAAACCTAAGAAGTTTGAAATATATAAAAATGATGAACTCATTGAACAAGATGCAAGAGCTTCTGATTACCAGAAAAAACTTGACGGTATTTTGGGTATGGACTATATGATGTTCACTCAAGTGGTTATGTTGAATAAAGAACAATATAAACCATTTATGTCATTAAGTACCGCTGAACGTAGAAAGGTTGTTGAGGATATCCTTGGTATTAGTATTTTCTCCGTTATGAATAAAATTTGTAAAGAGAAAATCAAACAAAACAATAATGATGTAACCAACCAAGAAAATGCAATAGAAATTACCCGTAACAAAATTTCAAGTCAAAAAGAAGTCATTAGTACGATAAAGGATTCCCAAGAATCTTTGGAAAAAGAAACACAAGAAGAAATTGATTCTTTGGACGAAGATTCTGAAAGGGTAGAATCTGAAATTAAGGAAATTGATAGTAAGATTGATGAACTTCTTGATTTTTCAAAATTGGATAAAGTCAAAAAACAAAAACGTGAACTTCAAGATTTAGGTACTAATTTTGAACACAATATTAATGCACAAGAACGCATATTAAAGTTTTTTAATGAAAATGATGTTTGTCCTACTTGTGAACAAGATATTGATGAAGGGTTAAAGGCAAACAAAATTGATTCTTCTGAACGTGTTATTCAAGAAAATAAAAACCATATTTCTGAATTGCTTGGTACCATAGAAGAAATTGTTTCAAAAGAAAATAAACTAAAAAGCGCAAAAGAACGTTATAATGAACTTCGTTCGGAACGAAGAACACTTGAAAATGAGTTAAGTATCATTGAAAGAAACCGTTCAAAGCTAGTTTCTAAACTAAATGAAAAATCTGATGATAACGCTAAACTAAACGAAGCAGTAAGTAAGTATGAAACGCTCGAAGAGCAATTATCTGAACAACGTGAGGTACTTGCTTCACTCATTGATAAAAGTGATCTCCTAGAACGTTTAAGGAACGTTTTAAAAGATGATGGCGTTAAAGCGGTAATCATTAAAGAATATATTGATTTAATCAATAAAAAGTTGAACGAATATTTGCAAGCAATGAATTTCTACATCAACATGACGCTTGATGAAAACTTTAAGGAATCTTTTGCTGCACTAAATAAAGAGAACTTTACTATGTCGAACCTTTCGACAGGGCAAAAGTCTCGAGTTAATTTGGCTATCTGGTTAGCTTTATTGGAAGTTGCTTCCATTAAAAATAGCGTTGTTTCTAATGTTTTGTTACTCGATGAAATTTTAGAAAATCTTGACCAAGATGGCGTTAAAGATTTCATGAATTTATGTAAAGAAATGTTAACTGATAAGAACGTTTTTATTATCACGCAACGTTATGATGAATTCATGGATTATTTCCATAGCTCAATTCGGTTCAAACTTGAAGAAGGATTTACTGAGTTTGAAGAAGAATGAGTTTTAATTTAAACAATTATACACTATAATATCATTTCTTTATTATTACAGGAGTTTTTATTATGTCTGATGATATGACTATGAAAATCAGCAAACCTACTATTGAGACATTGAAAAGTGCTTATGATGTCAATCAAAGCGTTCGTTTGAAAGCTGATAGCGATACACTAAAAGTTTGCACTAACTCTGCAAATTTACTTCTTCATGCTCCACTTGAAGATCAGTTCCCTCGTGATTTTAACATTTATGACTTGGGTGAGTTTTTGCGAGTGACTTCTATCATTGAAGATCCTACGTTAGATTTTTCCAATGACAAATACCTTTTAATTAAATCTGATGACGGTAAACAAAAAATCCGTTATATGGAAAGTGATCCTGATTTCGTTAAAGGCTCTTATACCGAAAAAACGCCTGATTTAAGTGATCCTGATATTGAATTAGAGGTAACTCAATCACAATTTGCTTCTATTATGGACGCAGCAAAAACAATGAAGCTGGAATACGTTGGTTTTATTGCTGACGGTGAAACTGTTTCAATCACTGCGTTTAACAAAAATAGCGGCGATGAAAACGAAACAAATAAATTTTCTATTGAATTAATGGAAACTGATTTAACGTTCCAAATGTTCTACAAATTGGATAGCCAAAACGTTAGTGTTTTAGAAGGCGAAGGCGATTTAAACTTTTCTATTGTTTCTAAGAAAATTTCAAAAGTAGAAAGCGGTTCAGGTAAAACATTCTGGGTTGCTATGAATATTGGTTCTAAGTGGGAAGGCTAACCAATATAAACTAAATTTATGTGGGGTATAATTTTGATTTATACCCCAATTACTTTATCATGTGGAGTTCATTTATGTCAGATATTCAATTTAATAGTGAAGAATTTTTATGGGTAGAAAAATATCGCCCACAAAAAATTGAAGATTGTATTCTAGATTCCGGCACTAAAAAACAATTTTCCCAAATCGTAAAAACGGGTAAAGTTCCTAATATGCTTTTATCTGGACCTCCAGGAACAGGTAAAACTACCGTTGCTCGTGCAATGTGTAATGAAATTGGAATGGATTACGTTATTGTCAATGCTTCGGAAGAACGTGGTCTTGACGTTATTCGTGACAAAGTTGCGTCTTTTGCATCAACTATTTCAATGTCGGGTAATGGTAAATGCTTTATTCTTGATGAGGCTGATCATTTGATGCCAGCCACGCAAGCGGCACTTCGTAACGCTTCTGAAGCATATTCTAAGTCTTGTTCATTTATTATGACGGCTAATTACCCGAATAAAATCATTCCAGCGTTGCACTCACGATTCACTTCTGTTGATTTTGCTCCAACGCCTAAAGAATCTGATGGAATGCAAGCAAAATTTTATATGCGTGTTCTGGATATTTTAAATAACGAAGGCGTAGAATACGATGAAACAGTAGTCGCTACGTTGGTTACGAAATTATTTCCTGATAACCGTAAAATTTTGGGTGCTTTACAATCATACGCTGATCAAGGTAAAATAGACGAAGGCATTTTAATGAAATATGCTGACGTTGAAATTAGTAACCTTATTGATTACCTGCGTGAACGTAAATTTAAATCAGTTTTACAATGGTGTGAACAAAACAAAGACAATGATTTGTCACGTATGTATGAGCGCTTGTACAAAGAATTAAAAGAAACGATTGACAAAAAGTCAATTCCTGATATGATTTTAATTCTTGAAGATGCACAACGGTATGATGCAGTTGTTCCTTCACGTGAACTACACCTTAGTGCTTTATGTACTGAACTAATGAATTCAATCGAATTTAAGTGATTTATTATGAGTGATGAAGAAACTAAAGATATTGGATTATTCGGGATGGTTGAAAAGCCACCCGAAGAAGTTGAAGAAATCACTCGTAAAAAGATTGGTTTATTTGACTTCGTTAAAAGTATTAGTTCTGAAAAGAATTACCTTTATGGGGATGATACCGCTAAAGAATACATCCCTTTTATGATTAATAAGGCTCTTTCACAACATGTTGACACGATTATGTTTGCTAATGAAATGAACAAATCGCCTTTTATTAGTAAAGAAATGCAACATGATTTTTTGTTTTATTCTATTTCCCCGTCTAATCGTTTCGGTAAATGGGCTAAACAAGAACCAGTCGATAAAGAAATTATCGGATATTTAAAGGATAAATATAAACTGGGAAATGAGAGAGCATTAGAATATTATGATCTTTTACCCGATGAACAAATTAAAATAATTAGAAACAAATTGAAAACTTTGAGAGGTAAAAAATGAAATATACGAGAGGAACCGATCAACAAATCGTCGTCTCAAACATGGTTGAGGTCAAGTTTGTAGACGGTGTTGATGATGGTTTCCGTAAAGTTAAAGAAACGTTACAAAGAATGGGTATTCCTAATCGTGATAAAACGGTTTTAACACAATCTTGTCACATTTTACATAAAAAAGACCGTTACTATATTTGTCATTTCCTTGAGCTTTTTGCCTTAGATGGAAGGGAAGCTGAATTAAGTGAAGGTGACCTTGGTCGAAGAAACTTAATCGTAAAATGTTTAATGGATTGGGGCTTAATTGAACCAGTTAGTAATAATTGGGAAATGCCTATGTCATCAGCACGTAGTTTAAAAATTATTAAGTACCATGAAAAAGACCAATGGAAATTAAATTCAAAATATTCTATTGGTAGTAGTTAATACTGAACTAAAATTGAATTCTTCGTTATAGGTGTGTTATATTATGATTTTAAATCAAAACCAAAATAAAGCAATACAGAACGTTTCCCTTGGAAAAAATACGTTCATTTCTGGTCCTGGGGGTGTAGGTAAATCAGTCGTTTCGAGAAAAATAGTTAGTCTTTTTTCAGATGAAACGGTTGTGCTTGCACCAACTGGGATTGCCGCTTTAAATGTAGGTGGAATGACAATACATTCTGCCTTCAAATTACCTTTTCACATTTTACAAGCAAAAGACGCTTACAATCCACACAAAAAGGTTGTACAGCTTTTTGGTAAACATTCCCCTGTTAAACGAATTCTTATTGATGAAATTTCAATGGTTCGTTATGACGTTCTATTTACAATAGACAGGATTCTTAAAAAAGTTAGAGGAAATAAACTACCTTTTGGTGGGTTACAAGTTATTACTGTAGGAGATTTTTACCAATTACCACCAGTTGTAGTAAGAAATGAAGAATCAACTTATTTTTCATTGTATGATTCCCCTTATTCTTTTGGTGGGGAAGCTTGGGCTGATGCAGGATTTAATTATATTGAATTAAATGAAATTATGCGCCAATCAGATCAAGAAATGATTTCTAATTTATTAAAAATCAGGAATGCTTCTGAAGGGTATGAGGAATCAGTCAATTACTTTAACTATCATGGCAACAAAAACTTGGTTGATGTTTTGGATACTGATCCTGTTTTCTTATGTGCAACTAATAAAACAGCTAACGGTATCAATACTCAAAACTATTCTGAACTTGAAGGGAAAGAAAAAGTTTTCTATGGTGAAAAATCATACGGGTTCAAAGGTCAAACTCCCGTAGAAGAAGAACTTCGTCTTAAATACGGTGCTAAAGTTATTATCACGGCTAATACCTCTGATTATAAAAACGGGCAAATTGGTTATGTTACAGGCTTCGTAAATGACCGAATTGAAGTTCTTTTAGAAGAAACTGAAGAAACTGTATTTGTTGAAAAATATATTTGGGAACAAATTGATTATGAAATCAAAGACGGCAAACTGGGTACAAATATTGCAGGAACTTTCAAACAATATCCACTGAAACTTGCTTGGGCTATTACTATCCACAAAGCACAAGGTCAAACAATACCAAATGCAGTCGTTGATATTTCTTCTGGGGCGTTTTGCCATGGTCAAACTTATGTTGCCTTATCCCGTATCAAATCTATTGAAGGGTTCGGTTTAATTAACCCGATAAATAGGTCAGACATTATAGTTGACGAAGCAGTTAAGGAATTTTACGAAAATGGTTGTAGAGGAATCTCACTTTTCTAAACCTCTAGAAAAAGAAGGATGGGAAAAAGTAATTTGTATTGCTTCCGGTCCTTCTTTAACTAAAGAACAAATTGGTATAGTTGAGGAACTTAGAAATAAGAACGGTTATAAAGTTATAGCCGTTTCTAATAATTACCAACTTGCGCCTTGGGTTGACGCAGTATATTCAGCTGACCATTCTTGGTGGCACCACTATTACCCTAGCGTCAGGGATTTAGTTTATGAACATACTGAATTATGGACTCAAGAACGGGTGGTAAAATCTGCTAAAGAAAGTTGGAAACGTTGGGGATTCAAACTTTCTAAACCATTTAACGGTGTTAAACTTACACATGGAAAAGGTATCGGTAGAGTGGATACGGTTCACCACAACGGGAATTCTGGTTGTATGGCTGTTAATCTTGCTTATCTTTTTGGTGCAAAAGAAATAATTTTAGTTGGGTATGATTTTGGTCACACTTTTGGTAAACGCCATTGGTTTGGTGATCACGATAAGAAAAAGTTTAGAAGGAACGCAGATAACCCTGAAACATGGGTACGTTCTTTTCGTTATGTTTGTGAGGATTTGTTAGCATCCGGTGTGACCGTAAAAAACGCAACCCTTCATACCGCTATACCTAACAATAATTTGTGTCCGCATATAACACTTGAGGAGCTCTTATAGTATGAATAATTATTATGAAGGATTTGAAGAATTACTTCGTCAAAGAAAATTTGTTTTAGATTTGTTCACGCAAAACGATTTAAAAACAATTAAAAACCTTTTAAAATCAGAATTTATAGAATTTAAAGACCCGATGACATCTAAGTTAGTTGAAATGATATGTTCGCAAGGTGGCATTAATTTTAGTATAATGAATGAATTTTTCAACTTTTCAATTAACTTAGGTCGAATGACTGGTCTAAGTTCAATGTTACTTAAATTTATTGGTGAAAATTTAGCAAATGATTCAGTTTATTTTGTGGTTAATAGAAAAGAAACTGGCAGGTCTTTAAAAGAATTTGCTAAAGATAGCAAATTAATATTAACTGAAAACCAATTAAACAAAATTAATTTTTTAACTCCGTATACAAGATTTAAAGAAATGTACTTTGGGTTACCTAATCATGTAAGATACCTTTTTATAGATAATAGTGTACAAAGAAAAGATTCTGAAAAATTTGTTAAGGAATTTAAGAACTGTTTTCATGAACACTTTTTTATTGTAGATGGTAGTTACAATGGTTAAATTTATTTGCGTTTTACATAAAAAACCAGGAAGTCATTATGACGTTGACTATGTTCAACGTCTTTTTGAAGGGTTTAAAAAATATTCCGGTCTACCTGAAGACAATTTCCATTGTCTTTCTAACGTACAAAACGTTCCTAACTGGATCCCCCTTAGATACCCTAATGAATGGGAAGGTTGGTGGTCTAAAATGGAATTATTTAGACCAGACCTTTTTGATACAATTACTCATGATATATTTTACGTTGATTTAGATACAATTATTACTGGAGACATTTCCCAAATAATTAAAAAATGTTCGGAAATACCTAATCCTGTGATGCTTAAAGATTTTTATTTTAGACACAGGTTGGCTTCAGGTGTAATGTATCTACCTGCTAGTTGTAGAGGTTCTATTTGGGAAAAATGGGTTGCTAATCCTAGACAAATTGCTGAAGATTGCGGCACTTATGGGGATCAAAAATTTATTGGTGATCAACTAAGTTTAAACACTGAAAGAAAACCACTTATGTTCCAAAATATATTCCCTGAAGAATGGTTCATTTCTTATAAAGCTCATGTTAAAAAGGGACTAAATAACGGCGACGAAAGAATATTGTGTTATCATGGTCGACCTCGACCTAGAGAAACAGGGTGGTCAACGAAGTGAATTTTGGTGAAGTAACTGAACAGCACGATAAAATAATTATAACAGGTTCCGGTCTTTCTATCAATAATTTTTTCCAACCTGATGATTCATGGAAAGTTATTTCGGTAAATAATTCCGTGAACCATCCTAACGTTAGTGCGGATTATTGGTTTACGCTAGATTTAAGTTTAGATAATCAAAAAATAGCACAAAAAAGAAGCGATTATAAAAAATACGTCGCTATACCAGGAAATATAAAACAAGAACCAAGGTTAAGGACTAAAACGATAGAAAAATTTATCTATCGCGGTTGTAATTTCTTAGAAAGAATAAGTTCAAAACAAAACTGTTTTAGTCAAACGTATGGACTTCAAACAGAACCGAACAAAATAAGTACGGGGAATTCATTGTATGGTGCATTAAATCTAGCTTACCATATGAACCCTAAATATATTTTGATTATAGGTTTAGATGGCGAAATTTATAGAAACAAGTTTGATGGGAAGGTCTGTAGAGGCACTTTAAGGCACCTAGATAATTTATTTTCTACCGCTTTACCTAATTTAAAAGAAAAAAGAATCAAGGTGTATAATTGTAACTCTGATTCAGAAGTAAAATGTTTTGAATTTGCTGAATTTAATACAGCAATTAATAGAGTGGATAATGTATTAAAATGAAAACATTTCAACAATTTGCCTTAGAAGAGAAAAAATTAAACGAAGATTTTTTCTCGATGATTAGTAAAGTTAAAAGTTTGTTGCCGAAAATAAAAAAGAAAGCTGAAATGGCTCTTATTGCTTCTAAAGTCGAAGCCCAAGAAACCAATAGGATGCTTGAGACGTTTTTTAAGCAACTTAAAAATAAAATAGCTACCAATAAGTCTGATATATCTGAAGAAGATGTTCTAGAAGCATTTAAGCAGTTAAAAGACGTTGGTAAGTTTTCGGTTATAGCACCTTTGTTTTTAGTTCCTGGTGGAGGAACTACAGTAACACTTTTATATACTTTTGCTAAAAAATATTTTAATATAAATATCTTACCGGATAACTTCGGTGATATTTTTGAATTCGTTAAACCTTATATCAACGATAATTCCGTTGAACAAATTGAACTATTTGAAACTAAAATACAGGAGCCATATAATGGACAATAATGTACAAGACCAGTTGAATCAGCTTGAAAATGAAACAAAAGAGTTATCTCGTGACATCGTTCGGTTACAGAAAAATAACAAAAATCTAGCTGAAATGAATAACGCTTTAATTAATTTAATTGGTTCTAAGCTGGGTATCACCGAAATCAGCGATATTAATGAATTTTTAAAGGAAGCTGATTCTAGATTGACTGATTCTAACAATAAAGAAAAGGCAAAAGGTAAAAATGAAAACAGCTAAAGATTTTTTGAATGAAGCTGTTCGCCCCACGTTTTTGACGTGGGGTAATTATGATAGCGATAAAATTCAAAACGGTGTTTGGTATAAAACCAAAGACGGTAAACTACAATTTAAAATTACTTCTTATGAATTAATTAGAACCAAATCTAATTTAGTTGATGTTTCTATTGATTTAGTCGTTAGGGTTTTTGACGAAAACGGCAAAGATTCTGACTTCAAAAAATACAAAGAAATTGACTTTAATACAATGAATAAAGTTTTGAACCGTCTTCTTAAATAAAAGGTTTACTTTTTAAATTAAATATATTACCATAATTACATTGAAAGTTTAAATGCGGGCGTAGCTCAGTTGGATAGAGCAGGAGCCTTCTAAGCTCTTGGTCGTAGGTTCGAGTCCTACCGTCCGTGCCATTTATTCCCTAGAGTTTAGGCTGTCTGTGGATTAATCAACCGCTAAACTTTATGTTCGTCATGACAAAATCAGACCCAAAAATCTTGTTTGCCGAGCAAGTCTCTAGGGAAATTTCTTATAAAGGTTTACTTTTAAAAAATAATTGATTATCATTAATTGTAGTTAATAGCTAAAAGCCTAAATCAAGTTTAGGTTTTCAGGTGTTAACCGCACCGAGTCAGGTAGGGAGTCGTCGCCTTATTTGCAACTGTAATTAATCGTTATAACTGCAAACGATTCACACTTTAATATGGCAGCGGTAGCCTAATAAGCTACTAGCCATCAAGGCTTAGAAAAGCTCTGTGGTGGAGCTTTTCGCCCGAATAATTAGCCTTGTCACCAAATATTCCGCTGGGTACTGCGTAGTGTACCACCCATTTTACTGGTTATTAGTAAGTCGCAAGCGGTCATGGACGTTAGGTGCATAGTAATCAGTAAAATGGGTTCGCCCTAAAAGAATGAGTCCTTACCGCTAAGGGCACTCATCATAAAACTGAAATATAGCGGCTCTGGAGTTGAGTTAACTGTGGCTAGATTCAATTCTAAAGCAATTTGTCACTTGTGAGAGTTATATCTCGCTTAATTACCTCCTTGTTGTTTGGTAGTTGAGAAGAAAAAGAGGGTGTCCAAGCTAATTAGTGGTAATCCCTGCCTGAATAGAATTTTTATTAAGGAAATCAGATAGGCTGTACATGGTCTCGTGGAAAACTGATAATAACGTTAGCAGGTGGTTCATAGTATCTCCTTGACTAGGGAACCACCACTTAATGCCCCCGTAGCTCAACGGTAGAGCGTCCGACTCATAATCGGAGGGTTGCTGGTTCGAACCCAGTCGTGGGGCACCACTTTACTTCCAATCCATTTCTTAGTATAATTACCTTGTTGAGTTAATTTATTGATGAGGTTTTACTATATTATGAACATTTTCCGTACTAATGATTGCCCTATCCAGTCAGCCCGTGAACACTGTGACGTTCATGTTACCAAAATGATTCTAGAATATTCCCAATTACTTTCTACTGTTTTGCGTCTGAAGTCCGGCATTCCTATGGAAATTTACCGTAAACCAGAAGCAAAAAAGAAAAAATTAACTTATGTTCTACCTAGTGACACTATCGTTGATGAAGTGTTGGTTGATAATAAGGTTTATATTCATACACATGAAAATCATCCTTCTGTTTTATGGGTTATGGAATCTATTAGTAATTATGAATGGTTAGTTGAATGTTTACAAGAATTACATCAATTATTCCATGACCGTAGAGGAAAATATCATAAATCATTAGGTATGTTTGAATACATTTTTATACCACCCTTTGAAGCTATGGAAGATAAGGGGTTGCTGAGTAATTATTTGGCTATAAGTGAAGAAAATTACCCTTTTGTTCATTTATTTCATAAAGATGAACCTTTGGTCGCGTACCAAGTTTATATGAATATTAAATTACGCGAGTGGGAGGTTAATAAAGGTAAGAAATATTGTTTTCCTGAGGGCGAACCGGAATGGTTTAGCCATGATCTAAAAGATATATATTTCCATTTAAACGAATCCCATAAGAAACAAGCCGCCTAAATAGGTAAATGAACGGATAGGTTCATTAACTTAAACATTATAGGAATTTAATTATGCAAAATACATTACCTATTTGGGCAAGAGTACCAAAACACAAAAAAGAAGTTGTTGCTACCGAGAAAGGTTGGGTTGTCAAAGAAACGGGTGAATTACTACGTTCAGTTACGAATTTGCCTTTGCGACTTGAACAACTAAAAGAAGATGTTGACGTTTCTTTACAGGCTTCAACAGGTGAACCCGTTAAAGTTTCTGAAGAAGACCTTAATGATATTGAAAATGAGTTGGGTCAAGAAGAAGATTCGGGTGAGCAAGGTTCTGAAGATGATGAAAGTGAATCAGAACAAATTGAAACCCAAGACGATGGTTCAGGTGAGCACCAAGATCCTGAAGATAATGAAAATGAGCCAGACGAACAAGATTCTACTGACCCGTTAACAGTTGAATCATTTCTTGAATCTAAATCAGAAGATGAACTGAAAGAACTTTACCAAGAAACATTTGGTAAAAAACCTCACCATATGAAGAAAGCTGATTCTTTACGAGAAGAACTGGCTGAAGAAATTACAGTTGAAAGTTTAACTGAATAATGCAAACCTAAATAATAGCGGACTTCATTTAAAAGTCCGCTTCTTTTTCTAAACAATTATAAGAACAAATGATTGAATTAAACGAAAATAATTTTGAACGGTTTGCCGCACATTTTTATACGAATACAACTTGCCTTACAGAGGACGAGTTTTATTCAGATTTAAGGCAGTTATCAACAGTCATGAGAATGATGAGCAAATATTTAGAATACGGTGAAATAAACGTTAGATTATTTGTTAACAACGTCTTGATTTTTTATAATTGCTTTAATTTTCATGCTGCAACTAAAATGTTACAGTACAAAATTGAAGAAGAACATGTTCCTTATTTTAACGCGGTACTAAAATATTTGTCATTTCCTATGATGATACCACCAGAAAATTACGATAAGGAATTTTACGAACTGATTAATAGGGAGTTGTCATGAAAACTCTAAGAGAATATATTTCAGAATCAGAAAATGAAATTGAAGAAATTCAATTAGAAAGCTCCGGTGAGCTAAATATAGAGGATATATTTGGGGCGGTTTACGACTCGGTTAATAAAGATAAAAAAGATCCTCTTGGTTTGTTTGAGGACTCCGCAGTGGCGTCTACAGGTACTGGTGGTGTAGATATGCCTGACGCTAAACCTGTTTTCAATAAATCAACGTTCGCAGGAAATCCAGTAATTGAAGTTGATGATGACACCTATTGTAATTGTATTAAAGGTAAAGTTCCATTCAAGCGTTGGGCCAAATACGTTGAAAATGAATCTTTGCGTGATGAAATGCGCAAAATGTATCATAAAAATAACAAGTTTTTGATGAAGAATTCAAAAACTGGCGCTATGTCATACGTTAAGCCATAAAGGAAAAAATGAAAAATGAAAAGTTTTAAAGAATACTTAAACGAAAATAAATTATTGGCCATCTCTAATGACGGTCAAAAAGTTTACATTGACAAGAAATATAAAAAAGAATACGAAGAAGATGGATGGGAAGTTAAAGAATTAGAAATATCCCCCCAAAAAATCGGGTATTAAAATTATGTGGAATCTATTTCTAAATCCTAAAATTCTTGGTGGTATATCCATCTTATTGATTGTTGGTTATGTTTGGTACACGTTCGAAAAAGTAGATTCACTGGAACAAACGATTCAACAAAAAGAAGATAAAATTGAAGAACTGAATTTAGTTAACAAGAATCTTTCTGATTCTATTGAACAATACCAACTAGAATTAGAAGAAGAAGTTAAGAAACAACGTGAACTAAACCGTTCAATTTCTGAATTGCGTTCAAATCTTAGACAAACACAATACGATTTGAATTTAGCGATTGGTCGCCAAGAAACCGTTTTTGCTAAACCTGAATTGGTTGAAAGACTATTAAGGCGTTCATGGAAAAAGTTTAATGAGGAAGTTTCATGTGCTTCCGGTGAGGTTGAATTATGTTCAAAAGAACAACAGTAATTTTAGTTGGTTTACTTTTATCAGGGTGTTCAATTTTCGGTGAACCGGAAGTTATTCGAGAACCCGTTGAGGTCAATAAGCCTGTTATTCATCCTGAGCCACCTGAACCATTTATATTTGAATACCAAGAACCTCACGTTATAACAAAAGAAACGATCAATAAAGAACCTGATAACGTAGTATTTCAGTGTTTTGAGTGGGATGATGGTCAACGGTTAAGGATTCAACTTGAAAAATGGAAAGCTAACTACTTAGAATTGAAGGAAAAATTTTGTTCGTATAGGGTGGATATAGAAAACGATCCTTATTGTAAAGGCTTTACTTACAGTGAATAAACGAGTATAATGAAATCATAATCAAAAGGAATGTTAATTTATGAAAACTTTCAAACAATTCACTGAATCTAAAAAACAACTTTACTTTCCTTCTTATACTGAAGCGGTTGAATACGCTTTAAATGATGCAAAAAAGAAATATCAAGTTGATGAAGGGGAAGTTGCTCAAATTGTCGGTTTAAATTCAAACAGACCGAAAGAAGGCGATACTACTAGATTACAAATTCCTTTGTATAGAGCTGGTAGTTGGTCTAAAACGTCACTAAACATACAAGTTTATAACCGTGGCGGTAATAGTAACCCATTCGAATTAAATTTTTATATTTCATAAGGATTAAAACAAATGAAATCATTTCAACAGTTCACTGAAGCGCGTAAAAATATTGAAATTCCTACAAATAAAGCTAAAGAACATGCATCTGCTTTAAAGAAAATGGGTGTTAAAGTTCAAAAGGCTGATTTAGAAGGGTTAGTTGTTGATGCTTCTGATAAGAAAGCATATGACAACCTTAAAAAATACCTATTAGATAATGGTTGGGATCAAACTGACCTAGAAGATATGGGTATCTAATTGTGATTAATTTTATTATTTGGGGTTGGGCAATACTTTTGATACTAAGCATCTTAGGTATTCCTGCTTCATTTATTTTTGATTTTTCTATTTACTTGCCAATAACAGGTTTAGTTATTTGCCTTTTAATGGTATGTTTGTTTCTTTTATTTTATGTAAAAATTATGAATGGTATGAGATGAAAAATAATACTGATTTTAATTTAAGGTTAGAGGAATTAAAGAAGGAAAAGGGTTTTGATACTTACCTTGAAACCATTTCCCATTTTATTGAATATGAATCTGACCATGAACCTGAACAGATAGCCAAGTTGCTAAATAAGAAAATCATTGAAAACCTTGAACAAGAAGCATCTGAAGTTGGGATGTTCAGGAACCCTGAAGAAACGGTGAAACTTATATGAATAATCAACCTGTAGGCTTTAAAGCCGCGTGCCTATTTAAATCATTTCAGTTGCACTTTAATCAGAAAACCGATTATAATGCAATAGCATACCACTTTAAAGTATCTATGAAAGAAGATACGTTCCTTCAATCAAAATTTCGATGGAAATATTCTAAATTAGAAAAGAACTCCACACCAACGCAATTAATATTCTTATTCTCTAAGTTATTCGTTGATGGTGATTTAAAACCGTTCAATGAAAAAGCATTATTTAACAAAATCCATAAAGAACTCGGTGCAATGTACGACACCGATACACTCCAAGAATTATTAGATAAATTCTATATTGAGTTAGAAAAAGATTTACATAATTTGACGCAAACAACCTTTACTAATGTAAAAAATCAATATAGAATTGATTCATACGTAGAAGCTGATGGGGTAAATTATCCATTACTTTACGAAGCACACAAAGACGGTATCATTTCATACTATACTTTGTTGCTAATAGATTTGTATATGACGCCAAATATGAATGGGGTTATAAACAAAGAGCGCAGTAAAGACATAATTATGTGGGATGAGTTTGTGGAAAGGTCAGATCTAGTAAAACAAGTTTTATATGTTGCTCTTGATGAAACTCGTATTTACGAAATCTTTCGTTCTTTATTTAAAGAAACTCAGTAACACATACGTCTAGACTGGTAATATAAAAGTAAAATAGAAGGTAAATTGACTATGTCAAGATTAGCACAACTGAAAAAGAAACGCGGTAAAAACCTTAAAGAATTGCAAGAAAAGGTTGAACAGCAATCAGGCGGTGGCGGTAAACGCGACGAACGAATCTGGAAACCGAAATTTAATGCTGATAAGGGTAAAGGTACTTGTATCGTGCGTTTACTTCCTCCTGCCGATGGTGAACCGTTCGTGGAACAATTAAGTTATAGTTTCCAAGGTCCTGGCGGTAATTTCTACGGGCTTGCTCGTCAAACACTCAATGAAGATGACCCTGTTCAAATTGCAGCAATCAACGGTTTCCGTAAAGCTAAAGCTGAACAAAATGAGAACCTCAAAAAACAATGTTTGAAGTTCTTACCGAAACGTAAATATTTTGCTAATGTTTATATTGTTAAGGATGATGAAGTTCCTGATAACGAAGGTAAAGTTTTCATCTGGCAATTTGGTCCAGCTATCTACAAGAAAATTAAAGAAGCTATCCAACCTGAGTTTGACGACCAAGAACCTATGGATCCGTTTGACCTTTGGGAAGGCTCTGATTTTATAGTTCGTATGGTAGGAACTGAAATTCCTGATTCACGTACTGGCAAAAAAGTTACTGTTCCAAATTATGATAAAGCAAGTTTTGCAGATCCTTCTGAATTTATGGATGGTGACGAAGAAAAACTTGAAGAAATCGTAGAACAAACTTACGAATTATCAGAGTTTGTTGACCCTGAGAAATTCGATTCTTTTGAAAAGGTTGCAAAACGCTTTAAAGACGTTATGAAAAAGCCTTATAATTGGTTGTCTGAAGAAGGCGTTGAGGAATCAATGGAAGATGACCGTAAAGAAAAAGAATTAGAAGAAAACGTTGATCACGGTGATAAAGACGAAAATGATAAACCGCCTTTTGAACCTGATAACGAATCTGAATCAGATGAAAATGATGAAGAAGATGATGATGAGGATGAGGAAGATCCCGTAGCTAAATTTAAGCGTTTAGCTGGTCAAAGTTAATTCTAAAAATAAATAAAAATTTCCAAAAGGGGTAGGAAACTACCCCTTTTTTGTCTAACTTTTAGAGGAATATGTAGATGCAAGTAACTAAAAGTTCAGGTGTAACCGAAACGTTTGAAGGTTCAAAAATAGAAAGGGTTATTTCCTGGTCTACACAAAATCTAAATAATCAAGAATATATCATTAGAACCCTAATGAATTCTATTCGAACCCATTTGTATGATGGTATTACAACTGAAGAAATTCAAAATAACTTAGTTAAATTAGCAGCAGATAGAATTTCTGAACAAGAACCTGAATACCAATACGTTGCAGCAAGACTTAGAATGTTCGGTTTGCGCAAACAAGTGTACGGTGGTTTTAGACCAATCAGCTTCTATTCTTTAATTAAACGAAACGTTGAGCGTGGTGTTTACGATAAAGAAATATTAGAAAAATGGTCTAAAGAAGAAATTGATTATTTAGAAACGCATATTAACCATAACCTAGATATGACTTTTTCATACGCTGGTGCAATGCAATTAATTGAAAAGTATTTGGTTAAAGATCGTTCAACTGGTCAAATTTTTGAAACACCGCAATATGCTTACATGCTTATTGCTATGTGTTTACACCAAAATGAAAAGTATGATAGAACGCTTCATACAATAAAATTTTATTCGTCTGCCGCCAAACGCAAATTCAGTTTACCAACGCCAATTATGGGTGGTGTTCGTACCCCAACTAGACAATTCAGTTCTTGTGTTTTGATTGAATCAGGTGACACACTAGATTCAATCAACAGAACAAACTCATGTATTGTAAAATATATTTCACGTAGAGCTGGTATTGGTATTTTGGGTGGAGGAATACGTGCAGAAGGCTCTAAAATCCGATCTGGCGAGGTTAAACATACTGGGGTGATACCGTTCTGGAAAGGGTTCAAATCGTCTGTTAAATCTTGCTCACAGGGCGGAATTAGAGGTGGTTCAGCCACGCTTTATTATCCTTTTTGGCACTTAGAAGTTGAAAAACTATTAGTCCTTAAAAATAACCGTGGCGTGGAAGAGAATCGTATCCGTGAATTAGATTATGGTGTTCAATTAAATGATTTCTTATTTGAACGGTATTTAGAAGATGAATATATTACGCTGTTCAGTCCTAATGTTATGGGTGGTGAATTGTATGATGCATTTTATTCTGACAAAGAAAAATTTAAACGCTTGTATGAAGAACTTGAAAATAACCCATTAATCGTTCAAAAGAGAATTAAAGCTTCTGATATAATTCACCAGTTTGCAATTGAGCGCTGTTCTACTGGTAGGGTTTATCCTATGTTTGTTGATAACGCAAATGAAAATAGTGCGTTTAATTCTAAAGTTGCTCCTGTTAAAATGAGTAACCTATGTGCTGAAATTACTTTACCGACTGAACCAGTTGATGATGAAGACCGGGATGCAGGTGAAATTGCGCTTTGTACTTTAGCGGCATTTAATATGGGTAACGTTACTACTGCTGAACTACCTGAACTTTCAAAAATTATTGTTCGTGCATTAGATAACCTTTTAGATTACCAAGATTATCCAGTAAATGAAGCATTAAAAGCAAAATATCGCAGAAGTTTGGGTATTGGTGTTGTAAATTATGCTTATTGGTTGGCTAAACAAGGTATGCGCTATTCTGATGGCTCAGGTCTTAAAGCTACCCATGAATTCTTTGAATCAATGCAATATTGGTTATTAAACGCTAGTTCTGATTTGGCTGCTGAACGTGGGGCTTGTAAGTATTATGATCAAACAAGTTATGCTTTAGGTTATTTGCCTCAGGATAGAAAACAAAAAGCGCATGATTTCCCTCATCTAAATTATGATTTGAGAGAAAATTGGGATGGTTTGCGTGATAAAATTGTTAAATTTGGTTTAAGAAATTCTACTTTGACTGCGTTTATGCCTAGTGAATCAAGTTCACAAGTCTTGAACGCTACTAACGGAATAGAACCACCAAGAGGACCTGTTTCAACTAAAGGCTCGAAAGACGGTGTATTTAACCAAGTTGTTCCTGAAGTTGAATCACTTGGTAATTTGTATGAATATGCTTGGGAGATGGCTGAGCGTGGAAATAAAGGGTATTTTGACTTATGTGCAGTTATTCAAAAATGGGGTGACCAAAGTATTTCTGCAAATGAGTATCATGTTCCAGAAATCTACCCAAAAGGTAAAATACCTTTAACAGTGTTGATAAAAAACTTATACTATGCCAATAGGATTGGTTTAAAAACACTTTATTACAACAACACTAAAGATGGTTCTGATGCAACTGAAGAAGTTCAAGATAAACCATTACCGTCTATTCAAGATTCTATTGTCGAAGATGATTGCGAGGGTTGTACAATATGACAAGCATTTTTAATAAAAACAAGGTTGACCATCTCAGTCAACCTCTATTTTTAGGGGAAGATTTAGGAATTGCTCGTTATGAGTCACAAAAATATTCCCAAATTGAAAACTTAATTGAAAAACAATTATCGTTCTTTTGGCGACCTGAAGAAGTTGATTTAACACGTGACTCAATTGATTTTAGTAAATTGACCGAAGCTGAAAAGCACGTTTTCACTTCTAATTTGAAATATCAAACGTTGTTGGATAGTATTCAGGGTCGTGCACCCAACATGGCATTTTTGCCTATTGTTAGTGACCAAACGCTTGAAACGTGGATTGAAACTTGGTCTTGGAGCGAAACTATTCATAGCCGTTCATATACGCATATTATGCGTAACGTTTATAACGATCCAGCAAAAGAATTTGATGGAATCGTATTAATTGATGAAATTATGGAACGGGCTGATTCGGTATCTAAATTATATGATGATTTGATGAGCGTCGCTAGAAAATGGCAAACGCTACATGAAAACCCTAATTGGCATTTAGATGATACGCTAGTTGAAGTTGAAGAAGTTTTGCGTCGTAAAGTTAAAGAAAAACTTTATTTGACCATGATGTCAGTGAACATCCTTGAAGCTATTCGCTTTTACGTTTCATTTGCGTGTTCGTTTAATTTTGCTGAAAACAAATTAATGGAAGGTAACGCGAAAATCATTAAGTTGATTGCCCGTGACGAAGCCTTGCACCTTAAAGGCACGCAATTCATTATTCAACTTTGGCATCGTGGTAAAGATGACCCTGAAATGCAAGAAATTGCTGAGGATTTGCGCCATGAAGCAATTAAGTTATTCCTTGATGCAGTTGAACAAGAAAAGATTTGGGCTAGATACTTGTTTAGCAAGGGTAATGTTCGTGGAGGATTAAATGAGAAAATTCTTTGTCAGTACATCGAATATATTGCTGACCAAAGAATGCGTGCAGTTGGATTAGACTCTCCATTTAAACAAGTTAAAGAAAACCCATTACCATGGATGCGTAAATGGTTGAATAACAATGAAGTTCAGGTTGCTCCACAAGAAACTGAACTGACTTCATATTTAACAAACCAAATTGACCAAGACGTTAGTCGTAGTTTCTTAGATGAGTTAAAGATGATTTAAACTCAATAACTTTACTTCCTCATTCAATCGGTATATAATGAACTCACTTTGTTGTTAAGTTTAATTATGTAACCATTGAATGAGGATTATATTATGTGGAGTATTTTTAAAAAAATAGTTAAATTCGTTGCAATTATTGTTTTCGGATTTATTGGTTTATTGATGTTCTTATACGCTATCTATCCTGCCCCAGGAATCCAATAAGAACATGAAATTCTACAAAGTTATTTTATTATTCATTTCATCGTTTTTCATTGGTTCTGTTTCAACTTTTATTTTTGTTGAACATTACTATATGAAAAACGCTGATTTTGAAGTTATATTAACTGATATACATGAAGGTAAAATTAAAATATCTTCAAAAGACCCTTTAACCAACCAAAGATATACTTCAGGTATATATCCTGTAAGCGTATCTTACAGCCAACGGTTTATTCCTGACTGTAAATTATCATTTACTAATTGTTCTAAATTATATTGATTAAGGATTGCTATGGATCTTATGAAACCTTTATCCGTTATTGAGGAAATTGCTTCTACCTCAAAACGGAATGAAAAAATATCCCTCCTTGAAGAAATAAAAAACACTGATAAAAATATTCGTTCATTTTACGAAATGTTGTTTATTGCTACATATGATTCTTCATACGATTATTATATCAGAGAATTTGATGAAAATCGTGAACCCAATGAAACAGGCACAATTCCTTTGTTTCAATCTATCTATGATTTAATGAATATCATAGGTAAACGTATGATTACGGGTAATGCAGCAAAACAATGGGTTGAACAAAATTACCAATTATTGAGTGACGATAATGCGGAAGTATTTAAACGTGTCATTAAACGCGACCTAAGAGCTGGTATCTCCGCAAAAACGATTAATAAGGTATTCACCGACCTTATCTATATCCATCCTTATATGCGTTGTTCCTCTTTCTCTAAAAAGAACTTAGAAAACATTAAAGTCCCTTGTTATTCGCAAACTAAAATGGATGGGCTTTATATTGACATTGTTGTTACTCCGAATAAAGTTGAATTCCGTAGTCGTAGCGGTTCTTTTTTAGATATGAGAAACCCTGAAAAAGAAAAATTATTAATGAACTACGCTAAAGACAATGAAATGGAATTTGTTTTAAGTGGTGAAGCAGTAGCGTATTCACAAGAAGAAAACCCAGAAACGTTATTAATGAATCGTCAAGAATCAAACGGGTTTTTAAATTCAGATTCAGTTAATTTTGATGACGTAGCATTCTTTTGTTGGGATATTATTCCTTATAAACATTTCCTAAAGAAAAAGTTTGACTATACTTATCAGGAACGATTTCTGCAATTAGAAGAAACGTTAGAATCATTATCCAATGACTATAACGTAAACAACTTATATATTGTTGACACCGAAGTTTGTAATGATACTCAAGAAATTCTTGAACACTTCAAGAAAATGCGTGAAGTTGGTGAGGAAGGAACTGTCATTAAGAATTTTTCAATGCAATGGAAAGACGGTACTTCTAAAGAACAAGTTAAAGTTAAGGTTGTTTTTGATATTGAAATGAAGGCTGTTGCATGGAAATATGGTAAAGGTCAATTTAAAGATTGTCTCGGTGCAATTACTTTCCAGTCTTCAGAAGGTGATATTGAAGTTTCTGTTGGTGGTGGTTACAAAGAAGACGAAAGAAAAGAATGGGTTAAATACGTTCAAGATTGGGTTGATTCCGGTAAAGTAGCAACCATTCGAGCAAATGATATAACCCAAACTGAAAACGGGTTATCATTATTTTTGCCTCGATTTGTCGAATGGCGTGATGATAAAAATGAAGCTGATTCACGTGAACGTTGTTATGAAATTCTGGGATCGTGTGTTGAAGCATTAGACATGATTAAGAATTAATATATGAACATAGTTAAGTTGTATCATAAAAATATCGAAGAGGGGGAACTACGGTTCCCTCATGGATTTCCTAATGATGAAGATATAAGACAATTTGTTATTAAACAAGTTCTTTCTAAACCTTATATTGAAACCGATTATATTGAAATAGAATATAAAAGGGAAAACCAAAAAAGTTTTAATTCTATGCGAAGAAGGGAACTTGATAAAATAATTGAGGGTTTGTATAATGAGTAAAGTAGCTGTTATTTTTAATAGTCCACCGAAATCAGGTAAAGATGCTTGTTGTAATTATTTGTCTGAAAGGTACGGGTGGAATCACTTAGAATTCAAAGAACAATTGTTTATAGCAACTTGTGAACGATTCGGTGTTTCATTAGAATGGTTTATGAACGGTTATAATGATAACAAAGAAGAACCGCAAGAAGCGTTAGACGGTTTCTCTAAGCGCCAAGCACTGATTGATACTTCTGAAAACAAAATTAAACCGAAACTTGGGAAGGCTCATTTCGGCCAAATGTTAGCCAGTTCATTAAAAGAAGGCGTTAATGTTGTTTCTGATGGTGGTTTCCGTGAAGAATTTGGTCCAGTTTATGAAGCAACTGATGGTAAAATGATTATTGTTCAGTGTTCACGCCCAGGAACTACGTTTGACGGTGATTCTAGAAACTATGTTAATCACTATAAAGGCGCTATATACCTAAACATGCGTAACAGTATGGATCTTGATTATATTTTTAAAATCGTTGATGAACGATTAAAGGACGTTATTGATAACAGGGGATCTGAAATAAAACTCATAGATGAAACAAAAAGGGCGATCAAACTTAAAAATAATGTTTACAGTTTAAAAGAAGGAAAAACAACCATTGACCTTCGTGATGATGAATACATTAGATTAAAGGATAATTGTTGCCCTTACCTTCGTGACATTCGTTATGCAACTAGTCTAGATGACGTTATTATGTTATTAAAATTAGCTGAAAATAATGGGTATCATTTACTTGGTTCTCGAGGTAAAATATATTCTTCAGGCAAATTAGCTGAATATGTTAAAACAATTAAAGATAGAACTATCTATAACCCTCAACAATTATTTAAGAATTTAACTAGAAATTATGGGTTACGTGCTACAGTACGTGCTTTGTTTTACTACGAATTTGGGGAAGAATTATAATGCATAAAAACAACATTAAAATTGTATTAGATGAAGGGATTAGTGCTGAGGTTGTTGCTGATTCTGTTTTCAGTTATGAAACTGAAAATACAGGTAAAGAAAAGCGAATTACAACGTACTTGTTAGAATACCCTAGATTTATCCATGCAGAATTAATGACACATCGCCTTTTTTCAAGAAATGCGGCATCATCAAGGGCTATCCCAGTTAAAAAGAAATTGTCTATGATTTGGAATAACCCAGCAATGCCTGTTCATTGGGGTGTCAATAAGTCAGGTATGCAAGCCGCAAAAGAACACAGCGGATTTAAAAGAAAGTTACTAAGGGGTTTATGGAGGTTTGCTTCTAAAGTTGCTTGTGTGTTCGCTTGGGGCTTTATGAAACTTAATCTACATAAACAAATTGCTTGCCGTATCCTTGAACCGTTTGAACGATACAAAGTTCTTGTTACTGCAACTGAATTTAATAATTGGTTTGCTTTACGAAATCACGAAGATGCTCAACCGGAAATTCAAGTACTCGCTAAAGCGATGCGTGAGGGAATGGCTCAAAGTAAACCGATTGTTCTAAATAAAGGTGAATGGCATACACCGTTTTTTGGTGATGGTTACTGGACACCTGCTAACGTTAATTTTACCTTAGATCAAGCGTTGAAAATTTCATCATCTTGTGCAGCCCAAACCAGCTACCGAATTTTAGACGGTTCGTTAGATAAAGCCGAAATGATTTACGGTAAATTGGTAGAATCAAAACCTGTTCATGCTTCTCCCACGGAACATCAGGCTACACCTATTGTAGATGAGGAAGAATATAAAGAATTCGTAACTCATATTGATGTATCAGGTGAACCATGGAGCGGAAATTTCCATCGTTGGGGTCAATATAGACAAACAATAGAAGGTCATGTTGTTCGTGGTTAATAAATTCCAAAGGCGGTTATAAAAACCGTCTTTTTTATAACTAAATATTATTATACGTTTAGAAATATAAGAGTATAATAAGGGTTAGAAAGTTATGAAAAGTTTTTCTGAATTTATTAATGAAAGTAAGGTGAGAATGAAAAAGTTACTTAAAGGTCACTACGAATCAAAATTCCCAATTGTTTTTACTACAAAAATGTCTGTTGCTGGCGCTAAACCATCAAAACCAATAAATGGCGACGCTAAAGTTACTTTAAGTAGAAATGAATCACTTGGTATGTGGGTTTGGTCTTTAGAAGTCCATGACAAATCCGGTAATAAAATTTATACGGAGAGTGATCCTTACCCTTTTAATAGAAAACGTGAAGCTTTACTTACTTTTCAAGATATGGCAGACAGTACAAAAGATAACCCATACGAATTTTACGTCTAATAAATTAACTCCACTTTACTTTTAAGTGGGGTTATATTATCATTTTAAATTATTCGTTATGTAGCCAGTGAGATTAAATTATGATTATTGAACATAGAAAACCTTCCGATATCGTAGTATCCGCGTTAAACGTTAAATCGTACCCTGAAGAAAATAAACACTTTTGGTTTGCCCATGGTTGCAATTGTCATTGTGTTATGGGTGCTGGTGTTGCGGCACAATTTGCAAAAGCGTTCCCTGAATTACCTATGAAAGATGAACGTTCCCCCTTACCGAAAGGGAAAGGCAGATTAGGAAATTTTTCGTTTTTGATGGGTAATGGTATTGATTTGTTCAACTTATACACTCAAGTTGAACCAGGACCGAATGCAGAAATTTCTGCTATATACCAAGTATTTTCTAGACTTGAATTTCTATATACCCAAGTAAATACGGAAGAACGTCCTATTGAATTGCATATACCTAAAATTAGTTGCGGTATAGGTGGTTTAAATTGGGAACAGGAAGTTGAATGGGCTATTAACGAAGCTTGCCCCACGTTACCCATTATTGTACATGAACTATAAGGGTTTTATTATGGATAAAATTTACGTTGCTCGCCAATTAGTGAGAGCTATTGAAAAACATTTTAAATTTTATGATGATGATGCTGGAATCCGAATAGCTAACTTCAATGAAAAATCAGTTTACTGGGTTCGGTGTTTAGCTGAATGTGATAGAGATGAATTTGCTTTTATGATGAAACAATATGATATTCATTTTGAACGGGGTGTTTTTTCTAAACATGAAGCAATAGTACATAAAGATCCACTCACAATCCAAATTAATATTGATTTTAATTCGGTTTTACTATCCATTCCTGATCCGAAGGTTCGGGATTTCTTAATCATCAAAACATTATCTAAAGGTATTGAATAATGACTGAACAATTAATTATTACTCCATCTTCACCTGAAGATCGCAAGAAAATCAAAGGCGTTATTGAGGCAATGAGTAACGCAATGACCCGCATTGAAGGTGAACGTGAATATATTAAAGAAGCAAAAAAGGCGTTAAAAGACGACTTTAACTTGCCTATGAAGGAAATCACTACGATGCTCAATGATTTCCATAAACAAGAGTTTGACAGTCGCGTACAACGCTTTGAAGAATACACTGACCTTTATGAATCAGTTATGAAATCAAGTGAAGATAACGTTGACGAAGATGGTGACGATTTAGAAGAATAACTTTAATTGGTTTACTCGTATAAATAGTTCTATATACGAACAAATACGGGTAAACCATTATGCTAAGTTTTAAAGAATTTATCAATGAAAGATTACTTACACAAAACAAAGTTTTAGACAAGTTAAAAAGTTTATTAGATACAAATCGATACACAATAGAAAAACGCGGCTTAAACTATCTTATTAGTTGGGGCAAAGGTTCTATCAATATAGGTTCAGGGTATTCTTATGAGGACGCATTTAATTCTTTTGTAAGAAGCGTTGATTTGGACGGTATTTATGGTGGTGTTCCAGATGAACTTTTTGAATTGTTTGAATATGGAAATAACGTCTTTAGTCAAGATTCAAAAAGAAGGCAAATTGATACATTAATGGGATTTTAATATGAATAATGAAGGCATAACATTTTATGAAACTAAAAAACGGTTAATTCCTGACAATGGTTCCACTCACGTTATTTGCCACCATTTTACTTCAGGTTCTAAATTTGGTTTGCTAGAACAAAAGAAGAGTCGTTCTAGGGTTTTGAAAATTGACGGAGTGAAGTTTGCATTTGACGAAGAATTGCAACAAGTTATTGATTCTATTGTTATGCCCGAATTAGAGAAAGCAGTTAATTATAGAATGGGAAAGGAAAATGAGTACCATTACATGAGGAAGAAAGTTTCTAACTACAACAAACTTCCTTGGTGGAAAAAGATTTTTACATTTAATATATGATCGGAGTTTATTAATGAGTACTAAAGGAAATGTGATTGGTGTTGATATTGATTTGACTGTTTGCCCTACTGATGAAATGTGGTTTGAATGGTTAATTAGTATGACCCAATCACCCGCAATTTGTGAATTTGATGAAGTAGAATATAAGTGTTTAACACTCCCTGAACTACATTCATTACACACAAGCAAAGGAGAGAAAGTTAATTACAACTTAACAAAATATTTCCCGAAACCAATTAACAGCAACGTTGATCCTTTTGACTTCTTTCGAAGAGAAGGAATTTATGACCTTGCTTCCCCGTACAAAGGTTGTATTAAGACATTAAAGATGTTAGAAATGCGTGGTTATGAAATTGTTTTTATTAGCCATAATAAAGGCAATCATTCAAAATCTAAATACAATTTCCTTGAGCGTTGGTTTGGTCAAGTTGGTGGGATTAATTTTCATTCAATTACAACACATTCAAAAGAAAAATTCCGAGCCAACGTTGATTACATTATTGAGGACAGGTTACTCCCTTTAAATATTTGTCATCAACATGGAATTAAAGGTATCCTTAAAGAGTCAAATTATACTCAAGGCGAAGACCCTCTAACAGAATATTTGAGGTTTGATTCTTGGGAAGCTTTTCCTATTAATTCATTTCCATTAATTGAGGAAAACTAAATTATGGGATTCACTGAAGAAAGTTCAAGTACACCAACTGCTCCTTCATACGGAATTTTTTATAATTTTGTTTATTATATGACTACGCCTGATGGAACTCCCGTTAAAAGGATTGTTGTGACAAATAGAAAAGGGGCATAGCCCCTTTTTTAAATTTTCCAAGCAGTTGACTTAGATCCTTTTTGCCAACGAGCAAGTGGTAAGAATATCACTAATTCCCAACTTCTAGGTGGAACTTGAACGAATTGGCTTCTAACGTGATCCATTCTATACGCTTTAATGGAATGTTCAAATAACTTTGAATTACCTAGTGATTTCAGTACTTGCCAAGAAATCTTCAATCTTGTAGATGGGCGATAACGCTTTTCATTTCTATACTTCAATAACGTCCTCATAGCTTCGAAACGCAACGATGGTTTAAGGTAATGAAGGTTAATACCCAATAAGATTTCTGCACCGTCCTTGGCTCTATAAGAGTCAAAAAAGAACACCAACGGGTACATATCCCAAACAGGAAGTTTGTCTTTATGTTTTGCGTCATATTGAAAGAAGTGCATTTGACCAACTTTAATACGTTTAGAAAATAGATCCCTATCCCTAAACATTTGAGCCGTTCTAGCTTTATTATATGAACGCGGAACATATTTAGAAAACCATTTTAATGATTTTTGGGTATTTCTTTTCTTGGCTGATTCATTATTTCTATAGAACGCCTTTTCTATATTTTTTAGAATCTTTAGTTCTGTATTAGTATCGTTTTCTATCTCTTCGGCCATTGTTATATAAATACCTTATAGGATTTAGTTTACCATACTATTTATTAAAGAAGAAACTTATGCCAGATTTCAGAGAACGTATTGAACATATAATGAAGAAAGGGGTTGCGACCAATAACCGCTTTCAGGTTATTATACCAATACCTCAATCAATCATTAGTCGAATCAATGAACTGGAAAATATTCCAGAGCGACGTGATAGCGGTTCACCATCACCATCATCACCAATTGATGCAGTCAAAACGTTTTTTGTGCCTGAGGATAAAAGTCAAAAGAATATGGCGAAGGCATTAGACTTGATGATTGATGAAACTCCACTACCAAGTAAAAATTTAGCAACGACTGAAATAAGATATAACGGTGATTTTTATAAAATCCCTTATGCTACACTATATGAAGAACAAGAATTCAGTTTCTTATGTTCCCGTGATATGTTTGAGAAAATGATCATTGATATGTGGATGGATTTCATTTTTGATCCAATTAAACATGAAATATCATATATGGATGAATATTCTACTGATATCACACTAAACCTTTTAGACGAACAAGATAACGTTACGTATTCAGTTGTATTCAGGGACGCCTTCCCTATAACATGTAATTCTATTCCTTTGTCTAATCAAACAAGGGATGAATTTGCTAATGTTTCTACAGCATTTGCCTTTAAGCGTTGGGAAAATGCAAACAATAATATAACTATTGATGATGGTGTTAATTCCTTGTCACAGACTCCGTTAGGACCTCTAGTGACACCAATACTCGCTAACCCAGCTGTACAAGAAGCATTAAGCGTATTTGAAGATACAACTGGAATAGATTTAGACGGTGAAGCCGCTAATATATACAATATGATTGATGATGTTATTAAAGGTGCAACAGGAACATCGACAAATAAATTAGCTTCTTTACTAAATAGTTTTAAATTTGATATAAATCAAAATGGAAAATTAAGTTCCCAAGATCAAGGGAATTTAATTAAATTAGTTGATAATGCAATAGATAAATTGAAAGGGTGATAAAAAATGAGTTTACCTAAAATTGACTCCCCACGTTATTCTTTATATTTGAAAGGGATTGATAAACAAATTAAATTTAGACCGTTTACGGTTAAAGAACAAAAGATACTTTTGTTAGCAAAAGAAGAAGCAAAAGAAGACAAAAATAGAATTATAGAAGCAATCAAACAAATTATTGAATTATGTACGTTTGATTTGGGTGTTTCTGTCGATGATTTACCTTTATTTGATATAGAATGGTTATTTTTACATATCAGAGCAAAGGCAGTATCTGATGTAATCACTATTCCAGTAAAATACAAATTCGACAGTGGTAATGAAAAAAGAACAAAATTGAATATTAGTGTTTCTGATATTCAGTTAAAAGAATACGAAGAACATACAAATAAAATTGTTCTCGATGAAGATACAAAAATTGGTGTGGTGATGAAATATCCTACCATTAAAATGTATGAGGAAAATTTAGAATCACTGAGTTCAATTGAAGCTTGTATTGATTACGTATTTGATGAAAATGATATCTACTACTTTAAAGATTCAACGCATGAAGAGCGTCAAGATTTTGTAGAATCATTTGATTTACAAATGCTTAGAAAAGTATCAAGTTTCTTTGAAACCATGCCTAAGTTGTACTTCAAAACAGAAGTTACGATGAAAGATGATCCTGATGAACAAGGCAACCAAGAAATTAAGAAATTACCTATTGTATTATCAGGGTTAAATGATTTTTTTACGTATGTCTAAATCATGAAACATTGACTTCGTATTATACGGATAACACCCGTTTGTTGTTCAAACTGAAAAGTGAGTTTGAACAACATTTTACGTTAGTTGATATTGAAGAAATGATGCCTTTTGAAAGAACTTCTTATTTGATGTTAATAGAACAAGCGATCGATAAAAGATTAAAAGAAAAGAATGCAAATAAAGGTAAAAAATAATGGCATTAAATCCTAAAAAGGCTTTGTTAGATATTAGAAAAGCTAGAAGAGCCACAAAATTAAGAGGTAACGACGAAGACGTTGTTGCTAATACACTTGAAAGGATAATGCAAGAAGCCATTGTCCTTCAAGAAAGTGGAACAAACACGTTTTCTAAATCAGCTTTGAAAGAAATGCGACAAATCAGAAAAGATTTAGTCGCAGGACAAATAGATGCTGGTACTCAACAAGCCGCTTACATAGGAAAATTTTCTTCAATTCTTGACAATATTGATAACATTGATAGCGAAATTAAATCTGAAAATAAGAAAACTATTGGTAGTGGGTTATCTAGTTTAAAAGACTCGCTACCTTCTTTTGATACATTAACTTCAGCCGTGATGACAGCAAACCCAGTTTTGGGATATGCTGGGAATATGGTTAAAGATTTGATGACTTCTAAAAAACAACAGAAGCGTCAATTTGAGGAAGAAAGAAAACGTAGATTACAATCACTTCTTGAAGAACAAAATATCCAAGAAGAACAACTTAAAAATGAAGAAATGCAATCTGAAGTTCTGGAACGTGATTTAGATCAATTAAAAAACCCAGAAACAAATGATATTTACATTCCTTATCTTGAAAGAATTGAGTTAGCAATAGAACGATTCAATGAAGCTTTTGGTATTGAGAACCCTGATGATGAAGAAACGCTATCTGAGATTAAAGATGGTATTGATGAACAGAATAAACTCCAAAGGGAATCCATTGAGCAACAAAAATCAGACGCACTTGAAACCCAGTTTGAGTCAAGTGATAACACTTCCCCTGAACTTGACTTAAACAAAAACCAAAATGAAGGGAAAGACCTTTTTGGTGATGAAGGTGGTGGTTTGTTTGGTGGTATAACTGCCGGTTTTTCTGCTCTTATAGGTCCTTTTTTGAAAGTATTTGAATTCCTTAAGAAAGGCGGAAAAATGTTTATGAAATTCGGTAAATTTACCGGAATTCTTGCCATTGTTCAAGGAATTTATGATTTTGTTGAGGGTATATTCAATGCCGAGGAAATATTGGGAAGAGGTGACTTAAACATAACTGATAGAATATTGGTTGGTATTTCTAATGTTGTTTCTGGGTTGGTTTCCACGTTAACAGGTATTGTTGATTGGGTGGCTGGATTATTTGGTGTAGATGAAATATTCGGTGTTAAACAAGAAGAATTAACTAAAAAAATATTTGGTTGGTTTACTAGCTTAGATGATTGGTTTTTACAAGGACTTGATTACGTAAAAGAACTAACTAATAAAGGGTTATCTTTTGCATCGGATACTATAAACTCTATGACCAACTTCTTTGAATCCATTTATGAATGGGTTGAAAGCAAATTGTCACCTATTTTAGAATGGATAACTGAAAAGATTGATGGAATAACCAATTTTGGTGGTGATCTTATTGATGGCGCTAAAGATACAGCTAATAGCTTTTGGGATACTGCTACTGGGTTCTTTTCTGGTGATGAAGATGAAAGTTCTAATTTAAATATAGAAGGCGGTAGAACGAACAATCCTAATTTAGACGCCAAAGTTGAAAAGGTGAGAAGAAGAGCTGAACAATCAAGGGAACGTTATTATGGTGATGGAAATGTAGTTAATGAGAGAGTAACTAATTCTATTGAGAAAAAGAATAAAGAATTGACTAATAATAACAATACAAGCTCAGGTGGTAATGCTGTTATTGCTCCATCTTCTAATCAAACGAATATCAATAACAATAAGTTTGAAGGGTCTAAAGTTTCGGAAAACCAAGACCCTACGCATAGAAGATTTAATCAACTAAACGGTTTATATAATTTCAGTTATTGATTTAAATATTCAACTAACTGATTATATCCACCAATCTTAGTCATGAAACCGTCCCCTTCATTGGAAACAATTTGTGGGACGGTTCTTACTTCTTCACCTAAAATACCAAACAATTGCTCTTTAGTTAAGTCTACACCGACTTCTTTGTATTTAAACTCAATACCTTTTTCTTGGCATAAATTTTTTGCTTTGACGCAAAAAGGGCATTTATTTTTACCATAAATTGTAATCATTGAAAAAACTCCTGTTCAAAACCATATTCTAACATAGCATATGAATCAACAATATCTGAAATAGGATTAGCATCAATTTTACAATCAATGACTTCTGATAAATCTAACCCTGTTTTCTGTTTGAAAGACTCATACATTAATTCTTTACCTGCGTTTCCTTTACCGGAAAACGCTTTTTTAACTGTCATTGGTGAAGGGGTAATAAAACCAATTCCTGCTTTCCACATTTTGTATTTCAATATTCCAGTGTTCTCAGCAATATTGAAAACTTTACCCTTTGCACCCATAGCATATCCCTCGATACAAACTTTTTGAACTTTGTATCGTTTCAAAATAGCCATAGCCCACTCTGAAACATTGTCAAAGCGCTCCAATTCACTTGAGTAAGGGATAGTGACTAAACCATAAATATCATGCTTAAATTTCCGTTGGTGCTTTTTAACACCTGAATAAAAGAAAGAATGACATTTACTAAAATCATCAGACGGTCCCACTGTTATAGCAGGACAACTCATAGAATAATCTATTCCAGCAAAATTCATGATAAATTACTCGTCGTCGCTAGAATAGATACTGTCTGATAAATCTTGGCTTGTACCGCAATTAGGACAAAAATTTACCATTGTTTCTTCGCGAGTAACTAAGATAATACTTTCGCTACAATTATCACAATCAATTTCAGTTTTAACCATAAAACGCACCTTATTATTATTGAAACTCTACGTTTATATAGGTGTTAAATTATTATTCCAAATAAGAACTCACCAATTTAACGGCATTCTGGAATATAGAATCCTTTATTCTTTGTTTTTAAGATTTTGCATAATATTTCCCATTTCTAATTAAATAAATTGCTCTTTTACCGTTGGGGTATGTCACGATATGGCCATGATCCCACGTCGTCCCACCTTTCGCATAAGTGAATTCACTGAGTTTACCGCTTACTCCAGCATAATATACTCCTTCATCAATGCAAGGTGAATGACTATGACCTACATTATATCTAATCCCTCTTTTCTTAAATGCGCTAACTGACCCACGTCCACCATTATTACCTAAATGACCATGACAACCTGATTCTATTGAACCACATATTTTAAATGATTCATCTTCCCTCAGAAATATAGTGTAATCACTTCCCTCTCCTATACCATGGTACTTGTTCATAGCATATTCAAAGATAGAAAAATCATCATCACCTGATTCTAATGCTTTATAGGTCGCTAATTGTAATTCAAGAAAAGGAATAGAATTTGCTGGATCTGATTTATAATCAGATTCTTTTAACCAACGTTGTAACGCTAAATCATGATTTGATTCTACGATAACCGTGATAGTAGAATCACGCTTCATCATTTCTAAGGTATCAGCTACTTGTTTTATATCATCAAGAACACTTTCTTTACCTTCAATATAGCGTTTAAACCTAAAATAAGGGTCTTTTATGTTATGATGGTTTCTGCTAGTAAAATCAAGAACATCGTTAACAAATTGGTAAGTCGGGTTCAATCTATTTAATAAACTATCAGGATGGTTACCGAATGATACCTTATAAACTTCCTCATCTGCCTTTTCGGAGTGTAAATCCCCCCACTGTATAGCTTCTGCTGATTGACCAGGAAAAACGCCCTCAGGAGTGTACAGGACGTCTAAATCGTAAAATTCGCCCGTACCTGAATCAGCAACTAATTGTCTAGGGAACCAATCACCTTCTTCATCTACTTCAATTAATAAAGCAGCAAAGGTATGGTGCAACGCACCTTTTTGACCAGCTTTCTTTTGAATATAATTTTTCTTCGTTATTGAACCAGTAGAAAACAAATACCTCGGGTCTTCCATTTTATGTCTTGCTAGTGGCTTCATACCAACTTTAACGTGAGGAAATATACCGCTGATACCTTTCGTATATCCTTCCATACCGCTAAATGGATTAACAGCCGTAGGTGAAATATTTAATTCACCGTTCCACATTAAGTCCTTTGTTAACATTTTAGGTTCATCAACAATATATTCTTTGATCATTGGGTCAAAAAATAAATTATCCCCTTTCTCAAGGTTTTGATTAGTTTCCCTGTTTTTATATTTTTCTGATAGTTGGTTGTTATGTGCACGATATTCAGCAATATTGTATGAGAACGTTCCAACTAAAATTTGAGCCCCCATATATTCAGCGGCATTTTCAAGGGATTTTAAAAATTTGGGGTGAACATAGGTATTATTTTGTGCAGAAGTTAATATAAATCGGTTTCCTGGAAGTTTTTCTATTTTTGCGTGATGATCTTTATAATTACCAGAAGCTATGGGTTTATTATCATTCCTTTCCCACCATTCTTTATGAGTCAATTTACGCAAAAATCTAGAAACAGTAGATTTATTGATTCCAACTAATTCAGAAATTTTGTTCATTGAAATTCCTTCATTATCAAGTCGAAGGATTTCTAATTTTACGTTGTCATCCATTTTAAAATTCTTAGACATATTGTACAACCTTTGTTATGGTAACGCTGACTATTTATTATACTCTTCTCCAATTAGTCAACTCTATTCTAGCTTTTAGACCTTTGAACGTTCTTTCTTTAATTATTTTCATTAGGTCTTTTTGTGGTGTACCATTTTTAATCATGTCATTAATATCTTCTTTTCCGTTTGGGCTGTTTGGCCAAACAACTAACTGATTGCCTTTTTCAATACAATCTTCCATTAGTTCAACAATTTCTTTATTTCTTGGTTGATTGTCAAAAATATAAACGTCAGCAGGAACTTTGGTTAATGAGGAATCACAAGAAGCTAGACAATTATCAACAAAAAGGCTATCTAGAGGTCCTTCTACACAGTAAACTGTTTTATTTCTTTTTACGTTCTCCAACCCGTATATTTTTTCTAATTCTGGATCAGTTTTGATTGTGATGTATTTCAGTGAAGATTTTGGATCAAGAGAACGTCCTTGCATCATAGTCACATTTAAATCTTTATTAAAAAACGGTATGACTATGCGAGGTTCATTGGGGAAACGTTCAGATAATTCTTTATATGATACAACCTCAGATAACTTCTTAAAGTCTTGAGCATAAAATAATCTACCGTATTCTTTTTTAGAAAAACCTCTTTTAACAAGATATTGAACTGCTTCATGACTTTCAGGTAATTCAGAAATAGGTTCCATTAACCCTATCAACTTAGATAAACATACGGGTTCATAATTTTCTTCTTCAATCTGATATTGTTCTTCATCTTCCCGTTTAAAATTGTTTGAAGAATTATTATTGGGTTCATAACGTTTAAAGTGTTTAAACATTTGTTCTTTTTTATATTCATCAAACAAGTCAGGGACCTGTTCTTGCATGAACGTCCAAAAAGAACCACTTGCGTCACAGTTTTTACAATCAAAATTTAATGATTGTTTTTTGGTATAGAAATAGAAACGTTTTTTGCGCTTATCTTTTTTTGAATCACCGCAATAAGGGCATCTGGCTTGGAACGCATTACCGCCTGCTTTCTTAAACCCTTCTAAGCGATGTCCTATTCTATGGAGCCATTGATTATCAATAAAAAAATCAGGTTTAAACATAATTTTTAGATACCAGATTTAGCTAAATATAAATGAATTCTCTCATTATAAAACTCATAATAAGAAAAATAAAATAATGCAAATTTCAACGATACTTACAATACTGTCAATTCTAGTGTCAGTAATGATTGCTTTGGTTGGTATTCCAATGTGGTTCTTGAAGAATCAGTCCAAAAAAATGGAACTTGTTGCCAAAGACTTTAAAGAATCTTCAGGGTCAATAGTTTCTGAAATGAATAAGTCTTTAGATAGAAACCGTCTTGAGCAAAAAGAAGAACTGGATAAACTCCAACTTCGATTTGACTCAAGGTTCGATGATTTCAGTAAAAGACTTGAAACTTCTAGTTCAGAACTTAAAGATTTATTATATAGAGAAACAGCAACTCTTAAAATAAAAGACCAAGAACAAGATGACAAGATTTCCAACATTGGAGAAAAAGTCACTAAAGTTAATGAAGATCTTTTAAATTTCAAGTTGCTTGTTTCTGAGCAATACCAAAAATCAGATTAATTTTAAATCACTAGAATATAATTTACTAGGGGTTGTTTCTTTTAAAGATTCAACCTCTTTTTCTATTTGAACCATTTCTTTTTGCAGTTCATCAACTTTTTCTAACGTTAGTGAGGAAATGCGCATATTCATAAACCGTTCAAAATTTTCATCAGAACAACTTTGAATCTTTTTGCGAATTTCAGTTCTTTCCATTTTTCCTGGATTATTAAGCATATTCCATTTGAAAATAAAGTCTTTCTTTTGATTTAAAAAATCAGATTGTTCTTCCAGTAGTTCAATTTGTTTAATTCGACGTTCTTCAACCTTGGATAATTTGAATTGTAAAAATTCCCGTAGAGCTTCTTCAACGTTTTCATATTTCGTTAACTCTCCTGTACTGCTCCACATTGTCACATTTTCGGTAACGCGGGTAGTTAGCTTGAAAAGGTTTAAAAGTTGCTTAGTTGTCTTTTTAGCAACGTCCCTAGGCATTTTTACAATAATTTCAAACCCTTCCTCAGAAGAATTATTATCAAAGTCCCGAATTTTGTTTTCTTCTAGAAGTTTTACAAGGTTTGCTTTAACCTTATCAATACCCATATTCGGTGGAACTTCGGTAATCTTAACAGTAGAAGTATTAATCTTTTCAATAACACCTTCTAATATAAAACTGTTTTCATCAACTTTAATGACGCTACCTTTCCATCCTTCATAATAAGGCATTAAAAGTTTTTTTAGTGATTTTGGTTCAGAACCCTTAGCCCAATTTGAAAGTATTCTTTTAATTGATTCCGGGTTTCTTGGTAGTATTTTACAAGAATGTCCTGTTCCAATACCATTTGAACCATTAACTATCCATAATGGAATAACTGGGTAAAAAACCTTCGGTTCTACTTTATCACCGTCTTCAGTTTTATGTTCAAGTACGATATCATCTTCTTTACGAATGTACTTTCTAAGGTTTTCAGACACTTTCGTAAAAATATAACGATGAGAAGATGATTCGTTTGTTAGTATAGAACCAAATTGGCCAATCGGTTCTAATAAATTAACGTTATTTGACCCAGGATAGTTTTGTGCCAAACCGACTAACGTATTACCCATGGAATTTTCACCATGATTGTAGTGCGTGTTTAGTGCAACTTCACCAGCAGCTTGAGCAATTTTAACTTCTTTTAACGGGCGACTCATCATACCATAAATCGCCTTTCTTTGTGAATCCTTAAACCCATCAATTAGTGATGGGATAGAACGAACATTATCTAAATTTGAAAATTCTTTAAATTCGGTATCAAAAAAATCAGCTATTTTCACTTTTTCAATCCTTTAGTATTGAGTACCAAGCAACCAATCTTTACGTGCATTTGATTTAGATTTATCAAACGCTAAGTCAACTGATTTGAAATCATCTTCAGAATCATAGGTTAGTTGTTCATGGTAATTTTCATCATTTAAAAATTTCTTAAATGCCTTTGTAGTCCAAGAACCAAGTCCTTTGTAATACTTATAAGAATGATTTGGGTTTTTAGAAGCCCATTTTTGAAATTCTTCACGACTAAAGAATTCATATTCTTTTTTATTCTTAGTCGCTACAATCAACGGAGTTCTTAAACGGTACACCATTCCTTCTTTCAATAGGTTTGGCCAAAATTGTTGAAACATATTAACGATAAGACCACAAATATGCGAACCATCAGGGTCAAAATCCGCTGCAATTATAACCTTACCAAACCTCATTTGACTAGGGTCAGCTTCATGACCTAATTTTAGACCTAAGATTGACATAATGTTCGCAAATTCTTCATTCGATGTTAATCGCTTGAGTTTAATATCACGAACATTTAGCGGTTTTCCTTTTAATGGGTACACACCAATTGTTTTTGGTTCACGGGCTGATAATAACGTTTTTGCCGCTGAATCACCCTCAGCTAATAACAGGGAGCATTCTTCACGCTTTTTGCCCGTAGCATCGTCAAACTTAACAATCTTTTTAAGATGGTTTTTCTTTTGCGCTTGCTTATTCACTTTACGCATTTCAGCCAATTCTTTTTGGCGTTGTTGCGCTTCAGCCCAATCAAGAACCTTTTGTACAACCTCTGAGCGAGTTAATGCCCTAATGAATTTATCACTAACCTCAAAAGAAGTACCAAAGTCTTTAACATCAGATGACATATTTTCTTTGGTTTGGGAAGTAAATGTAGGTGCATTAATTCGACAATTAATGAATACAAACAGGTGTTGTTTAATATTTGAAGGTTTTACGTCAACTTTATGTTTCTTTTTAATGTATTCACGTAGTTTGTTTGTTATTTGGTTTACGATATAATCAACATGTGTTCCACCATTATAGGTATCAACACCATTAACAAAGGAAATTTGTTTAAATTCATCTTCCGAAGGACAAACCACAATTTCCCAATCTTTATTTTTATCAGAAACAAGTTCGTCAGAAAATAATCGAGCGTATGATTCAAATGAAGCTATACGGATAGGAATTTTATTTAACGTCACCTGAATTAATGGATTACAACCAGCAACATCATAAACCCGTTTTTGAATACGCTGAACTGTATCAGTGTCTAATTCGCATCCTAAGCGTTCGTAATCTGGAGTAAAGGTAATCGTAGTACCTTTGGAATTAGATTGCACAATTTTCGGTTCAGAGCGTTCTGAGAGGTTATTTTTGAAGGTTTGGGTAAACCGCTTCTTACCGTCAGAAGTTGTTACGGTAAATTCCTTTGAAAAGATTGATGTTAGCTTTGAACCCAGACCATTTAATCCAGCGGTGGTTCTTTCTTCATCACCAAAATTTGAACCAGTACGCATTTCACCGAAAATCATTTCCGGTATCCATTGTTTATATTCTGGATGTTTTTGAACAGGTATTCCACCGTTATCCGAAATTGATATTTCACCACCCATTTGGTTAATAGTAACATCAATTTTTGAAACTGATCCTGAACGAATGTGTTCATCAACGCTGTTACTGATAATCTCATCAAACATCTTTAATAATGCTGGAGAAAATGACAATTTGTGTTCGGTCATTCTACCTTTTTTACCAGGAACAAATACGTTTTGTTCCTGAATAGCAGTAGACCCTAGATACATACCAGAACGTTGGAGTACATGTTCTAATGAAGATAATTTTTTGTACTTAGAAAGGTTTTCACTCATTCTTTTTATCCATGATTTATTTTATAGAAATGAAGTAACCATGATATCGAACCGATTTTCTAATTCTTCTTGAATATTATCAAAACTGACGCTTTCTAATACAACATCATCGTTTACAATAATTTCACAGTCCGTATCATCAACAGAATTGTATTTAACCTTAATAAAATCTTCTTTTAAAGTAAAGCCAACCCAACCTTCAAATTTATTATGTTTGAAGTTATCACAGTCAGAACGCCTCAGTGAACCAAAGTCAAATAAATCCCATAGATCCCAAACTCTTTTCGTTAATTCAGTATAATTAGGAACACTCATTTTCATTATCCAATTGCATAACAGGAACGTTAGTTTTTACGAATTTTTCCCAACAAACAGGACAAACGGGTGCGCCTTCAATAATTGGTACTGATGCAACTCCACCGTTATCTGCCCATTTTGTAGTAGTTCCACAATCTGGGCATTTATATTGTCGGGGTATCATATAAACCATAATTATTTTCCTTTAGATTGTTTGTCTCCGAGTGAGCCTGCCACTTCATCTAGTTGCCAGATACTATCAATAGAATCAACGTTAATAAAAACGGCTTTAATCGCAGTATCATATTTGGTTTTCTTAGGGGCATCAGTAATTTCCCATTCAATGGATTTATCACCTTCATAACTACCCTTAAAATGTAACTTGTAAAACCAAGCCACCATAGAAACACCGTTCTTATAATTGATTTGAACAAGATACTTGTTGTAATCATCTTTATTCATAATATCCCTCTTTTAAATGTATTTTACAATAACAAGCTCAAGGCAAGAATCAAAATAAAACCCGTATTCTCCCCATTCCCAACCTTGAGGGTCTAGTTCCATAAAATCGCATTTACGGCAACGTCCTGGGTTACAAGGATTTTCGTCACTACAACTCGTTCGTGAATGGTTCATAACTTCTAAAAACTTTTCACGATTTTCCATTACAAACTTAGCAAAACCAACCCTTTGAATTTTCTCTTTTTCTCGTTTAGACTTTAACCTAGCATCATATTCATTTTTGGCTTGATTCAATACATTGTTTAATTCTTCATCAGATAAACCAGAATAATCCATAATAAATCCTATTCTTCATAGATAAAAGTAAATCCGTTTTTACAAACAGCTTCTTGATTCCAGTCAAATTCTTTCGGTTCGGAACCAACTTGTTCACAAGTTTTTTCAATTTTAGTTAAGGTTTTCTTTGTTTCATAGTAATCATTATTTAAACACATAAAGAGGGATAAGACGACTAGAGCGCCTAAAGAAAACCAAATAATGCAATCAGCAATTTTATCTAAGGTTTCTAAGGTTTCTAAAGGTTTCATTTTAATTTCCTTTTTGAAGTGGAGTTGGGGTCGCGAACGACCCCAATATAAGTTATTCAGAAACTACGGTAATTGGTTCAGCGTCAAGATTTAACGGTTGATCAGCTGTAAATAAATTCAATCCTGAGATTTCAACTAATGCATCAGTTTCTGCGTCAAAGAAATACGTGCTATTACAAGCGCCACCGCCAGCATTATAAAGACCGTTTAAACTAGGGGCGACTCGATTAATAACACCGCCATTCCGGTAATAATCACCACGGTCGGGTGGCGTCATATTTAAACAAGAACTAACAGGCTTGCCTCGACTTACATAATAACCAATAATATTACCTGTATCAGCCACAATATAGATATAAAACAATTTGTTCGGTTGATCCATACGACGCATATATTCTGCGACTGTTTTACGGGCGATAAAGTTACTGATCACTGGTGTAGGAACAGCGGCATCAGCTCGATTCAAAACTTCAGTACGGGTTTGTTCTTGTTTTTGGCTAGTTGATTGACCACCTTTACAAGCTGTGACCGCGAATAATGATAAAATAATAATTAGTACGAAACGCATGTTGTTTTTCCTTCAATAGTTAAACGATAAGGCAAGTTAGAATCTTTAAATCTTGCTGCTGTATACGATTTGGTAGAATCAGCATTATACTGAGCCACGCTTCCAGCGATTTGTGATTGAATACCTGCAATATTTGCACGAACCCTTGATTTAAATTTTCCTTCGGGTTCGGATTGTAACCGTTCCTTTTGAGCGACAAGTTGAGCCTTTTGTCTTTGCACACTTGCACATAAATCAAAGAAGTGATTATACCGCTGGATTCTATTAGAAGCGGACTCAAGTTGTTCTTCAGCAGCAACTTTACCTTTGATTGGTGCCATAAAGTATCGGTAACCATACCCAAAAGCAGTTAAGGCGATTAAACCTATTACAATATAAAAATAATAACGTTTTTTCATTTACGAACGACTCCTTTTTCCAGTTAATATCCAACCTACGTCTAAGTTGGGGTAGTGCAACATTCTTGAACCTAAACCATAGGCACACACAACAGCATAGTGTACAAGAACATAAAATATAATTCTTTTAACCATACCCATACTCCCTTAATATTTTCTTAGTATCCCTGAGAACAATTAGGGTCTCATTAGTCCAAGTTATCCTTATATCATTTTCATCAGGTTCAAATTCCCCGAATATATCCATCACCTTTTTTAATTGTTCCAGTAACTCTATTTCTTTACAACTATGAACTTTCGGTATATCGACGGTTGATTCAATTTTGTTGGCGTATTGAATTATATCTTCGGCGTAAACCTCACCACCAGGATATTTACAAGTTTCTACGGCATGCTTAATTGAACCAGCGATTAACCCTACCAACTTATCTTTATAAGTGTTTCTTGCATTTTCTATTTCTTCAACAATATCACTCATACAATCTAACTCCATTAATATAATCAATAACCGCTAAAGGATAATTCTTTTTTACAGGTTGGGTAGGAAAGGTGCCTCTAATAACAAAAGAATCATGTTTGTACGGATTATAAGTTGCTTGAACACCTTTCTTAAAAATTCCAAGTTCATGAAGGTCTTTTTCGTTATTAACCAATATAACGCTTCTACCTTCGCGGGAAATAAAACCGAATACGTCAACGATTTGACCTTCAACGAAAGCGTGAACATATTTCTTTTTCTCGCGTAGAATTTGTTCTCTTACTTTTTGATTTACGGTTGTTGTTACGTTGGTCATCATAACCGATACAGCATAACCAACAACCAAACCTGAATTCTTTTCACGAATAGACAAAGAACCTGTGGTCAGGTTCTTGTATATTTGATAGGTAAGATTACTCACTTTCGCGATCACCGATTTGAAAAAGGATATCATCTGATTCTGAATCACGAACGCGGTATTTACGGAATGAGAAGCTATCCGCTTCACCTTTAGCGCATTCTTCGGCATCAATAGGGTTAGTGAAAGAGAAAATTAAACGCCAATCTTCATCAGGATTAATACCGTGTTTAACTTTTTCAGTATAGTGGGGAGCGTCTTTTGGGAAAAGATCAACGGCTTCGACAAGATAACGATAGTGTTTCATAAAAATACCTCACTGGATTCATAATAAAAGGGAGTTAACCAACTCAACAACCCTTATTATACTGTTTTTTACGAAAAAGTAAAGTCCCTCTATCTAAAATACTTATTGCTTGTTCAATTCCTTTTGTTTTAATAGAGGGTTTACCAACTTCTTTATCAACAAAGACCGTTCCCGTCGTTGGATAATAATTAACTCTTCGAACTCCACCTAAAACAAGAATATGTCCATTATCGCAATTTCTTTCTACTACAATATATCCATGAGAAGTGAATGTTTCAATAGCTTCCGCTTTTAAGTAATTGACTTCGGGATTTTTGCTTTTGAATTGAACGACTCGACTAATCATTTCCATTGATTTCTTCTCCATTTTCATCAACGTGGACGGTTTCGATCTCTTCCCAATCCCAACTTACATCAAAACCTTTGCGAATTGCTTTACCTGCCTGCAATACTTTTTCGCCTGAAGGATATACAGCTACTCTATAACGAGAAGGAACTGAATCCTTAACTTCTATTGGGGAAATAGTGAATCCTTGTAGATGTTCACCTGTAACAGAATAATCACAAGCGGTTGTTGAGACCATACGATCAGTTTCTTTTTCTATTTTAAGTAGATCCCCAGTAATGCAATCATGTTCTATTTGAACGTTTTCAAGGTAAACGCCATAACTTTCTAGAACGTCTTTAACTTCTATATAATTAGCAAATTGGTCTGTAGTGGTTCCTTCTGGAATTACGTCGTAGCGAAACCAATATCCATCAAAACTTTCTTGAAGTTCATACGGTGTTTCTACATTTATTTTTTTAGCAATTTCACTCAGATTCATTAATTTTCTCCAGTTTGAATTGACGAACAACTTTTGCAATATTAGTGAACTTGACTTTACCTTCATCATCAAATTCCCAAGAGTCACTACTTAATATGAATTGTTCTAGTTGATTAAGTAAGTTAATCGACAACAAAGACTTACATTTTGGGTCACTGATTTCAAGAACCTCTGAATAAATGTTATCACGCAATTCATCAATATCAGAATACATGAGGATTTCATTTATTTTGCGCATTTTGGCTCGGAGTAATTCGTTTTCTTTTCTTAGATTTTCTAGTTCATCTCTAATCATAATAATTTCTCCTTTAATCATCTAAAGAATAAAATCGTAGAGGAAATTCCTCGCCCGCCATCATTTCAGCAATAGCCAGTTTTCTTTCTATTCCCTCTAGATACCGACAAGCCTTGGCTGAATAGTATTGCTTAAATTCAGAATTTACTTTTACTGAATTCAACCTAGATTTAGAAGCAATAAATGTTCGAGTTTCATCAAGCGGTAATACTCTATTAAATTCTAAACCGTCAAAAAAGTTAATACCAAAATCAAGGGCTTCAGACTCAATTCTATTCCCATCAATGATTTGCCCTTCAAATTCCCGTATGACATTTGAATCATTTTCATCTTCAATGCAAATATCAGGGTTTCCAGATACATAGATATAACATTTCATATTCTTTACCACCTATTCAAATTCAATGGTTGGACAAATTTTCTGTTTCTTTGCTTTAACATAATCTAAGGCGATATTTTGTTTTTGGTGGTTAGCGCCTTCACCCCAACCATATTTCTCTTTATATTGGCTGTATTGCATCTTAATAAGTTCATAACAAATCATCCCAAAAACAAAGTAATTAAATACCAACCCTATTAACGGAATTGGTAAATTTGTTTCAAAAGAATCAATAAAAAGTGCAAAATAAGGGGAAGCCAACATTATAATACTAGTAAAAACCAAAAGAATTATTAAAGCAACTTTCATACAACTCAAAACTGTAAACCAAAAGTAAGTACAAAGGCTTCTTTTATTCATAGTTTCGTTATGGCTTGACATTGAAGCGTTCAGTTTGTAGTGCCAAGTTTCTTTAGATATTTTCATAACAATTCCTTTAACTAAAAGCATTTTCCCATTCTTCTGGAGTTACGCCAGTAAGAATGAATTCACGGTCATCCGGACTAAGGTTCTTAAAGACTTCTTGAACGTGATAGTTACCAGATTCCCATTGCTTAATTTGTTTTTCGGATACAGGCAAGTCCTTTGTTCGGACTTTACCTGTAAACATTGATTTGCGAGTGATTTTCATATTAAGCTACCTCTAACAACTGATAAGGTTTATTGTATGAACCCACTTCAATTTCAATATACCAACCGACATCGTGATAGTCAGTCATAATATCTGAATTGTCATGATTACCTTTCATCATAGCGGATTTAAGCTCTTTAAGAAATCCCGCAACTTCCCCTGAGTAGTGGGTATCAATATGAAAATAATTTACTCCGATAAAACCTTCTTTACGTTTACGTTCAACGATTTGTTGCATGTCTTCCGGTGAGTAGAACGGGTTATTATCAACATCAGTATTTTCAATTGAATTTTCGATAATATCCAATTTACCTGATTTGATTTTAACAATAAGAGTAGAATGGTGGCGAACTGAAATTGAACCTTTCATACCATACTTTTTAAGAACAGCTTTGATTCCTGGTGCAAGTTCTTTTTTCTTTTCTTGATTCATAAATGCCATAATATAGATTCCTCTCAAAAGTGATTTCGTTTAACTCAACAACACCTATTGTACCGGAATAAAGAAAAAAGTATAATAACGATTAGTTATAAGCATATAACCGAAACGTTCATTTATCACTCACCATCCTTACCGTTGCGGATTTGTTGGGCGTGTTTTTCTGCGAATGCAAAAACTAATTGATAGGCTACGTAATAACCGTATTCATGTCCGTCCGCATAAGAATGATGCCGCTCTGGCTTTACTGCATTCAGCGATAATGCGGCTGCGATAATACCTTCTTTTGCTGCCTTCGCCTTCACTTCGGCTAGGCTGGCTTGGGGTGGCTTTA